ACGGCAAAAATAATCATTCAGATTGTATTAGTAATAATCGCAGGAGGTGCGGTTGCTGGACTAATAAAGTTACCGAGAGGTCCACAAGGATTTCAAGGACCACAAGGTATCCAAGGATCACAAGGGTTTCAAGGAAGACAAGGACCGACAGGACCACAAGGATTCCAAGGAAATCAAGGATTCCAAGGTCCAACAGGTCCTCAAGGATTCCAAGGAAATCAAGGATTCCAAGGACCGACAGGACCTCAAGGATTTCAGGGAAATCAAGGATTTCAAGGTGATCAAGGATTCCAAGGACCGACCGGACCTCAAGGATTCCAAGGAAATCAAGGATTTCAGGGACCAACTGGATCTATATCAGCAGTTACATCATTTGCCACTGCATCGGATCCAACAACAACATCATCATTGGTTGGTGTTATGATGGGTCTTGCTAGAACAATAACTCCTATACGATCTGGTAAAATTCTAATACTCATATCTGGTGATGTTGATAATGCTACTAACTCTAGAGGATCTTTATTGCAAATAAGATATGGTACAGGGACTCCTCCTGTAAATGGATCTGCATTAACAGGGACTCCTGTTGGTGGGTTAGTTAGATTTTTCCAAAATAACGCTGCTATTATATCACCTTTTAATCTAAGTGGTATAGTTTCGGGACTTAGTCTTGATACAAGTGTTTGGGTGGATATTAGTTTAGCATCAGTTACAGGTGGTACATCAAGAGTTAGAGATATAAGTGTTTCAATTATTGAAATATAATATATAATTTATGATTAAAAATTATAAAAATTTTATAGCTGAGTCTGTTGAAATTTATGGAAAAGGAGTTTTATTGACATTTTTTAAATGTCTAACGGCTCTTGGATTCTCCAATAATGAGTCTGAAAATAAAAACACCCCATCCGAATTTTTAATAATTTTTAAAATGTCTGGAGTTGAATCTTCTAAAATTGAATCTGTTTTTAAGAGATTTAAATCTTTATCCTCAATTAAAATAGATTATACTAATCCTGAAATGGGATTATACTTTGGAATTAGAACAACTGGTGTATTTGAATATGGATATTATTATGATGAATTAATTCCAATTGGTAATTTTAAATTAAATAAATCCAATTTAAATTATATTAAATTAATCGAATCCAAATCCGCATCTGGAATTAAACGAAAATTAATTGATTTATCAGTTGAGGATATTTTATTGATGTGTAAAATAAAAACTGAAATGGATAAATTTAATCCTGGATTTTTTGATCAAAAAATGGCACCGATTGTTACTGATAAAATAATTCAATTTGGATATTTTGGACATGGTAATTGGAATCAAGGAGTTTTGGCTGATAGTGATTTGGAATCTTTTAAGAATAATTTAAAAACATTCTTGTCAAAATATAAATGGTCAGAAAAAATACAATTGAATGTAAGTCCAAATAAATTTTGGATATATGTTAATATTAAATTAAAGTGATGCGATGGATCAAAAAATATAATGAGGAAGTAAAATTTGATTATGAATGGGATCCGGAATGCGTCAGACTTCAAAATATAATTAACTCCTATAATGATCAATTATTGGATGATGAGGTTTGGAAAAATTTTTATCATCGTATTCCTTTATATTATCAGAAACAAAAGGACTCAGATTTCTTAGAGAGTATCATTGAATTTGGAAAAAAAAGACTTAAAGATATTCATATTCAAAATGAGGAAGATTTAAAATTTATAAAAGAAATTTTAAATGATTTAGAAGATCAATTTCCAGAATTTATAGAAAAAGTAGATATAGCAAAAAGAGATGGATTGTTTTTAAACATAATAGTCCATTATCATTTGAGTAAAGAACTTCTGGGAAAAAGAAAGAAAGATAAAGGATTTTATTTTGACTCATTTGAAGTCATGAATTTATGGCCTAATATTATTTCAATTGTTTCGCAGATTGAAGATTATGGATATAATGTATCAATAAATTATGCTCCTAATTTAGTTCAGATAGTTTTGATTATTAATAAATATATTGAGAAATGAAGTATTTAAAGAAATATGAAAATTTAGAATTTAACATTGATTTTGCTTTATCTAAAATTAAAGAGGAATTTAGCGAGGATAGAGTTTGTCAAATGTTAGATGAGGAGATATTAGAATGGGTGGATGATGATTGGTCTGATGATTATGAATCTGAATATGAATGGTATGTTGACCATAACAATGATGAGGCTGAAGATGTTGTCATTGGTCAAATTATCAATTGGTTTAAATCAAATAATCAACTTTCAGAAGATGATTATCTTACATTATTTGATGCAATCAAAAATGAATATACATGTTTAAATTAATGAAATATTTAAAAACATTTGAGAATATTAATACACCATCAGATATGGATGATATTAAAGATTTATTCCAGGAAGTTATTGATGAGTGGGATTTATTTGATTTATCTGGAGGTCAACAACAGGCAAATATTTATCCAGCTATTAAAAATACTAAAATAGAATATCACTTTTTTAATTATAAAGACCTATATGATACTGATATTGGATTTATTGATAGTAGATTTAGAAATTCAAAATTTGATATAAATCCGGACTATTTATTATTTCTAAATTTAGCAGGGCCTAACGATTTTTTTAGGACAAGAAGTGAATTTCTTGATGATATTAAGATATTTATGAACAGACTAAATGTTTGTGGATTTAATTGTGATTTAGTTGAACATAAAGAATACTCTTCGAGATTTCTATTGTTTATATATAAACAATAATAACATTTTAAAATAAAATATTTATGAGTGAGTTTGATAGTTTTTTACCTATTGCAAAAAGAATTTTTGCAAAAACAATATCCAATGATTTGGTATCAGTTCAACCAATGGGTTCTAACTCCGAAGAGGAATTAAATAGAATCAAAAAGGAAGTTCAGTCCGAAAATAGAGACAGAAAAATTGATTCAATTGTTGAGAATAACGATTTTGAGGAAATGAAAATCTCAGATCATCCTGATTATAAAAAACTTCCTGAGGGTAAATTATTTTACCTAGATTTTAAATATAATAATGAAGATGATGATTCTTTTTCTGAATAAGGTATTTTGGTGCATCTTTTTGATGTTTATATGGTTTCAGACAGAGGCTTGTCCAAACTATATTAAAAATAAATGGTCTATACATTATTTTGAATATAAGAAAATGAATCCTGAAATATCTTTTGCCAATTTTTTAGTATTAAAATATCCAAATTTTTTTACTAAATTATTGAGTTGTCAGCCAAATATCTTTTTAAGTGATTTAAAGTGGTTGTCTTGCTCAAATCCTGTTAAATAAAGAGTTGATGAGTCTAATTCCTGAGCTAAAGCCACATCCTGGTAAAAATAGGACGTTGAATCATTACTTTTTATTCCAACAATCTTCTCGTCACCTAAATCAAATATTTTTGATCCAGTATAGTCTCCCTCTCCATTCTTTAAAATTGACTCATCTTTCATTTTCATTTTCGAAGCATAAAAAATATCATCAACTTTATAATCAAATTTTTCACAATATTCTTTAAATTTTGATAATGCATTTTCTTTTTCAACATTTCCATCTAATGTGTCACCTAATATTGCTATAAATTTCTTACCAATTTCTAATTTTTGAAATGCATTTGCCAAAACAAGATTCGATAAATGTCCAACATGTAAATGTTTATTCAAATTAGGACTAAACCCATCGACATAATCATATTGTTTAGAATTTTCAAAGATTGAATTTAAATCAGTATTATCGTTAATTAGAATATTAGTAAATTTTTCTGATTTTTCTATTTTAAAATTCCAAAATTTACACCATTCTTTTACTTCATCAGTTAATTCCCCAAATTGACAAAAGTTAAATCCAAATTGTTCCGGGGTTAGTTTTATTTTATTTATATTAAGTTTCATTTTTATTTTATTTAATTTTTTTAGCAACAAAAAAGCCTGTCGTCTGACAGGCTTATTTTATCGTGCAAATAATATCCAATCAGACTAAATCTGTTCAGTATTATTTCTATTTCTAACTTGTATCATATTACAAATATACGATTTTTTTCTTAAAAATTGGAATAAATTAAGAATTATTTTCTTTATATATTACTTCTATAAGTTGCTCTATTGAGTACTCATATTTCTCACCATTTCTTCCGCGTATTGATAAAATATTTGATTTCATTTCTTTTTCACCTATTATAATACAATACGGAATCCAATTTAATTGATAGTCTTTTATTTTTTTGTTTAAGCTTTCGTTCCTATTATCAACAGATGAACGAATATCTTTATCAATTAGAACTTTATTTATTTGTTCGGCAAAATCTTTAAATTTATCTGAAATAGGCAATATTCTAATTTGTTCAGGAGATATCCAAAACGGTAGTCTTCCTTGATATTGTTCTAATATTATACCAATAAATCTTTCCAAAGATCCAAATGGCGCCCTATGAATCATAACTGGTCTTTCCATTTGTCCACTTGAATTAACATATTCCAATTCAAATTTTTCTGGAAGATTATAATCCAATTGAATAGATCCTAATTGCCATTCCCTATCTAAAGAATCTTTGACCATAAAATCAATTTTTGGACCATAAAATGCTGCTTCTCCGTGCTCAATTTCAAAATTGAGATTATTTTTTTTAGCTATTTCAATTAGTGATGATTCGGCTAAATTCCAAATTTCATCAGATCCAATATATCTATCTGAATTGTCTCTTAGTGATATTTGAGCTTTGAATTCTTTAAAATCAAATTTATTAAAAACAAGCAATACTAATTTTATAATATTATCTATTTCATCTTTAACTTGATCTGATCGACAAAACAAATGAGCATCATCTTGGCAAAAAGATCTAGCCCTTAATAAACCATTAATAGCACCACTATCTTCATATCGATAAACTTGTCCAAATTCTGCGAATCTTAAAGGTAAATCTCGGTATGATCTTGGTTCACTTTTAAATATCTCACAGTGATGTGGACAGTTCATTGGTTTTAGAATGTAACTCTCATCATCACAAGAAATCTCTCCAAAGGAATGTTCTTTGTATTTATAGTAGTGTCCAGATATTTGATATAGTTTTTTGTTTGCAATATGTGGACTAATTACACCTTTATATCCCATTTTTAGTTGCTCTTTCTTTAGAAAGGCAATTAGCTCATCCCGAATGATTACTCCATTGGGTAGCCATAGTGGTAGACCCTTACCCACCGCTTCGGAAAAAGCAAATAGTTTTAGTTTTTTTCCGATTTCTTTATGGTCTAATTTTTTGTCTCCAATTCCATGATATTTAATTTGATATTTTTATAAATTCTTCTTTTTTAATTGCTTTATCTATCCATCTGTTTAAATAGGATCCTTTAATTTCAGCATCAAAAGCTGTTGTTCCCAAATCAGATGATAGAGAAATAACTTCCTCATCTTTTTCAATTGTTGAGATTGGAAATTGATATAATCCATTTTCTAATTTAATTGTGTAATAAAGATTACCGGCGGCATAATATTTAAAATTCGCCATTGCTCTACTTTTAATTACTTCTTTTTTTACTGCTTCTGCATTCATTTTTAATAATTTTATTATTATAGCAGTTCCAACGGGATTTGAACCCATACGATTCGTTTAGGAAACGAATATTCTTTCCAGTTAAATTATGGAACTTCTTGTACCGTATGTGAGGGTCGAACTCACTTGATCTGCCTTATGAGAGCTGATTCTTTTCCTCTAAGATACGGTGTATTTTTTTAAATTTTAAAAATTCGGATTCAACAAATATTTTACTCTCTCTTCCCATGTCTTTTATAATATATGGTTTGTATCCATATTTTTTTATCTCTTTAATTTTTATTTTATCTCTATTCTCAACTTGATTAATTGAATGTTGTTTGGTTATTTTCTCATAATGCCATTTTCCATTCCATAAAACAGCAACTTTAATATCGTGAATAATAATATCAGCATCCCATCCATTAAAAATATTTTCATTACAAGAAATATATTTAAAATGATTTTTACACAATTCATAAAAATAGATTTCATTTTTACTTCTTCTACTTTGTGAAATTGAGCTTTTAAGTCCTCCTATTTGTCCATTTTTCCTATTTCGATTAATTCTACATTCTTTTGAACAACATTTTTCTTTATTTCTATTTTTAGGTATAAACTCTATTTCACATTCTATGCATTTTTCAATATTTCTTTTCCTAATTTTTTTATACTTTATTAAACAATTATTAGAGCAAAATTTTCTATATCCTATAAATAAATTACCACACTTACAATATTTATTTTTTCTTAATTTTTTTGATACTAATTCATTAATATTTTTCCTTTTTTCTGATGTGCTAAATCCTCTAGAACATTCTATTGAGCAAAATTCACCATTAGAATATTTACTATATTTAATAGCATTTTTTTCTTTACAATATTTACATATAGAATCCATTTGAACTATCTATATATAAATATTACTCGCTTACCTTACTCTTTTACTTCTCCATTCAATGAATCTATTCACCTCTGGATGTTCTAAAAGTAATTCTAATGTATTATATTTTAAACCCATATCTTTTTCAGATATAAATCTATGAATTTGTTTATGACAATAAAATTCACATATCCAAATTCCGTGAGTTTGCATATATTTTTTATCATACTTTCTCTCAAAGAAGTTTTTTGAGTGAAGTGTTCTCGGTATTAAATGATGAAAATTTAATACATCTTTTTCGGAACCACAAAGTTGACATTTATCAAACTCCATATAACACAATTTGTACCGGAAGTGGGATTCGAACCCACACGCCTCAAAGGACACTAGTTTTTGAAACTAGCGCGTCTCACCGTTCCGCCATTCCGGCTTTTTCATAATTTTTTAGATAGTTTATTTTTTATAATACTTAATTGTATAATATAAAAAATAAGTCTACCCTTTTTGTACCTTAGGTCGGATTCGAACCGACAACGTTTTCCACTCGGGTACTAGTTTCTAAAACTAGCGTGTCTCACCATTTCACCACCAAGGCATTTTAAGATCCACAGAGCAGAATTGAACTGCTGTCTCACCGATACCAACGGTGTGTAATCGCCTCTATACGACTATGGAATTTGTCGGCGTGGATAGAATCGAACTACCAATCTTCCCCCATCTGCTGGGGATGCTCTACCATTAAGCCACACGCCAAAATTTTTGTAATCTTGATAGGATTTGAACCTACGACCGACCAAGCGCTCTTACCGGACTGAGATACAAGACTATTTTTGAGCCTGAGGTGAGATTCGAACTCACGATTAGATTTCTCTTCTGGGTTACAAATCCAGTGTAATAGACCGCTATACGACCCAGGCAATTTTGAAACACTGGTGGGACTTGAACCCACGATGATCTTTCGATTACGGTTTTGCAGACCGTTGCTTTCGCCACTCAGCCACAGTGTCATTTAGTTGAACTGGTGGGTAACGATCCCACTACCTCTACATTATCAGTGTAGCGCTCTGACCATTTGAGCTACAGTTCAATATTTGTACCCTGAGGTGGAATTGAACCACCGCCTTCTGCATGTAAAACAGATACGCTACCATTACGCCATCAGGGCTCTTTCTAAAAAATGTATAGTTCTATGACAATTTGAACATACTAATATACATTTATTTAATTCTTTTTCAATTTTATCCCAATTTTGAAACTTTATTTTACTAAAATTAGGATCTTTTTCACTTGGATTAAGATGATGAAAATCAAATACAAAATAATTACATTCTTCTAATTTAAGGTGACATCTTGTACATTCACCACCTTTATAATTAATCATTTTTATTTTAATTCTTTTTAATCTTTCTGTATGATAATTATTACTACATTTCTTACAATATGAAGTTGAATTTGATTTTCTTCTTTTATAAAATTCATCTTCTGCTTTATCACATTTACAAATTAAACATTTTCTTATTCCATTTTCAATTTTTGTGTTATGTTTTTTATTTTTTGTTTTTAATTTATATTTTTTTAACCAATATCCAATTGTACTATTTCCTAATTCAAGTTCTTCAGCTATTTTTTTATAAGTATATCCTTTTTCAATTAGATTTTCTAAAGTTATTTTCTCCATGGTGTAGTTATTATTTTTATGTATATATAAATTACACCAGACCTATTTGAGCCATCGATAGGAGTTGAACCTACAACCTGCTGATTACAAATCAGCTGCTCTGCCAATTGAGCTACGAGGGCGTTTTGTTGGTAGGGTGGGATTCGAACCCACGTCACACTTTCGTGTCTAGTGTATCAGACTAGTCCCTGAAAACCGCTCGGGTACCTACCAATATTTGGACACCATTCTGGTTATTTAATATCGAGCTCGGGTAAAAACCAAATCTGATATCCTTTGCTCTCCAGGATGGGATTGAACCACCGACCCTCACCTTAACAGGGTGCCGCTCTACCGCTGAGCTACTGGAGAATTTTTGAGGACAGGGTGGGATTCGAACCCACGATGGTCTATTCGACACTGGATTAACAGTCCAGACTTTTCGGCCACTAAAGCAACCTGTCCATTTTGTAGTTCCTACGGGATTCGAACCCATATTCTCCGCTTAGAAGGCGGATGTCCTGTCCAGTTGAACGAAGGAACCTGACCTCCCCTCCCAGACCACGGTAAGATCTGGGAGGAATGAAAGAATCTATTTTTGTGACCAAGGAGAGACTCGAACTCTCACGCCTTTCGGCTCCAGCTTCTTAGACTGGTGTGGCTGCCATTACACCACTCGGCCTTTTGAGTACCCCTGGACGGATTCGAACCGACACCTGTACGAATTTTAAGTTCGTTGCCATTCTGCCAATTGGGCTACAGGGGTATATAAAACAAAAAACCCGAATTTCTTTCGATATTCGGGTTTAGTTATTTTAGCTATTTTGTTAGTTCTTAACTTTCAAATCTAAAATTAGCATAACCCGACACCATAGTTCTATTAATACATAATGTATTAATCACCACCGTGAGTGTTCTCAGATTATTCATATTTAGATTCATTTTTTCCATTGTTGTATATATTACGGGATTTAAGTCCCTTTTTATTCTTTTACAAAGATAATATGGATTTTTTATATTATCTAATTTTTTTAGAAATATTTTTTAAATTTCTTTCCAAATTTTATCATCTTTCAATTCAGCAATGCTAAATTCACCGTATAATACTCTATTTGTTGTTGTGACCATTTCGAACCAATTATCATAAATAGATTTTGCAATATCTGGATTAAAATCTTTATCGTGATTTTTTTCTGATCTACGATATTTTAATAATTCTTCAATGGCGTCATTTAAATCCCCACTGAAGTCATCAGGTAATTTAAAATTTATATTTAGTGATAACCTTTTCATTACACAACATCCACAACTTCAATATCGAAGATTAATTTCTTTCCCGCTAATGGGTGATTAGCATCTAATGTTACAGTTGATTCATTTATTTCTCGAACTGTTACATTGAATGGCTCTCCATTTTGACCAACTCCTTGAAGTTGAACTCCAACTTTAACATCTTGTGGGACTTGATTTTTTGGAACAGCCATTATTAATTCTGGACGAATGTCACCATATGCTTTATCAGGATCAATTGTGATGGTTGTTTTGTCTCCTTTATTTAATCCTAAAACTGCAGATTCAAATCCCTCAATTACTTGTTGATTTCCAACTTGAAATTCAATTGGCTGTCTTCCAGCAGAAGAATCAAATACTTTATTGTCTTCTAATTTTCCGGTATAATGAACTTTTACCGTGTTTCCTTTTTGTATCATTTTTTGATAATTATATTTTTAGTTGTATTTGATAATTGACATAAAGTTTAATATATAACACATGAGAATTTTAAAAATTTTCGAGTCATATTATGAGGATTTATCGAATATTGATGAATATATTGATGAGATATGTGATAGTTTTGATATTGTGAAGGTTTATTATAATGATATATCTCAGCAGGTAGTTGCAGCTAGATCGTCCAAGGAAGAATTAGAAAAGATATCTAAAAATAAATTCATTATTCATGAATTTGAAAATGATCGTACTGGATCTAATATAAAATATGATATATTTTTTGATCCTAAATATAATGATGATATGAAAATACATTTATATAGATTAGTTAAAAAACTAATTGATAATAGTGGATATTTAAAGCTAAATAATAATATTATCTATTTTAAAAAGGAAATTGATATTGATGAATATTTTAGTTTCTATAATGGAACACCAAAGGAAATGAGTGGTATAAAAATTGTTATTCCTTTCTATAAGAAAAATATCTATGATGATTTGATTTATTCTTATGATAAAAATAAATCTGAAATTATTGATTATGTTTCATCTATAGATCCAAATGTATTTGTTAAACATTATTTTGATGCATTTTGTCGAAGACATGGAGATTGGGATTTTGATATATTTTCAGGATATAAAAAAGAAGATAGGATATTAGATCCTATCAGTGCAGATTCTATAAGAATGCCAATGAATTTGGATAAGCAATTTATTTTTGATATAACTCCCTATTTTTTTAAAAAATTGTATAATTCGAGTAATTTAATATTTAGATTATCACATAATAAGTATGATACCACACGAATCACAAACCATAAAAGATTAGATAAAACAAGCGTTAAAGAAGAAATAAGTAATGTCTTGGAGGAACTCAATTTAAATTTTAAATGGAATGATATTTTTGTACAACAAGAGATTAAATAATCAATATATAATATAGCTGTTCAAGCCATCTTATGTCGAGTATTCTTGTGATACTTTAAGAATTTGAAAGAATTCAAAGATATAGGACAAAAAATAAAAGAATAGTATGAAAGTACAAGCGAAAAAAGGCGCTAATTTGCCAGGCGCATGGATAGTAAATCCAAAAGATAAAGGCAGAAAATCAATTAAAAGTGATAGTAACATTTATTTGGAAAACAATGAGGAGTTCCAAATAGAATTATTTAATCCACTTAAAGAATGTATATTGGCAGATATAAGACTAAATGGCCAATCAATATCAAAAACAGGACTTATTGTTAAACCAGGACAAAGATTCTACCTAGATTGTTTTGTTGATGATAAAAAGAAATTTATATTTCAGACCTATCAAGTTGAAAATAATGAAACAACACTTGAATCTATTGAAAATAATGGAGTGATGGAAGTTTTCTTTTATAAGGAACAAGCAGTATCTATTAACAATTGGCGAGATAAGTATAAAGAAGTCATTGTTAGAGAATATTATCCTGCATACCCTTGGTGGTATCCAAGAAATCCCTGGAATCCTTATAATCCTTGGTGGTATGGAACAACCGGAACTACAATATCTTACTCTTCCACAACACTTGGTGGTAATTTGACAACTTGTAATTCCACCAATTCTAATTATTCAAATTCATTTACACTTACATCTGGAACATCAGATTTAAATCTGACAAATTGCTCTTTTAATTCCAGCACTGGAGAGTTTACCACATCTGATAGTATTGAAACCGGTAGAGTGGAAAAAGGGCTTCCATCTCAACAACAATTTATGGAAGTTGATATGGATTTTGAAAAAAATTATATTCATCATATTGTATATAATTTATTACCAACATCAAGAAAACCAGTTGAGGTTGAGAAAAAATCACTTACTAGTAGCCATCAAGCAGCTGATTTATTAATTAAATTGAAAGATTTAAAAGATGGTGGCATATTGACAGATGAAGAATTTCAAATGAAAAAGAAAGAAATTCTTTCTAGAATTTAAAAAAATAATTGAACAGCTATCAAGGAGTCTTTTTAGACTCCTTTTTTAATATATAAAATATGAAATATTTGAAGAAATTTGAATCTCTTGAAGATAATAGTGAATTTAAAACTGATGACTCTTTATTAACTGGGTCATATGAGGAGGCACAAGTAACTGATCTACTTGGAAAAAGAATATATGATATAAAATACTCAGATTATGAGATGTTATTTGTTGTATCAACAGATAATGATGAGGAAAGATATGTTTTCTTCCATGATCAGGATTGTTGCGAATCTTGTTGGTTGGAAGATATTATTGGAGATTTAGATGATTTAATTGGGCCTCCAATATTAAAAGCTGAAGTAAAAACTAATTATAATGAGGGTGATAAGCCAAAAAAGGGATCTGTAGATGATAGTTTTACTTGGACATTTTATACATTTGCAACAATTAAGGGTTATGTAGATCTTCGATTCTTTGGAACAAGTAATGGGTATTATTCTGAAGAATTTAAGTTTGTTAAACTATTAGATTAGTAAAATCCCTTTCCGATCACAGAGTGTCGAACACCACCTCTTGGATTTTCAACATCGCCTTTATACCTTGGAATTAAGTGGCAGTGAAATTGCATTATGGTTTGACCAGAAGCTTCTCCACAATTCATACCAATATTGTATCCATCTGGATTATGATTTGATTCAATTATTTCTTTTGCTTTATTTAGTAGGACTGATAATTTATTCTTTTTAGAATCTGATAAATCAAAATAGGTTACTTCTTCGCCTTTTGTGATTATTAATATATGACCTGGACTAACTGGATATCCATCAAATTTGATAAAAAAATCCGAATCTTGATATAAGATATCCTTTTCTGGAATTTCATTTCTTCCAAATTTTATTTCTTCATTTATTTTACTAAACTTTTTCACGAATAGATATTTAAATAGTTTTTGAATTTTTCAATCATATAATCAGTTATTAAATCAGATGTATTAACAGAATTGATATATTTAATATCAAGTTTAACACATTGGCTCATTTTTTCAGATTTAGATCCATCACCTTTTGCAACAACTTCGTGATAATCTTTTTGAGTTAATTGTATTATTGCTGGATAATATTTTGAAGCATGTCCTTTTGATACAAATAAAGGCTTTAAAAATTCTATTTTGAAATTCGGATCGATAACAATTCCAGCCTCTTCTTCAATTTCCCTTAAAAGAGCCCTTTCATTCATTTCTCCTTTTTTAACACATCCACTTAATACAGTTAGATGATATTCTTGACCATCAACATATTTAAATGTTGGGATGTATTCATTCCTTAATATGAATTGATTTTCTTCAATTAGATAAATTATACAGACTACAAAATCAGATTCTTTTATTATAGTCCAATCTTCATACTTTATAAGTGATACATATTCATTTTTATATAAAATCTCATCTTTATCACTATCTGTTAAATCAACATTTGTCTTTAGGTTGGTAAATTTTTGCATGCTTTATATATTAAATAAATATGCAGATTATTTTTTCAGAACTTCTTTATTATAATAGTCATCAAATCCCTCTAACATTGAGGTTATTGTTATTTTATCTGATCCTATTACCTCATCAATTAAACCAAATGAAAGTGCTTCATCGGAGTTATACCATCTGTCTCTTCTGGAGAAATCTAAAACTTCATCGACTGTTTTACCACAATTTTGTGCAAGAATTTTAAATAAAAGATAGTTGTATTTTTCTGCTTCCATTTGATTAATTCTTGTATCTTGTATATTTCCTTCTGTTCCGTGTGAAACCTGATGAGTCATTACTTTTGAATATAGTAGTGATGATCTTTTACCCTTTGTTCCCGATGAAAGTAAAACAGAACCCATAGAGGCACACATACCTATATTAACTGTTGCTACATCAGATGAAATATAATTCATAAGATCAATTATTCCCAATCCACATAGTACAGATCCGCCAGGTGAATTTATGTATAATGTAATATCTTTAGTTTCAACTGAATCTAAGAATAACAATTGAGCTTGCACAATATCTGACATGTGTTGATCAACAACTCCTGATACCCAGATTATTCTATCTCTTAATAGCCTACTAAAAACATCAATTTGAGTTGCTCTTAATTCTCTTTCTTCTAGAATATATGGAGTTAATCCTTTTATGTTATCCATATATTTGTTTATATCTTTTTTTGATAATCCAGTATTCATTTTTAAGTAATTTAAATTTTATAGTTAATATATAAGATATACTTTAAAAAGTTGAATATCATGAGGCATATAAGGAACTAAACATTCTTTCTTATTAATAGATATTATTGATTCTGTTTCTGAATTTAAAGATGTAGATTGTAAAAACTACATTTTAAATTTTCCGGATGGATTGAAGGCTATTTTAAATAAAGATGGAAAAACCAAAATTAAAACTATTGGTGAATTGAGAGAATTAAACGAATTTTGGAATTTTAAAAGTAAAACAAGTGATTCTGCTTTTGCTAAAGAATTAATTAACACCATTAAGAATAACTCAAATTATTCTATTGGTAGACATTTAACGGGATATTCTGTGATATTTAAAGATAAAACCATTTCTTTAAAAAAGAAAAAGGATTCTAATTTTATGGGGTATCCTAAAGATTCTTTTGAGATTTTTATTTCACAAAATGGTGAGCGACGAGAGTTAGATTGTTCACAATTACTAAAGAAAGAAATTTATGAATTTATTGATAATAAATTTAAGAATTAATTTCTTCAATTAACTGACGAAATAAGAAGTCTTCGGACATTTGATTAAATGCCGCATATTGATTATCACTTGTAAATTGTGTATTTTCACGAACTTGTTCAATGGATAATTGGTTGTTTGTCATATCTTTGTATTTAATACAAATATACGGATTCTTTTGTGAAAATCCAAATTTTAATATAAAAATTAATCTATTATATCACCAATTAAAATTTCTCGTAGTCTTTGCTTTATGTCTATTTCCGATGCTCCTTTTGATGTAATATCAATTATCATTTTGATTCTATCTTCAATTTTTGATATTTCTGATGGATTTCTCAATCCTATTTCATATTGATGTCCCTTCCATATCAATTCAATTCTGGAATCTTGATTTTCTATTGGAATGCACCATGTAGTTATATTATCATAATTAATATTTTTTAACATTTGAGCTGCAGCTTCTTCAGCTCTTTGTCTTGACATTCCATGAACATTTATGTATAGAACAAATATTGGATTATTTAAATCTAAATTCATTTTAGTATATCATTAATTTTTTTATCCCTGTCTAACATATCTACAATATTATTTCCAATTATTGTTAGATGTATATTACCCATATTATCAAAATACACCACTTCATGTTTGGATAAATTGTCTAATGTTCTTCTATCTTCATTATTAGTTGAAAAGAAAAATCTGTTATGTGTTTTTTTATTATTGACAAAGTGTTTTTTTATAAAAGAAATTTCAATTTTTGTTAATTCAACATCTATGTTAATCGAGAATTTCATGTAAAATATGTTTAAATCGATGGAATATTTTATTTTCAGCTGACTTTTTATCAATAAATCCAGCCCAATCTACTTCATCAAGTTGAAGTTTATTTTTATCTATTATTAGATTTTCTAATCCAATTTCCGAAAGAGAGTTTATTTTTACCTTAAATAGGAAAACTTCTTTATAGATTTTACTTCCCTTGTAGTAGGGCACATATACTCTATCACCAATCAATGATTTGTCTAATTTAATTGATGTCTCTTCAAAACATTCTCTTATTGCGGCATCTATTAGATTTTCACCCTCATTTATCAGTCCTTTTGGTGGTGAATAAGTGCTTATATGAGAGGCATTAGTTGGGTGACATAATAATATTTTATTATTAAATGTAATTAATACGCCACTGGATGTTTTCATTTTTTCTTTGGTTTTAGAATCATGTGCCATCTATTTCCTTCTAGCCTTGGCATTGCTTCAGGAATTCCGTGATTTTCAACAAGTGTTGCAAATTTTAACATAACCAATTCTCCTTGCTCTTTCATTGTGTTTTGTCTTCCCTTCATTAAGAGTGAAAGTTTGACTTTATCACCATCCACCAAAAATTCATTGGCTTTTTTAGCTTTAATTCCTAAGTCATGATCTGCTATTGTCAGAGATAATGATATTTCTTTTAATTCAGTTTTTTTGGATATTTTTTTAGCCTCTTTTTCCTTTTTTTCTTGATCATAGATGAATTTTCCATAATCTTCAATTCTGACAACTGGTGGATTAGCGTTTTCGTTTATTAAAATTAAATCTTTTTCTTCATCCTGTGCTATCTGATATGCCTCGTATGAGGACATTATCACACCGTTAAAATCACCTATAATTCTAACTTGTGGAAATTTAACTTCGTTGTTAATCCGATGTTTTCTTTCTTTCTTGAAAATCTTTTTTGCCATTCTTTTAATAATACTATTATATTTTAAGTTTTGATTAATGTTTAAAATCTTGATTGGTTCTATACTTTCCTAGTCCAATTGTATCAAATTCATCCATATTATTTTTCTTTTTGACACCTAAAATTCTTAATACTTCATTTATTGGTTCGGATGATCTATCTACTTGATCTGATTTTTCAAACACTTTTACACCATTTTCATATAGTGTTGCTGATTGATCTCCAAATCCTCCAAAGTAGTCTGTTTCAATTTTAGCAATTGTTTTATTAGATGCGAAGTTTTTAATATTTGGTATATAAGTTGTTGCTAATAAACCCTCATCCATTTCGGTGAATTTAATTTGATTTTTCTTATCATCGATTATAGAATCGATTTTTTCATTTCTTATTTCTTCTTTTTTTAAGATGTATATTGATATGCAGTGTGACATTTTTTTAAATTTTAGTGTTTACATCCATGTGGGTGACATCCATCATTTTCTTTTATTTTTTTATAATTTAGATAATGTGCCATTATTAATGATAGCAATCCAGGATATGTTAAAGGGTGATATGTAAAAAGTGATACGAATATTAACATAAATCCTATTATGAAAAATAATAGCGATAGATAATATTTGTGTTTGACTATATTATCAATAAATGATAAGGATCCTATGATAAATGCTATTACAAATAGTGTAATTTCAACCTTTGCATCAAGTTTTAGAAATATTGGGAATGATGTTGCAAGTATTGGGAATACTAAACAATGTATCAAGCAAATAATTGATGTCCAAATTCCAATTTTATCTTTCATTAAGCAAATATAATAAAATTATAATTGAATTCCATCATCGGTTTTATCAAAATTTAAATCTAAATTTCCAAAGAAGCTTTTATATGGTTCGGTTGATTTCCTATTAAATACAAATTTATCATACCACTCACAAGTTTCCATTAAATGATCATGACAAATATCAGATATACTTCTTTTATCTATTTTTTCTTCTGATGATATTTTAAAGTGTGATGATGTTTCATCAGACATCACTTTTAGTAAGTCATACTCAATAGCACCGCCAGTTGATAAGTTTTTATAAGCCTCTTCAAAATTACCGTCATAGTCCTCAGCTTCATCTTCACTGATATAATCATATACCCTCTCAGACAATTCCGAATCAAACCAATCTGAGGAGAAATTACTTTTTAAGTAATTTTCAATTTCTTCTTCAGTTATATTTTTAAAATCTTCAAAGAGTTTCAAATGTTCCATGTTCTATATATTAGATTTTTGTCTTTTTTTTATCGATTAAATCTAAAAGCCATTCTGGTATTTCATCTTCACTATATGAATCCTTCTCTTCATCAAAGACACCTTTTGGCATTCTTATCATATATAAATCTGATGCATTCATTCTAGATCGAAGTCTCATCATATTAACCTGTTCAAGATCTGATTGGTCGTATAAATCAATTTTTAATAAATTTTCAATTTCAATTGTTTTTCTATAAGCTTCTCCAGATTTTACGAATTTATCTTTGGCTATGAAAACAAACAGATCATTATTGTTGTCTCTGTCTTTTATATCATCTGTTCTAATTATTTTTTTACCCATTAAATAAACAAATTCATTTAGTTCTTTTGGATTCATATGTGGTATTTTATCCATTTTTTTATAAATATCTGATAAATCATATTTATCAATAACTATCTTTTCAATTTGCTTATCGAAATCATCTTTTATTAGATAGTATAGTATTTTAAAAAATGGTATTTTCTCACTTACATCATCTTTATCCTCTGAGTTTGATTTAATTTTATTTACCAAATCCTCAACCAGTTCGGATATCCAATTTTTAGTTTTAATTTCAAAAAAATCCTTTAGAATATATTCATCTTCTAAATTGAGAATTTCAGGCATTCCAAAAATTATTGAATCCTTATTTATGTTATATTTTTCGATTTTGGTATCTATCCAAGCACATTCAATGGCAACATCATTACTTTCTCCATTATGCCAAGAATCATATTGAACACACTTTTTTATAAAAAGATTAAATAGTGATTTATATACTCCTTTTATTTCATTATTATAGTCTGACATTAAATTGAATATATCTCCCAATATTCCACTTTTTACTCCTGGATTTTTAGAAATAATATAGTCCGAACATTCTTCTGGTAAAAATTCAAATGAAGTTAAATTATTGTTTCTAACATTTATATACCCATTAATTTTTGAAAATTTGAATGGTATAGAATCTATCTTCTTACCTTGTAACTCAACATTACCATCAACAATAACTTCATCATTGACAACTTTATGGTTTGGTATTAAGCTTAGAATACTATTTGAGATACTAAGCATTTTAATCGATGATGTCGATTCATTATATTTTTTTATATGCTTCACTTTTTATATATTATTCAAAAATCTTATTTATGTTCACGTATAAACTCCTCTAATGTTTTAATATTAGGGTAGGCATCATTGTAAAATTCTATGAATTTAGATGGATTTCGATACACCTCAATTACTTTTTGATCTGAATAAAGAACTTCCCTTATTTGGGAAGTTCTTCCATCATTGCGGACTATCAGATATTCATGAATATATCGAAGCCATGTCCTGACATCATTTGTATCTATTTTCATGAAATTAGCTTTTTGGCTATATCAGATACTAATTTTTTATCAACAGGCAAATTAGAAAATTCTTTCATTATTAATCCAATATTTTTAATACCTGAATTAACAAGTGAGTTGATTTTAATTTCAATTTCCTCTTCTGAAAGATTTTTTGGCAAGTATGATTCAATAATTTCAAGCTCAAATTTTGATTTATCATCATTAACCAATTTTATATTTTCTTTTAAATTCTTGACAAATTTGTTAAGAATTTTAGATACTTCCTCATCAGAAAGATTTTCTATTCTTAGATTTTTTTCTGTGGTTTGGATTTCACCTTTAATTGTACCAAGTAAAGATTTTACTTCAAATCTTTTCTCCTTAAATGCTGTCATGAAGTCAGCATTAATTTTTTCTTTAAGAGTCATTTTTTATAAATTTTATGTAAATATACTAAAAATTTATATCTTTTTAGCAAGAGAGTTAATTAAATCAGATACTTCATCATAAATATCTTCATATGCCCACTCTAAATCCTCTGAGAATGAAGATAATATTTTATTTTTTCCATTAGAATCAGAATTTTTGAAGTCGGTAATATATTTTTTAAATGATTCTTTATCATCATCACGAATTGGTCCCAATTCTATTGATTTATTAACTATTTGTGTAAATTCATCATCAATATTGTCAGATGATTCATTTATGAAGGATTTAAAATCACGAATATTTCTCATTTAAAAATTTTTATTTACTTATATATTAAAAATATAAAATAAAAAAGGTCGGATAAATCCGACCATATTCTCCTTCATTTATTATTATATTAATTTAAGTGTGGATTCGTAAGGTTTATCAAGGAGATTCTACTAATAACTTATTAACTTACTATGTATTACCACAAATTTATTTTAATTTTAAACCCTCATTTCTTTTTATATCTCTTTCAATATCTTTTGTTTTTATAATTTCCTTTTTATTCCAATTCTTTTTACCACGACAAATTCCAATTTTTATTTTAAAACGATTCTTTATCATGAAAATTTCAAGTGGTATAACAGATATTCCTTTCTCACTTATCTCTCTTGAAATCTTATTTATCTCTCTCTTTTTTAAGAGGATTTTCTTATCACGCTTTTCATCATGATTATTATATGTTGCATCTTTATACGATGCTATTCTCATATTTTTTATGAATAATTCGCCTTTACTGAAAATAATATATGCATCATTAAAATTAACATCACTTTGTCTTAATGACTTTACTTCAGATCCAGAAAGCATAATACCGGCGATAAATTCATCGAGTACATGATAATCATAATATGCTTTTCTATTAACTATTTTCATTTTATTTCTATTAAAAAAGTAGGGTAAACAGGTTCTGCCGTTTACAGGTTGCGCCACACCTACTTCCTACTTTTCACAAAGATACTAAATTATATCCAATTGACATAATTTTTTATTACGATTTTCCTCAATGGTATCAAAAAGCTCAGTAGGTTTAGATACTAATCTACCATCATCATTTTTTATTTTATATTTCAAATAGGTGAAGGTGTTATCGGTAGATAATATTTCTTCAATTAATATACAATCATAGGTTTTACCGATAGTAACATCACTATGTCTAAATCCCATACCTCCTAATCTTTCAACATTATCTGTACAGATTATTTTCATACTCCTAATTTATTTAGTTTTTGATCTCTAAATATAGATTGTATTTCGGGTTTATATTTGTTTATATCTATTTTGCCTCTTATTACATAATTATCTCCATCATGATAGAAATATTTCTTAATTGATTCGATTAGAAATATATTTGCATTTTCTTTTATTGGTTGTATATCGAATATATTGTTTGTAATAATATCACCTTGGCTAAATATAATATCAGTATCAATATATAAAATATTATTATTTAGGCTTAATAGATTAGTATATTCCATTTCAATATATTTTTGTAGTCGTTTGGTTGATATTATACCTTCATATTTTTCATTTATATTATTAAAAGGATCCGATAATTTTCCGTAATAAGAATTTACAAAAAATTTAAGATTTTGCCAATCTTCTGTTTTTTTTAGAAGTTCTTTATTATTTAATATAAAATTTACTTTTGATATATTATCAAATTCAGATTGTGGAATTAATCCATTTTTAAAAAGATCTACTAATATCTTTGGATATAAGTTAGATATTTCAGTCATGGTCACATTCTGTATAATTTTATATTTTATATCATCATTTAACCATATAAATCCCGAGGTTTTTATATCAGACTTAATATTTATTTTTGATAATATTTCTACTTGTGATTTATTCATTTAATATTTGATTAATTGATAATTCTCTTATTTCTTCTTTTAGATGAAAATTTTTTTCAGAATATTGTCTATCCTTAATTATTTGAATTTTATCTTCAATTATTTGTATAGCTACATCACACATATATAACATAAAGTCACCTCCTTTTAGTACTATTGATTGACCAGAGGGAAGAAATGTTTTATTAACAGAAGTTACTAAAACCAATTTAATTTTAATTGAATTTTCACAACTTAATAGATAAATCCTACTTTGAAGAGTTGATAAAAAATTCTTCATTTTTTTCGATTTAAATTCTGGGAATCCCATTACTAAGTTATCATCTTTTTCAAAGATAAGATTATTTAAATATACTGATATTATTATGTTTTCGTTCTTAAGTAGTGAAATTTTATAATTTCGAATATGTGAAACCGAATCAAAATAATTTAGTATTTCGTGATCGGTTATTTCTGTATCTTTTCCAAAAGAAACAATGCCCGGAATGGAATTTAGTATTTTTTCAACTGAAATTTCATTTCGGGCATCATGTCCTATTAGCGTAGTATTAGAATTTAATATTCTATCAATAACATACATTAAATCAAATGTTTATCAATTAATGATTTTAAATGTGATTTGGATGCTGCTCCAACATGTTTTTCAACGATTTCACCATTTTTATAGATTAGTATTGTTGGAATACTACGAACTCCTAATTCAAGTGTTGTCTCTTTATTTTCGTCTGCATCTAATTTTCCAATTTTCACGTTATCATACTCATTGGATAATTGTTCAACAATTGGTCCAACGACTTTACAAGGTCCGCACCATTCTGCATAAATATCCACTAAAGCCACACCATTTGATGTGAAGTCTTTAAAATTTTCATCTGTTACTTTAACTGCCATTTTATTTTATTATTTTTTTATAGATACATTTCTTCAAGTTGTGCGAATTCCTTTTCAGATTCTGCAATTAGAATAGCTCTACCGTTTCTTATTTGCGATTTAATTGTAGATAGGTTTTTGCCTAAATGACTGGCAATATCTTTATATGCCATTTTTTTAATTTCCCTCATTTCAATTACTTGTTTATAGGGTTCTTTTAGTTGAGAAATATGTTTAAGCATTATTTCTGCTTTTTTCTCAATTAGATTTTGTCTTGGTTGCTCCGATTCTGCCTCTTTTAGAAAATCTTTCATTGTTGTTCCCTCATCATCTACTTCAATATCCATTGACATTGTTTTGCCATTGTTTTTTATTTCTTGTAGCATAAGATTTCTAGCTATCGTAAATAGCCATGTTGAGAATTGAGCTTTTTCTTTTTCATATTTATCGATTTTTTCAAATGCGATTAGAAATGAATCTGTGGAGATGTCCTCTGCTTTAGCAGAATCCATTTTAGCTGATAAACACATCTTTGATGTGTAGTAAAGTAGTTTTGGATAGTATTTTTGATAAAAAAATATAAAATCCTTACCTGTTCTTTCTTTAAAAAATTGTTCTTGTTCTGGGAAAAAAATTGCCTTCGATGTCATATTGCCGTTTATTTTTTTTTATTTGCACTTAAATTTGTGTGTTGTTTTACACAATAGCACAATTAATATTATAAAATATATATTCAAAAAGTTTTGTTATCTTATGTGGATTTTTTAAACCTTTTTAAATATAATTTTATAGATTTTTTTAATTTTTTATGATAGGAAATCTTCGAGTCAGGTTTTATTTCGGTTCCAAGTGACCAGTCTCCATTTTTATACACAAAGTATTTTTTTGTGTATTCGTTATATGATATAGAATATCCATATCCTAATTTTTTCAGTAATTTTTGGGTTTTCATAATAGTGAATTTAATTTTTTATGTCTGTTATTTAATATCCAAATATCCAAATCATCTGTGAAATCCTCTAAATTTGCATGTAATGGTTTATTCGGATCATCGTTTCTTGTAATTGTTTTATTTTTCATTATGTCATGAATTAGAAATACTTTTTCTTTTTTGTTATCTCCTGAGTATTCACATTCTACTAGAATATATCTCTTGAATCGTTCCAATAATGGGTCATCCCCAATATAACAAAGATGCTTGGAAAATTCTAATTCTTTATTTTTAACTAATTTATAAATAATTTTTATTTTAATATTTGATCAATTTTTTGATTTCTTTTATCGTTTAGATTATCTTCAATCCATTCTATTGAATTTGATTCGACCCAACTATTATCCATAAGAGATTTTATCTTTTCTTTATTCCCATAACTATTGTGTGAGGAATCATCAAATATTAAATTGAGTGATACTATTTTGGATTTTGTATTGGTTCTTTCAATTTCACCAACTTCAATTTGCACATGAACATCCTCTCTTTTTATACCATCACGATATAAAGTATATACTTTATCAGAGATTCCTCTTCTCAGATATTGAGGTTCGACTTTTTTTGAATTTTCAGTTATTTTTCCAATAAAAAATCCAAAAATAAAACACAGAATTGCAATAATTATTGTTGTAAACATGATTATTAATTTATAATATTTTGAATTAGTTCACTTTTATCCTCTATTGAAAGAAGAAAAAGTTCAATTTTTGATCTTATTTCTTGTTCTTTTTTCAACTTAGAAAATTCTTCCTCATCTTTTTTTACGGTTTTTAAATGATTTTCAGATTTAGATGAATATTTTAAATCTATCATTTGTTTGTAATTCTTGAGTAGTTTTTCTATGTCATTATTACCCTCATTAAGATTCATCAAACACTCTTTAATGGTTTTATTTTTTTTATACCAAAATCTAGTTTTTAGGTAATCTGATTCTTCCTCGCTCAAATCTTCAGCTTTAAATTCACTAATATCACCATCTTTTAAGTGTGTAACATTTTTCATTTCATCCAATTTATCTTTGTTTTCTGCCAACCATTCGTTGTAACCATCCATAAAGTCTGGATTATTTTTTGCATCATCAATAGATAACTGGATACTCCCTAAGCTAATAATAGGATCTATATCTAAATACATTCTTATATAAGAAAGGGCTTGGCTATCTCTATTACTTATATCTTCTTCTACACAATATCCTTTTGTTAGACATAGTGTTTTATCATCTGGTAAAGTTGAATAATGAGTAGTTACAATTTTAACGAGACCATCTTTTATTAAATCGTCAACTATTCTTGGATTAGGTAATCTATTTTTTAGGAAATACGGGACTCCTTGACCTGTTTTTTGGTAGACATCAACCATTGCATTATAAAATTCTATCTTTTTCATATTTTTAAATTAAGTCGCTTTCTCCAAACATTTTAGCCGCCATTTTCATTACATTATTCATCATATTTCCATATGATGCAAATTTTTTGTCATACTTTGGATGATTCTCATCAATAATCCTGAAATTCCATCCTTTGGGAGAATCAGTTTCATCAAATGTGTAGGATCCAGCTGTACTTGACTCGAAACCATATTGCCATATCATTTCATCACCTGTATCACCAACAGTATCAGCATATATCGGTGCAATTCCGCCGGTAGATTGACTAACATTTCTTAGCTTTCTGCCATTGGAATCTGTAATTGGGTATTTATGTGTTTTATGTTTTGTTGAAAAAACAACCAAATCATCTTTTATAAGAGGATTATCAACCAAAAGTAATTGTCCTGGTTTGGTTAATTCAGTAAATGAGTTTAATTTTTTTTCCATTATATTAAATCTTTTAAATTTTCCGAATAAAAATACTCACAAGTCTCACCATTATCAACTTCTAAAATAAATTTTCCATCTTTCATTAGGAAAATTTGTTCAAGATGATGTGAGTCTCCCCCTGTACATTCTTTTACAAGTATTTTCTTTATTAAGAAATTATCAGGATCATATTTTTTGGTCGGAATCATGAATTTCCCATCCGTTATTTTAAATCCGCCTATTTCTTCTACTATGTCATTCATGTTTCTAACATCAATGTCATATTCATTATTTAATTCTTTTTTCATTTTAATATTTTTTCTAATTGTTCAAATATGTTTTCCTTGTAAGATATTCTTATCAAATTTATTTGATTTTCATCACAAAATTCATTTTTAATCTTATCTTTTTTAAGAGTATCTTTTAGTTTTTCCTCTCCAAATTCAATTATATCAAAATGGTGCTTTCCATCAAATTCAATACAGGTATTAAGTGCAGGTATAAAAAAATCAAATCTTAGTTTTCTAACATCTTTACACCCTTCGAATGTTTTTTGAGTTTCATATTCAATATTATTCTTATCTAAAAACCAAGAGATTATTTTTTCACCCTTTGAGTCATTACACCTCGGACAACCATGTCCTCGTAGGTGTGACTCGACAGTTTGTGAGAATTCACCATGCTTTGGACACAAAATTTTAGTTTTTTTCTTTGTTCCATTTATTTTAGATATTGAATACTCATATTTATTTTGAAATATTACTGAACATCTATCAATAAAATCTTGTGTAGTCATTTTTTTATTACCTTGACAGATTGAACATTTCAATCCAGATAAATGACCTCTTGGTTCTTGTTCAAAAATACCATGCTTTTTGCAAATTATTTTTACTTTCGTCTTATTATTTACATAATCAACCAGTGAGTAATCATATTCAAAGTTATGAATTTTATTACTCCTTAAAATAAAATCTTCTAATTCTATTTTAGGTCCAAAACTAGGATTACAAATATTACACCCCTTACCTAAAATATGATTAAATGGTTGCTGTTCAAATATACCATGCTTTCCACAAATTATTTTAATCTTTTTTTTAGAATTTATGTACTCCACCAATGAGTAATCATATTTTTCACCGTGTATAGATATTGCTTTTCTTATAAATTCATCATTTGTTAATTTTCTCATACTATTTATTTTTAATAGTATATATTATATCTTCTAAGTCCTTTATTTCTAAAATCTTAACTCCGAGATCTATAGCTTTTTTCTCCTTACTACTTCCACTCCCCTTACTCTTCATTACTAAGTATGTAGTATTTTTAGATACTGTGGAACTTACTTTTCCACCATTTTCAGTAATAAATTCCTCATATTTTGGGACTCTTATGCCAGTAAAAACAAATGATTTACCATCTAAATCGTTTGATTCTTTCTCAACTTCTACTTTTTTTGCAATTGTTACCGGAATTTGATTTAGAAAATCAAAAAATTTATCATAAGATTCCAAGTAGGATTTTGCTAATGTTTCTGCAAAACCTTCTATTGAAGAAACTTCTTCTAATGTTGGTTTGGAAGTAAAGTGTTCTAATAATGCTAATTTTTTACTTCCAAGGCCCTTGAAAAGTCCTGTAGCATGTTGTAATTTTGATAATTGTATGTTTTTAATTTTTGATTGAATAGAATTATAAACAATCATTGACTTTCTCTTTCCAAACCCATCTAACTTAGAAAGTTTATCCGGTGTTAATTCTAGTATTGATTGTATAGAGTTAAAACCAGCATCCCATAGCTGTTTTACAACTCCTTCTCCAACGTTATCAACTTCTAATATTTTAAAGAAAGATACAGCTTGTTTAAATCTTTGTTCATCTGTTTCGGAAAGAGTTATGAGTTCTACTCCAGAATCACTCCAGTCAATATTTGGTATATTTGGTATGACAAAATCAACCTTTTCAATAACATCATAAATTACAGGAATAACCATTCCACTTCTCTTAATTAGAACTTTAGCTCCGATTCCGAGACCCATATCTTTAACAAATCTCGCGTTATTGCCCGTTACATTAGATATTGTGACACCATCCAGCTTTATTGGACTAACATGTAATGTCGGTTTAAGATATCCTTGTTTGGATATATTCCATGAAATTCCTATTATTGTTGTTTCAGCAACCTGTTCAAAATCTGGAGATTTATATGCCCTTGCCCAACAAGGATTATTTGAAGATGTTTCTCGTCCTAAAACTTCTTGAGTTTGTAAAAAATCTATTTCGATAATTAACCCATCAATTTCAAAATCTTGTGACCAAGATTTAAATAAATCAAATAAAATTTCATGAGTTATATTTTTGATAGGCATAACCTCAAATGGAACTTTAATATCTTGTCCATCATTTAAGGATTTGAGTAAATCACTTTTTGTGTTAAAGGATCCTTGAAATTCATCTTCGAGAACACCACCATATTTAATATACACAGTGTCCTTTAAAAATTCATTAATATCTTTGGAATTTAAAAGTCCAGCAACTAAATTTCGAGGATTGGCATAATCATTTGAATATTTATCAACGAATACTTTTTTAGGCATCATTACCTCACCATATGTGAATTTAAATCCACCTGCGTTAGGCCAAGGATTTGGTAATTTTTCTAAATGATTTTTGATTAATTTATAATGTTCATCAGATTTTTGTCCAAATTCTCCATCACCTCTTGTCCATGCTTCATCAGTTAATTCATTAACACATAGTGAAAGTCCATCATATTTTGGAGTAATAACAACTGTTTGGTTGGTATTAATGCCTTTTAATCGACACCAATCAATAATTTCATCAATTGTCTTGACTTTATTCATTGATGCCATTTCAATAGGCAATCTTCTTTTACGACTTTCATCGATTATAGCATGACCAACTTTTGTGAGTATTGGGTTGTGTGGATCTAATTGTTTTAGTTCATCAACTAAAATATCGTATTGTGAATCTGACATAATAGGTTTGCCTAATCGATAGGCAATATTGGCAGATTCTATTTTTTCTATTAATTCAGTAATCATTTGACAAAGATACGGTTATTTTACCAAATTACCAAGGTTTTTTTCTCTCATATATGTTTTTTCATCATATATCTCGATGATATAACCCTTTATTTTAAACTCAGTTGTCCAACAGTCCCAGTCTTTGTAATATTTATGTTCTTCTAATACCATTTTTTTAGCTTCTTCGGAAGTTTCTGCAACTACTTGATATGTCGGTAAGCTTTCATGCCAACCACCATCATTAAATGTGACTTTCCATAACTTTAACATAGAATAATTTCTATGTAAAATAATATTTTATTATTAAAATTCAAAATTTTTTATTGGAAAAAATTATAAAATAATATATAAACAAAATAAACTATAAATATGCCAATTCAGAGTTCTTTTGCAACTGTTGCTGAACAAGTAATATCTTATAATAAAAATATTACTGAGATACTATCTAAAATAAATTCATTGTCAACCACAGTCGATCCCTCTGTTGATGTTCGCATATTTGATGCTAATGGTGTGATAAATACATACTCATTACCATCTTTTACCTATCTTAAGGGGGAAATTGAAAGACTTAATAATTCTATAAATTCACTTTATAGTATTGATACAACTGGTGCTTTGATACAAACAACATCACAAAATCAATTTAAGAAGATAATTACAGTTGATTTAAATAGAGAACCAAATGCTATTGATACATTATCTATTGTTGGTCAGTTTAAATCTGAGAAGAATTGGTTTTTTGATGGTTTATTAAATCCAATTTTGAAAATAGAATTTGATCTAAGTGATAAAATTGAAAACAATGTTCGTAAATGTTTAGTTAGAAGATATATTGTTGAATTTTCAAAGGATGCTGATGGTAATTTTACCAATTTAGGACAAAGTGCTTTAGACAGCTTCAATTCTCTTTATAAGCAAAAGAATAATATTGACATTCAAGAATTTGAAAGATGGTACAAAACAACACCGGGAATTGTTGATCCAATTTTTCCAAAATATGATGAGCAGGTTTTTGATTTAGAGCCAAATACTCTATTATATGATGGTGTTTTTAATGTTATTAAAATTGAAGAAGATACACTTAATAGAAAACTATGGTACCATTTAAATACATTAGATTTTTTAATAAATGAAACATCCGAGGTAAAACAATTATCTATTGGTAATGAGTTGATTATAAACCAAGCAATATCTAATACAAGATACCGAATTGTTGAAATATCTACAAGTGAATCAAATCCAAGAGTTAGATTGGAAAGAATTGAGGGATTGCAGCCAATACCAGTTGGAATTGGAACTTTAAAAATCTATTCTCCGGTTATTTATACTAAGAAGGTTAGAATAAGTATTGGCTATAATGAGAGAAATGTTACTTTTATTAAACCGGTTAATGCTGATAATAATTTAGTAGCTAAAGATTGGTCACTTGGAACAGGATATTATACTAATGATTTGAGAGTATCATCTAATGATTCTTATAATGGACAAACAATGGAACAATTTTATGTTGATGTTGTTTATGATTATGGATTAGTTTTGCAAGATTTGGTTGCGAAAAAAACTCCAAATAAGCTTTCAGGATCTCCAAATATTGTTGTTTTAGATCCTAATAATTTTAAAGTGGTCCAAGTTAATAAACATTTGACAGATACGCCGGATTCTAATTTGTTGAAAAATAAACACAATTATCAGATTTCGCTTAAAAATGAAATTAGACAAATACAAGAAGCTCTTGATGATAGAAATAAAAAATTAAAAATAACTAAGTTTACATCCTCTTCTGAACGGAAAAAATTTGAATTAGAAATTGATGATTTGAATAAAAAGAAGGTATCAAAATCAAAATTATTATCAACGACTGTTCAGGAAATTATTGATTTAAGTCGTCAAAGTACAACAAAAATAGATCCTAAATACAGACTAAGAGGATTCTGGAATATGCCAGAAGCTGTTTCAACAAGAGGCACTTTACCCCAAGAGATTGTTCAATTCAGAATTCAATATAGATATACATCGAAGGATGGTAAAGAGCCAAGTGTTGAAACATTTAATGTTACGGAAAATAATCAACAAAAGACAGCAGCTTTTTCAAATTGGAATGAATTTAAAACTGATGTCCGTAAAAGAGTTTTTGACAAATCTAATAACACATATACATGGCAGATTGAGGATATTGAAAATGCTGACACTCCAAATATTAATCAAATTGATATTGCGATTAATTCTGGTGAGAGAGTAGAATTGAGAATTAAAAGTATATCCGAGGTTGGTTGGCCGGAATCACCTGTTGAATCTGACTGGTCTGAAATTTTATCTGTCGATTTCCCAGATGATTTGAACAATGTACTAAATGATACTGATTTTATATTGAATGAGGCATCTAAGGAGGATCTAAAAGTTAGCGTTCAGAACGATTTGGTGGCTAATGGTCTGAACGATTTATTAGCAGACATCGTCACTATTAATAATAAGGTGTACACAAGTTCATCAGATAGGATGTTATCCGGATTTAAGGATGAGAATGGAACTGCTTTGGATTTATTTGAATATTTGCAGAAATTAGAAACAAGAGTTAAATCATTAGAAGAAAAAATCAAAAGAGCCAAGGGAGAATTGGAAATTATTATTATTAGAAATAATCAAGAATTTGTTATCGGTAATAATTCTGAAACAACTTTTAATGTTGAGTGTGAAGACTATTTAGAACCTTTTACAGGAACAGGAATTCCAACGGGAAGAGTTTATTCAAATAATATTTATGTTATTAAGGATTTTGCTTTGAGAGTTAGAAATAAATCTGTTGATTCTGTATTGGGACTCCTATCTAACCGAACATATGCTAATAATTCTGATGTTTATAATACTGGTGTTCCTCAGTCATTCTGGGTTAATAATCAAGATGAATTAATATTTTCTGATGTTTCTGGTGTTAGTAAGACGCAAGTTAATAATCAATTCATTTGGTTAGTGAACTACGAAGCAGTTACTAGTCAGACTAATGTTGTGACTCGATTATCAGAAAATATTGGGAATAGTTTCACTTCATTGAATAATAACTCGATAACAAATATTCTGAGTTTAAATGAGTATAATGTTGGATATTCTGAGAATCAACCACTCTCATTTGTTTCTAGCAATAACTCATTATTAGATAATAGTAAATGGAGAGATACAACATTATCAGTTGGATCTACAACTAAATTTTTAACTACTATACATCCAGTTATTAATGAAATTGATGATATTACTGAAACAAATCAGGATAAGGTAAAAACACTTGATGGTGGTGGGGAAATTGTTATTCCAATTAATATTTATTTTAAAATGAATGCTTTAGATAATACACAGACGGGTGTAAATTATGAATATATTAATTTGAATAAACAAACACAGACAGTTAAACATATTAAGAAGCTTATTTTCTTTTTGGAAAATGAAGCTGAAAATAAGCCGTTTGTTTTTACACTAACATTTAATTTGAATCGAAACAAAGTTACATACGCATCTAAGCCTAAGAATTATAGCACAATTGTTAAATAATTTTATCAAGTTTATCCACTCGAATATACAGTATTAGAGATTTATCACTTGTATATAGTTTAGATGAGATTATATTATTATCAATAGATAATAATCTATCAATCATTTCCCTCATTTCTTTTTTATGTTCTAAAACATATAAATGTCCGTAAATTTCCAAAGGATCTTTTATTTTTACTACAATTAGCTTTCTATCCGAACTATAATCAATATTTACATCTAATCCATCATCTTTGGCTTCAATGAAAAAATCCCAAAGAAAATCTATTCTATTATCTGATAATTCATTTATTCTTTTTATAAATCTCATTAAGCCATTAACTTTTAAATATATATTTAAAAAACATTTTAAGTTGCGAAGTTTCTCAATATTAAGAACAAATACTGGATTAACAGGTAATATAAAAATTATGGTTGATTCTCAATATAATTTTTATATGGAGAGCATTGATTCAGCGCCTGAGTTATCGTCAACTCGATTTAAGAAGGTACAGTTCAATAAAAACAATTATTTGGATGAATTAATTCCTTACTTTTTTAAGGATTTCCCTATTGATTTGGCATTATCTATAAAATATGATAATGATAATGATAATATGTCAACAGATTTTGCATCACAATATGATGATACATATTTATCAGGTGCTCGAAATATAATTGATAATAAAAATTATAAAGAAGAATTTGAATATTTTGCGCCATTGTATGTTTTTAAACATTCCATTCCCAAATACTTTATTATTTTTAGAGTTGATGGTCCTGGACTTATAAATTTGACAAGAGAGAACTTCAGAACTGAATTTTTACAAAAATTAAAAACAGTTAAGATATTTGACTTAACTAAAAATACTTTATTTGGTGAGTGGATTTATAATAATTTCTCTAATAATGCTAATTTTCCAGTTGCTCCTTTAGAGATTGATTTTAATGAATTAGAATTTAGTAAGTGGAATGGCATTGATTATGATAGTGGTGGATATGTTTCAAAATCTTTCTATTTAGATGAGAATTTAGAAAATGAAAATAATTTATTTGACTTTGAGAAAATGTTTTTGGATGGATTCAGAGTTAATAAAGTCATATTTCCACATATTTTAAATATTAGTTATCTTTTTGATGATACCCCTTCATCTCCAACTTCAATAAGAAAATGGTCTTTAAATCGATATTCTGGATTTTATTTAGATGAATTAGAAGTTATTGATAAAATAACTCCTTTTGTCTTACCAAGATTACATAATGATGTGACTATTTATGGTCCAACAGGATCTGGAAATATTATTTCAAGTGATTCTCATGGAGATCCTTTTGTTGATGGGTATAGATCTGATATAGATATGTGGGTTGAATACAATGGTGATTTTTATATAGTTAAAAAATTCGAAGAAACATTAGAGACATCGGTTAGTGCAGTTAGTAAAGGTTCTAATAATAAAAAGGTAGTAATTGATAGTGTTAATAATCCAGTTGTTACAAAATATAGAATTATATCAGATATAAATTTATCAGGACAGCAATCTTACTTGAATCAAAAAACTTGTTATATTAATGAACAAAATCAAATAGTCAAAATAGATGGCACCCCATATGAAATATCAGATTTTACATTTGCTGATGTTAATATTATTGATATTGATGGTATTTATCACAATTTAATTATTGAAGATGGTTATGTTAAGGTTGTCTCGGATTATGGATTTAAATATGCCATAAATAGTAAATTTACATATTATACTAATTCAGGAGAAGATGGATATACAAACTCTATTGATCTTTTAATAAAAACTAATAATCCACCGAAAAATTTTAAAATATATCGAGCTAAATTTAGCGATATTAAAGATTTTGATACAAATATCATAGACACTGAATTTTCTAGATTTGAATATGAAAAGAGAAATGATTTAAATAAAACTGAGGAATCTAAAATGATGTTAACAGATTTAAGAAGTTCTTCCTCACCACAAGATTTTGATGATTTTATATTTAAGGGAAAAACTGAAAATGTTCCGGTAGCTTCTGATTATACAGCAAATTGGGAAACTTTTAGAATTTTGGATAAAAAGCTTTCCGATATTTGGAGGAAGAATCCAATACATACTCGATGGGTATATCAAAATTCATTATCATCATATGATTATCCATATTTATTGAATAATAATGATATTCATGAGCAATTTAATAGAACTGTCGATACTCAAAATCTAATTCCTGATAGGACATCTAGAAATTTAGATTATTTCTATACAGTTAATTCGGGAACTACTTCATATTTATTCCACTCTTTACATGTTGAGAAAAATTTCGGACAATTTCAAGATTCCTCATATAGATTTGAGATTGATAAATATTTAGAACTTGGATCTTACTCACTTTCTGGATTAGATTATTCATATGATTTTAATTATTTTGATTTATTTTTTTCAACTACACAGTCATTTATTGATGGTGAGATAGTAATGAATCGAAAGAAATATTCTTGGTTCGAAACAGGTGACAATGTTATTCCAAATACTACATTATTTAGAGGATTAAAATTTAGACTTTTCGAAGTTGATAACATTAAATATAATTCAACATTTATTGAGAATATTAATTTGGTGTCCAGTAATAAATTTCAAGATTATAAATTTTCTATACTTTTGAGTAGTAATGATTGGATGGTATCTGATAGTGGTGGACTATATAAACCATATGAATGGGATTATTTTATTGATACGACAAAATCTAATAATAAATTATCATTATTAACATCATATTCAGCTACACCATCAGTTTTCAATATTGGTGATTATTTAGAAATAGATCAGTTCTATCCTTATGTGACACCACAATATCAAGCAACTGCATCAATTGTTGCAACATATGGCGCATTACAAACTGCTGGATATGGTGTTGTTTTAGATAAAATGTATCATACATCATCTTATGCTCAACCAGGCATATGGAGAAAGAAAATGCAATGGGATGTAATTAAAAATTGGGAGCATGATAAGCAATATCAAATTAATGATTTTGTTTTTTATGAAGGTATAATTTTTAGAGTTATTATTGGAGATTCTATATCAAATCCTTATGATAATCCTACGACATTATCAACAAACTATCAAATTGAAACTACATTTAATCAATTTTGGAATTCTGTGTCATCTTATAATACATCTGGATCAACATCATCTTGGGTTTATAAATTCGACGAATATTACTATAATTATAACCCAAGTGGTTTTGATTTTTGGAATCCAGGAACGACATATTCAAGCGGAACATATGTTATCTACAATAATAGATTTTACATGTCTAATTATTCTGTCCCATCTGGTATTCGTCCGTTAACATATAATCGAAAAATACAATCATCAAGTGTCACAAATTATTGGTCAGAGGTTTCTTCTCAAGTAGGAGTTGGAAGTTCTTACCCAAAATGGATACCTGTTCAATTGTGGGATAAAAATCTTCCTATTTATGATCCAAATACATTTGTTTGTTATAATGATGTTTTATATTTTACTGATATAGGTACAAATTCGGATGAAATACCGGGAGAATCTACATCTTGGAGAAGAATTTATAGTTTTGTTCCCGATACAACTTATAATTATCAACCTGATGATAATTCAATTATTAAGATAAATGACTGTTATTACTATTGTAAATTTAATCCAGATTTGACTATTGATAGTGGTATTACTATATTCATCAATAAAAAATGGAAAAATATTTTAGTTAATATAAGTATTAATGATAATACAATTTTAGGTAATGATAATATCATGGATGAAACCAAAAATATTGAAAGAGATTATTTATATAAGGAAACAAATGGCAGATTGACAGCTGCCAATTTTATAAGACAAATAAATGATTTAGATTCATTGTATGGGTTTGTTGATTATACCTCATATGTTATTATTGAGGAAAATGGATCTATTTCTAAATACAGCTTCCGCAATAATTTGGAAAATCTACCATATATTTTAATCTGTGAAGAGCCAGATTCTTTTAATTTAAAAAATAATTCACTCATATATAAACCAAACACAATAGATAAAACCAATTTAAAACCATATAGGTATTTAATCAATGGTCAGATAGACAATCTTGAGAAGATTGATTTTTATAATGATTTACCACTTGGTGTTGAAATATTCAATATAAAGAAGGATGATAAAATTTTGAAAAATTTAAATAATCAAAAATCAAATGTTTTTAAAAAATTCTTTCGACATAGTGGATATTATATGCCTTTGTTTTATGATATTGAATTATTCACTAATTCATCTTTATACGACACGGGTAATTTATGTGATGTTCAATTTATATTGGAAACAGATGGTAGTGAAATAACATTCCATTTCCAATCTGGCGATGTAACAGTTGATTTTGATGCTATATTAGATGTTCCAAGTGGGAATACACAACAGGATTGGGAAGATTATTATCAGCAAATAATCGATATAATATTATCACAAGATATCTTTTTAAGTAAAAATTTTATTTTTAGAGTATATCCGCCCGGAGATGAAAATATACATACTCAAATTGAAGAGGGTCATTATGTATTGTCAGTTAAATATCAATCAGATGTTTGTGATGTTAAAATAGGAGCTAGTCAAAAAGTATCTTGTAAGTCAATTTTACGATATTTATTTGAAATTAATAATTATGATGCTGAGGATATTTTAGGTAGTATTACATATGGATTAACAATTCCAAAATCTGAGCAAAATCTTTGTTGTCCAGATTGTGGACCACAATTTGTTTCCTATCTACAATATAAGATAGGTCCATCTAATGCATTTATCATTAAAACTCCATTTTCTGATTTTCTTACGGATATATCTGGAACTTGTTCGATATCTGCCACTGGTAGTTCACCTAATTGGAGTAATTTTGAATCTTATCTATCATTAAATTCTTTAACATTAACAAGTGACTCTGAATTTGATAATGCTTTTGACGATATATACTCACTTATTCCAGCATCACTAGCTAATGGAATTGGTCAATATGGTAGCCCGGGGATATTATCCGAATTGTATGAGCTAATCTTGTTGGTTAATTCTAACCAAGTATCATTATTGGGTTCTATCTTTAGAAATGGATTGAAGATATATTGTGATGAAGATAATTATTATGTAACAACTTATTATGTAACAACTGGTTAATAATATATATTTTAATGGGATTTTTTGCACAAACAATATATACACAATTTCCGACTCAATCATTTTATATGAGATCAGGTAATTATGTTTTTGATACTAATTTATCTCTTTTTGGTGTAATGAAACAAAGAGTTTTATCTAAGGTTAATCGTAAGGAGAATATCTTAAAATTGAGAAATAATGAAACTTACGATTCTATCTATCCGATGCTAGATGAATATGGATATATGGTTGCTGATTTTTTTATCTTCAAATCAACTTGGGATTTTGAATATCACTTAGAGGTTAACAGACCGCAAATATCATCTGTTCCAACTTTACAAAATATATATCAGACACTTTATATACAAAGTATAGTTAAAAAATATAATAGTATCTAATGCGTAGAACATATATAAGCCCCGAATATGATTATTCTAGAATATATGGCACTTTCAATATGAAAGAGGAATCTTCTATTTTTGGATCTAAAATGTTGGAAATAGATGATACCATCATTATTGATGATCAAAGTTTAGTCTACTTTCAATCTTCAACTAAGGAGCAATTAGATTTAACAATTGAATCTTCTTTAACTCCTATCTCGTATTCATCATCTGAGGATAAAAGAGTTAATCATACTTTAGTAATAGATCCTTCGCAATCAGCATCACAAAGAGATTCAAATACACAATATATCCTAACAATAGATTTAAAAACAATATTGTCGAATTATATTTTTGCTACTTTGAAAAGATGGAGAACATTTGAGGGTGTTAGAAATGATATGACAAAGAATGGAGATATTGATTTTGCTATGCGAGAGTATATTTTAAAAAATGTAATTGATAGATATAAACTCAATAGGGTTGAATTATATTTGAAGTATATTGATATACAAAGTCAAAATATTTTAAAATTTGATAATCTTTGGGCTGGATATTCAAATGAGTATAGAACATCATCCTTACCAGCTGATATTGGAACGTCACAATATCAATTAAAGAAATTTCAAAGTCAAACGGAATTTGATTATTCGTCCACTGTTATAACATTTTCACAGGAGAAGAAAAGTTCAGAATTTTGCTTTGATTATTTCTTTAAATTGTTCTATGAAAAAATTTAAAAATAATATGAATCATGAATTTGATAATTTTCTAGTTATTTTAAAACTATTTAAAAATAGGCCTTATCATTTATCAAAATTTCTGATAGAAAATAAAGCAATAAATCCAGATTTTTTGAAAAAAATAAATGATAATGATACACTATCTGATATGTCGGTAAATGGGGTTAGTGATAAGCAATTACATTTTAATTCTATTTCAGATATGAATAAGTATTACTCATCTATAATTGATGATCTAGAAAATTTAAGACGTAAAAAAACCAAAGATGAATTAGAAATAGAATTAAATTTCAAGCTAAAAAAGTCAATTGAGATGGAGGATTATGAAGAGGCAGCTCGTATAAGAGATTATATGAAGACAAATAATCTTTCAAAATTTTAAACTTCATAATACTCTTATTCTATAAACAAAGAACTTTAAAAATTTAAAAAATGATAGAAAATAAATCAATTGAAATTGATGAAAAACAATTTTGGGACGATCTAATATTACAGGATCAAAAAAGGAAAAGTCGAGGTCGTAAAGTTAAATATCCCAACACACCCGAATACCAAAATTTATTAAAATTACTAACCAACGTACAAATTAACCAACCCGTAGAGAATGAAATTGTTTCGGGGATATACAAGGGAATTTCTGCTAATCAACATGTTTTTTCCATTGATGGATTTAAAGATGATGTTTATATTGAAAATAGAATCAGTGAGGTTAAGTATTTAAAAAATACACAAATTGGTGATAGAATTGATATTTTACTTGTTTCAGTTAATGAGGAAAATTACTATTTACAAGGATCTATTTGTGGTATTTATGAGTCAAGAGCTCATGAACATTTAAAATCACTAGACGAAGATTTAGTTGTTATGATTCAAATTAAAAATTTGAATCCAGCTGGATATGACGTTGATATTTTACATGATGGTATTACATTACCGGGATTTATGCCAAATACTTTGGCGGGTATAAATAAATTATACGATCCAAATTCAATTGTCGGGAAGGAAATCGAAGCTATGATTGAATCATATTCTGACCAAGAAGGAACTTATATTGTTAGCCGTAGAAAGTATTTAAAAACACTTATACCACAAGCAATTGAAGAACTGAAGACAGGAACGGTATATAATGGTCATGTTACGGGTACAACTCCATTTGGTGTTTTTGTTGAATTTAATGAGTGTCTAACAGGAATGATTCATAAGGCTAATATTCAGTCTGATTGGAGAGAAAGAATTTCTGATATACGACCTGGTATGGAAATTGACTTCTATGTTAAGGAAATTATTAAAGACAAAATTATCCTAACACAAGTTATTCGTGAATCACTATGGGATAATATTAAAATTGGACAAGTTATTGATGGTAGGGTTAAAGATAATAAAAACTTTGGAACCTTAATCTTATTGGATGACGAGACAATGGGTTTAATACACTCATCTGAATTGGAAAAATTGGGTAGAAAATTTCTACCTGATCAAGAAATAAGAGTTAAAGTTTTAGCGATTGATAGAACTAATCGAAAGATATTCCTTACCTCGATTTAAATTATCCAAAAATCATAAAAAATCCCACAAAAGTGTGGGATTTTTTATTGCTTGGGACTGTGATTATTTTATAAATAGATTATGAATATAGATAAATTTATTTCATTTGTATATCTCAATATTGATGGTGATAGAATTATTCTAACTAAGAAAATGAAATATGGATATAGATATTATTATCTGACTATGCATTTGCGATATGATAAAGTATCTACAAATACAATGGGAACTACCGGTGAATCTTCAAAAGAACTATCCATAGTTTTTGATACAAGAAATCAATGTATTGAAATTGGACAATGGGAAAATTATTTGGTTTTTGAAGATATTGATTTGTTAAATAAGTGGGTATCTATTTTAGAAGAATATTATACAAATAAAATATTAATTAATATTGATAGTATAGTCAATAAATTCCTGTCTAATACTTCAACTCGTGATAAGGATTTATGGAGACAATGGTCTGTTGGTAAAATAATTGATCCGACTGAGGATTAAGTTACATCCAATGGATATATAATCATGCTTTAATTCATAATCCTTTAATTTCTCCTCCCACCAATTTGATGCCTCATAAATTCTAAATTTATTTAAGTATTTCATATTAAATATTCTTTTTCCACACTGTCTTTATATGTGAAATCTATTTCAAATGATAGTGATTTTAGATCCAAATTCGATTCATTATATAAATGAATATAGAAGTCATTTCTAAGAGTAGTTAGATTATTCTCAATATCTGCAAATATTTTAGTTAATTTACTAATTGGTATAAATTCTTCCATTGAAAGTTCTTTCTCATGTTCAAATAGTAGATAGTTGCCACTGCCGATTAGATTGCCAAAATCGAGTATAAAGGTATATTGGAAATGGTATTCATTATCTGATTCTAAAGCCATTTCACTCCAAGATGTTTTTATAGAACCCCTACTTATCTCTTCTAATGTGCATATTTCATGTCCATCATCACGAAAAACAAACTGTGTTGATTTATAACTGACTTTACAATCCGGTATTTTATTTAAATAATCTAAAATATCATTGGGTGACCAATCTAAAATTTTTTTATTTATAGATTCATTCAATTTAGAAAATTTTTTCATCATCTAATATATATAAAAAAACCCCGATGATTTCATCGGGGTTGAAAGAAACTAATTGTTTAGATTATTTCTTTTTTTCATCCTTTTTAGGCTCAGTTGTTGGTGTGACAATTTCTGCCGTAGTAGATTGAATTGATTTTTTAACAGTGTTCAACATTTCGTATGCCAACAGTCCATTCATAGTTCCATTGACACCGCCTTCTCCACTACCACCGATTAATACTTGTGGCATTAATTGGATACCAGATTTTCCAATCTCTTCGGTGATTTTGTAGCTGGTGAAGTTTTCTTTACCCATTGCTTTAACAGCTAATTCATAAGATTCAGCGTTTGCTTTACCAATTGCCAAAATCTTTTCAGATTCTGCTTGACCGGTAAGGGCGATACGAGTGGATTCAGCTTTTGCTCTCAATTCAGTGGCTTGTGCATCTGCTTCAGCTGCGATTTTGATAGCGTCAGAATCACCTCTTTGTTTCTTAACAACTGCGTCAGCAGTTCTTTCAGAAATCATAACACCTTGTTCGGCTTTTACAACCTCTCTTTGCATTTCTGCAATTGCAGTTTCTTTTTCAAGAGATTGACGTTGAACTTGTGCTTTTTTCTGATTCTCAAACGTAATGATTTGCTCTTGTGCAATTTTACGAGAGGTTAATGTTTCCATTAGGGCTGCGGGAGGCGTAATGTCACCAATCAAAGTATCTACGGCGTAAACGTTATATTCTTCCAATACTTTTGAAATGTGAGCTTTAGCCTCAGTTTGTCTTTCTTGACGTGAAGTTAAGAAAGAGATAGCATCAGATCCTTGTGCTGAGTTACGGAAATAGTTTCCAATTGTCGGCTCAAGAACTTGTGATACAAGGTTATTCATATTTCCAAATCGAGCGATAACTTTAGGAGCTTCATTCATGGGAATGTGAATAATTTGTGATACGTCCAAATTAAATGTGAAACCATCTTTTGAACGAACAGTGATTGTGTTAAGGTTTTTATCCAAATTGTGAGATTCGTTACGAGCATTTGCCCAGTTAAGAACCAAGTTTGTTGTTGGAACAACCTCAACTTTTGTGGTGTATTTATTGATGGCATATTTACCAGGATTTAAAGGGTCCGCCCAAACACCTTTTTGTTCTTTTGATACAAGGTTACCATGTTTGAAGTTGGTACCTGTAACATCAACACCTTCATCACCATAATAAGACATAACAACACCAACATTACCAATTGGTACTTCTGTCATAGGTAATTCTTCAACTTGAATAGCCCAAGGGTTTAAGTTGTAAGAACCTGCTTGGATAATTTGTTGTTGTAAACCACGATTACCACCTTCGTTAAGAAATTCATCAAAATTTTGGAAGTTGTTGTGTTTAGCATTATCAACCAATTTACCAGCAATCGTACCAGGTTCAAGTGGTTCACCATCCAAGGTTGTAATAATACCAACCATATTATCTTGAATTTGTACTTGTGGCACAGTTGAGACTTCAAATAATAAAGTGTTGATTTTATAAACACCATTTGGGATAAAAGCTGATTGACGACCTTTTTGACCACCGTTATTCAAAAACGCCTCAGCATCTTGGAAGTTGTTACATTCCACTTTTCGTGAAAGGATTCGACCTGTTTTAATAATAGCACCATCTTTAGAGTTAATAAGACCGATGTGTCCTTCAGGAATAATAGTGAAGGATTGTTGATCAATCTCATATTGCCAAGGCCAATACCAATAATGAATACCGGGTGCTAGTGTCTTAGCTTGAAAACCTGCTTCGCCCTTTGTTGCGATGATACGATCATCATCAAGTTGCTTATTGGCTCCAAAAAGAACGAATTTCTTGGTTACCAATCCAATTTTATCTTCTGGTATGATAACGATACCAAAAAGACGGAAAATGAGTTTGTAAAAAACTAGTGAAAGTAAAATTGGAATTACCCACCAAAAAGAAATTAATGTTTGAATCATTGTTAAAAAATTTTATTTGTTTAGTTGTTAAAAAATATTGTTATTCGTGTTCATACTCTTCGGTACTTACACCTTCGGGAGTTATTGTAACTTTGACGTGATCACCAAATTGTTCTTTATAGAAATCTTGATCAAATACTTGAAGAAATTTTGACATTGAATCAACAGCTTTGGATAAAGATACATTATAATCAGGATTTGGTTTCTCTACCCTTCCTTCATATGTTCTTAGGTTTCTATTCCAGTTACCTTGATTAACTACTAAATTTGGATTTAGCGATTTTTCATTAAAACCATCAACATCTTCGTTAATCTCTGGATAGTCAATGTTTGCGGAGAATTTACACTCATCACCATCATTGAAATATGGTGTGTATTGTGTCCAAGATATTGACTTAAAATCCGGACAAGTATTAAATATTTCTTTCGCTCCTTTGAAGAATGCTTCTTGAGATTTTTTTTGTAATTCTTTTTTCAAAACTTGAATTTCTTTCTGTTTTGATTTTACTTCTTGAATAATTTCGTCGAGCGCCAAGCGCACTTTTTCTGTAATGTCCAGGTTTTTTTCGATGAACTGTTCTACTTCCGGATCACCATTTTGGTCTAACCAATCTGTAATCATTTTTCCTTCTTTTTCCATTTTATTACCAGTTTAATTCAAAGTCTTCTTCAAAAAAAATATCATTTTAATAATTTATGTTTAGTTATAGTTTATTTCTTTGGAAAGTTTTCGACTTTGGATAGTATTTCACCTAATGTCAATCCTAACAGATGGTCATAGTCTTTTCTGTCAATTTTAAAGTCTTTTTTGATTTTTTGCAACCCCCAGTCAATAATATCGAAGTGATGTCTGTATGGGTCTAAAATAGAAGATGCAATTGTTTCAATAAGAATTTTTTCTTTATTGTCAGATTGCTCATATTTTGTTTTGAATTCGACAGAGAAATTCTCAGCCTTATCAAAAATTTGAGATAAAGCTAAATCTCTTGTTTCTTGTAAAGTTAATTTTCTAAATGACCAGGTGTTACACTTAAGCCATTTATTATAACCCTCAAGTTTCATTAGTTTTTCAGTTGAGTATTTTGTCTTTCTTTCAGTTATATCCTGAATTCGATATTTTCCATCCCTTATAAGGTATTTGTATTGATTGTCTCGAATACAAACAATTATATCACCTTTTTTAAGGTCTTCCGCCTTATAACTTACATAGGTTCTTGTATCATATATTATTTGCGGAAAATCACTACCATCAACCATTTTAAAGTTGTCTAGTTTATAGTACCCGTTCCCTTTTATGGATATTCTACCTAGTCCATATCCTTTTTGATTTGGATCATTATGAAAATAATCTGTCTCATAAACTTGTCCAGATATTAATTTTCTACTATTTTTTTTAGAAATTACTTGCATTAGTCTTTAATTACAGATTTAAAACTTTTTTCTTTAATTTTTCTAAATGACGATGGGTAGTCAATTATACCATTTTGCATCCAATCTTTGAATTCCATATTTTCAAGATAGTCTTGAGCAGTTGGAATAAATTTCATTCCAAAATCCTCTAATATGTGTTGCTCACAAATATCTTTTGTGCAAACTTCGACATTATCAGATTGTCTTTTAAACATATATCCGAAAATTGGAATCATTACTTCTTTTACCCAAAACATATTATGTGTTAGAGCTCTGTGTCGATTATCTGCGATATATGCCTTAGAACAATCCATTTTTTCATGAATTGGCATATAATCTTCGGGTGTTCCACCAAATTTTAAAGCTGATGATTTTGAGTGCCTCCAAGCGTTAGCCATTTTCTTGTGTTTTAGTTAATAATTTGTCGAGATTAAATTCATCTATGCCGTCTAGTAAATCTTCTGTGAATGCTTTACATATTTCATAGATGGTAGATTTTGAATTATTATTTTTTATTTCATTATACAAAGATAAGGATAATTTTTCTGAAATCAAATTTATTTTATCAGATTTGTCACCAAGACCCAATAATACTAAATTAGTGTTTCTAATAGAATTTCTATCATCAATGGTCAGATTGTAATCTTCATCAATACCATTTAGTTTAATTTCTTTTTTAAATTGTTCTACTGAGAAAACAGGAATATAAAAGTATTGACCTGGAGATTCATTAACCTTATCACACCAATCTTTAGCTTCTTTTAGTCCCCATCCAGTTGTGGATTTAATCAATTTGACAAATTGTAACTTTTGTCCACCAACCCTATTCACTCTTATTATAGCTGTTTCCATTTAATATACTATTAATTTTGTTGAGTAATTTTGTTACTTTCTCTGATTTTTTATAATTTAAAAAATCACTTTTTTCATCATCCCAAAAAACAGAATCTAATTCAATATCACTAACACCTGATTGTTTTAAATCATTAATGTTACTTATTAAATTATCAAGAGTTTCTGTCAGAGAATCAAGTGGTATAATCATATAAGCTAATCCATAAGGTGATGGCTTTCCTTTATATCTTCCTCTCTTACTTATAGATCCATATTCTGCTAATATTTTAGTTTCTAAACATAGACTACTAGGTTTAAATTTATCACCGCTTAATATAATATCAATAGTTTTACTCATTAAAATGTTAAAATATTTTTAAGATCTATATAATCTTCCCTTTCATATCTATCTGTATCGCTGAATACATTTCTACTTTTTTTAAGTAAATATGTTTCAACTAATTTATCGTCAATTTTTTGAATTTGAGTTAAAATATCTTCTATTGATCCATCATAATTGTGAATAATGAAATCACTCATTTGATTTTTTCTATAATCATTCATTTCATTTTCAAAAATGGCATTGACTGTCGAAACAGCATCAAATGTTTCTTGTTGATATCGAAACATTCTATCTTGTTTAGGTGACATAATACAAACTATTTTGTCAAATTTTTTAACCCAGTTTCTCTCATAAATAAGTGAGGATAAAAACATAGTGTATTGGTAACCACTTTCTTTTTCAGCAGTTTTCTTTTTGAATCTATCATAGGCTTCAAATAATTCAAACTCCACTAAATCTATTAGATGATTGAATTTATCATCAGTATCGAAAGCGATGGGATTTATATATCCATTAAATACATATTCTTTGCCAAATTGTTTTTGGACAGAATTTATTAATTCAGGTTTGTAGTTTAAAAGGTATTTAAGTACCGTATCAGCATCAAAAATAGGAACTCCTAACTTCTTAAATAGTTGAGCTACACCATGTTTTCCTGATTTTCTTGAGCCAGTTAAGGCAACGTCTAATAATTTATAGTCCATAGAGAAGTACAAATTTAATAAATATTATGTAAAAAACCAAATAAAAATGAAATATTCGGCGGAAGATATTGGATTTATTGTATATAATAATCGTTCAGTTAATGGGACTGTTAAAAATTTCTTAGATCCTAATATAAATTCAACTAAATTAATTGAAATTGAGAAGAAATTTCACTGGGCAAAGTCTGTTTATTCTAATTTAGAGAAAATGGTCGAAATTAATACTACTCTTTTGGATTTGACTGCTGATGATGAAGTTATTACACAAAGTGATCTCTCAAACTTATCTGACTTTTTTCATGAAAATTCAGGAAAGTATTCGGATAACGAAATTGATTTTTTACAAAAAAGAAAAATACCAATAGATTTAGTAAATGAGTGGAAGTTTCTTGGATTGTCCAATTTTAAAAATAAAAATGATTTAGTAAAAATAGGAGCTACTTGTCATCCTATATTAAAAACATTTTTAGAGGATGGAATTGATGAGGGTGGAATTGTTCAACCACTATTTAAAGATAATAAGCTTGTTAATTGCTCAATAAGAAGATTAAGTGATGTGGGTAAATTAAAATATACTTTGGCAGTTCCAGATGTTCCTGTTTGGGGATTGGATGATGTAGAAAATGAAGAGGTTTGGATATGTGAGGGACTATTCGATATGATAACTCTAAGGCACTTTGGTGTTAAATCTGTTTCTCCATCCTCGGCAATGTGGTCTGGTATTCAACTTTACCAACTTTTAAACAAAAATCCTAAAAATATTATAATATTTTCAGATAATGATAGAGTCGGACTAAAGACTGGGGCTATAATGCACAAATTTTTTAATTTAGTTGGAATACCATCTGTCACAATTAGGTCTAAGGAATGTAAAGATGCTTCAGAACATTTCTTTGAGAAAGGTTTGAGTATGAATGATTTGGAATATGTAAAGATTACAACAAGTATGATAGATAAGAAAAATGATAACTCGTTTGATTTTCTTAAATATCTACAAAACAGAAAATTTTAATTAAAATTTAATATATAATAAAAAAACTAAACACATGATAGTTACTAGAGTGGCTCCTTCACCAACGGGGATTTTTCATTTAGGCACATTAAGAACGGCTTTATTAAATTATTTAATGGCTCGAGCTAATAATGGTAAATTTATACTTCGTATTGATGATACGGATCAAGAAAGAAATAAACAAGAGTATATAGATTATATCTATGATCAAATGAATGAATTTGGATTGGATTATGATATAACTTTCCGTGAATCTGAAAGATTGGATAGATATAAAGAAGTTGCTGAAAAAATAGGAATTGAAGGTGAGAATGGATTAGAGTTAGATATGGGATCTTATAAAATGGTAATTCTTAGAAAAAATGGATTTCCAACTTATAACTTTTGCTCAACTTTGGATGACTATGATTATGACATAACACATATAATAAGAGGAGTTGACCATATTAGTAATTTGCCAAAGCAAGAAAAGGTATGGGAGGAAATATGTAAGGTTGAGGGAGAGAAAAAGTTTCCAGAGGTAATACACGCTGGTTTATTATTTGAGGGAAATAAAAAACTTTCCAAAAGAAGTGGAAATGGAACAACCGAGGACTATAAGGATTTTAATAAAAAGGCTTTATTAAATTGGTTATTTAAGTTTGGGTGGTCACATCCAGATCCTAATTTTGATAAACATCATCCTACTATGAGTATGGAGGAAATGATAGGATTTTTTAATAAAGGTAATATCTCTAACAGAAATTGTAAAATTGATAAAAATAAACTACTTTTTTTAAATAAAGTTTGGAATAAGAAAGATGGACAGGGATCTGTTGTTAAGAAATTCGAATCTTTTATGTCTATTTATAAAAAGTATGGAAAAGCATGATAAAAAAATATTCTCAATTTCTAAATGAGAAGCTCGATAATAAATTTTTATCTAATTGGGATAAAATAGATAACTTATCAGATGGTGAAGTTTCTTTAACAATTTCATATTTTAAAAGACACAGAAGTGATTTAGCAAAAAAGATAAAATCATTATCATCCTACTATGAATCATATTTTTCAAATTTAGCTAGTGGTGATTCAGACCCAGAGGAGGATTTCTCTGATATGCAAAAGATACTAGATGTAACTGGTTACACATTGGATATAATAAAAAAACTTTTTGATAGTAAAGTATCTAAATTGATTTCACAAGATTTCAAAATGTTTATTGATGAATTTCATCTAAATGATGTTAATGGGTATGTTGATACTTATTTATATTATTTAAATGATAAATTAAATTTAAATTATTCATGTTCACTTGGTGGTGAGGGTTGGGTATCAGCTCTAAATGATAGTCCCGAAGAGTGGATAATTAAATATTCTTATGGATATCATAATACACTATATGGCCAATTATTACTAAAAACAATTAATTTAACTCCTGAGAAATTTATTGAAATGGTCGGATCAAAAATCGCTGAATACATTAAAAATCAATTAATTGAAAATATTTCATATTATATAAATCATAATAAATTGGGATCTAATTATGCTCAGTTTTTACCCTCTGTAATTGATAAATATGTTATTAATGATGATGATGGATGTTTTGTTTACTATGAAAGCATTGTGGATGAATTAAATAATTTTTTAAATAGTGATATAGGTACAAAAACATTAGTGGATTTTGTATTGCAAACTTCTAATTTTTATAATTTACAATTAAAAGATACCGGCGAGTATCTTTATATTCATATAAACAATATCTCATCGAATTAATTTCTTATTTTATTGTATGAGTCAAAATATGAATCTTTTCTTTTAATACTATTTAAAATTCTTTTAGTTATACATAAATTTTGAATATTTGCAATTTCTTCTAGTGGTATGTTGTTTTGATATCCATAATAAATACTTATTTTATGATCAATTGTTGGATAAAATTCTGAATTAAAATGATAAATTTTTAAATTTTCTTTAATATATTCATCATCATAAAAATCATGTCCATTCCACTTCTCAAATAATTCATTTTTTATTTTTTTAGTCAATAATCTAACTTTATCCCGATAAATTTCATAGTCTTTTTTATTTCTACTTATTAATTGATTTCCATTTTTAATTCTGGTTTTTTCCATTTTTAATTTACACTCATCGGTGATTGCATAATTGGTAACTCCATATTTTTCAATGCAAGTTTTAATAATTTTCGATTTGTAATCATTTGATGATTGGTAGAATTCCGTCCCATAGTGATTTAGACAAGATATTTTAGTTTTTTCTTTAAATTCTTGAGTTTGAGTATAACTTTCAACTCCGTATTTTTCTTTTATAGTTTTTTTTCTTTTAATCGTGGAGCATTTTTCGCAATATTTTAGTCCATCATATTTTGTCTGGATTATATATGTATAGTAACACATGCTTACTTTTGAAGTACACACATCACAAATAGCGGTTATTTTTACTTTAGATGTTTTGGATAATAATTCTAATGGGACTTTTATGTATTTACCACTTACATCCAATCCTATGTTTTTATAGAATGATTTAATTTTCGGGTTATTTCTTATTTCTACCTCTTTTTCTAATATCATTAATTTATATATTAAAATATACCACTTTCCTCTATACCTTTTTAACTTTTTTTTATTATTTGATATAATAAATATGAATAATAAGATACCAGAGGAGGATAAACGTATTAAAATATCAATAAGTATTGATCCATATCTTAATAAAAAATTACAAGAGATTGCGATATCTAAAAAATTTTACAAAAAGTCAAGATTATTGGAATACTTGATAAAAAAATATATTGAAGAAAATGATAATTAATTTAAAAAGTCAGAATGATCTTTCAGGATTTTATATAGTTTATGAGGGTTCAACAAATTTAGAAAAACCAGGATGGTATGGTTTGTCTCACCTCATGGAACACCTTTTGTGCAAGACATTTTTCCACCTATTGGAGGATTTTGATAGAGATGGCATTGACTGGAATGCAAGTACAAGTACTAATGAGATTATTTTCCATTTTACTGGTTTGGAATCAAAATTGGATAAGTATCGAAATAAAATTTTAAAAGCAGTTTCTAATTTTGATATTACCAAGGAACAATTTGAAAATGAAAGAAATATCGTCTTATCTGAATACGAAGATTGTTTTAATGAACAATCTTCATCACATTATCTAAATTTATATAGAAAATTATTTAATGATTTTGATCCTATTGGTCTAAGAGAGGATTTGGAAAATTTAAAATTTATGGATTGTTTGAATTTCTTTGAAACTCAATACATGAATCCAACCAAGATCATTAATGTTTCAAAAACAAAAAAATTAAAAAATTTAGATATTGACTTCTCTGATAGAAAAATAAATAAGACAATTGAATATTCAAATCATAATGTTCCTTTTGAACTCGGAAATCAATTTAAAGATAAGACATCTTTAATCATGTTAAGTCCGGTTTTGAATGAGGATAATAATAAAATACACTTTTTGAATTCAATGATATCACTTGGACTAAAATCTCCTCTTTACCAAGAAGTTAGAGAAGAAAAGGGATTAGTATATTTTATACATTGCTATCAATCAAGACATAATTTGCAAGGAATTACAAATATTTCAACACAAACTTCTAATAAAAATGTTAATGCTGTCATTGATGCTGTTGAGAAGGTTTTTAAAAACAAAGATAAATTTCTAAATAAGGATAGATTTAATCTAGTTAAAGATTATTATATGGCTCGTCGAGACAAGGAAGAAATTTTAAGATATGGTAGTATTGGAAAGTATCTTGTTCCAGATGGATGGTCCGTTTATGATATTTTAGACACTATTAAGTTAAAAGATATAAAAGATGTTTTTGAAAAAAATTATGATTTTTCCAAGTTTTATATTTCAAGCGATAAAAAAGAATTTTCAAAATAGTTTTCAAAATTGAGAGGATCCCAACTGTTTGACCTTTTTATTTTTCTATTATATTCTGATGGTAATAATTGTAAATTTGAATAGTGGTTTAATTTAATTATATCTTCTTCATTTTTTGCAGTACATAGAGGTATTATATGGTCAATGTCATAAGAGTTACTATATGTAAATCCATATGAATTGTTATTAAGATGATCTAATAATTCATTAAACGAACATCCTAAAATATCCATTGTTTTTGATTTTTTTAAATACCCTCCTTTTTTTATTGATTTTCTAATCAATGTTGATATACTATATCTAAGTCTAAATAATTCATCATTATTATACTTTTCATTGAATCTTTTTTTAATAATTTCTCTATTAATTGGATTTTTGGATCTATATTCTTTTTGATATTTTAGTATTTCCTCTTTATTCTTATCGTAATTGTTTTTCCGAGTTTCTTTGATTTTATCTTTATTTATATCTCGATACACATTATTATATTCTATTATTTTATTTTTATTTAATTTTTTATAATGTTTATTATACTTGTTAATTTCATCACGTCTATTGTTGTGGTTTTTTTTAATGATGTGTTTATTATTTTTATAATAATCTTTGAAGCAATCTTTACAATGAGATTGTAATCCATCTTTATATTTTATATTTTTACTGAATTCCTTTTCATTTTTTTCAAAATTGCATTTTTTGCATTTTTTCATAATCTTTTCTATATTTTTAATATATATTAAATACAGAAATAATAAAAAAGAATTTAAATAATGCAATCTATTTGGCTAGATGAAAGTGACTTCCCGTCTTTTAATAAAGATGATAAGGAATTAGTAGAAAAATTAAATAAGATAGGTGAGAAGTGGGTATTTGAGCTTGATACTCCTCAAAATAGAAAAAAAATGAAAATCGAATTTTCAGATATAATTCAAAAACATTATTTACCACACAATAGAAATCTAAAAATTGAAGATATTCTCGATGATAAAAAAGATATTTGATTGGAATTATAATGGAGTGGTTATAACATTATATGAGGATGTGTCGATTGTAGATAACACTATTCTTAAGGGACGTAAATCTGATTCTGATATCAATTTTATAATTGCTGGTACTCATATTATAGAGAAACTTTATTCTTCTTATCTTTCTGATGAAAGAGATAAAAAATTAATGGAATTACTACAATGATTCGATATATTGGAAATAAATTGGAGTTATCAGATTTTATTTTGCCATTTTGCCCAAAAAATCCAAAATATTGGATAGAACCATTTGGTGGTATGATGGGATTATACTTTTCTTTGAATCTAAAGGAATACCCAGATACTAAATTTATTTATAATGATATTAACCCATTGAATTCAAATCTTTTTGAACAATTAAAATCACAGAAATTTATCAATAGGTTGGATTCAACAACACTAAATGAGGATACTTTTAATAAGTCTTTTGAGGATATTAATTCCAGATTTAAAAGTGATAGAGCTCTAGCTTGGTTAATAATTTTATGTTCTTCTAATATGAAGGATCTAATGAGTCGTGAGTATATCGGTAGTTCCAATTTTGAGATTTTTAAATATAAAATAAAAAGGTATAAAGAATATTTTGATAGATTAGAAATCCATAATGTGGATTATAAAAAAATAATTCAAAAGTATGATACTGACTCGGATACTTTCATATATTTGGATCCGCCCTATAAAGGCTATTCAAAATATTACACATTTCATAATTTTGATGATGATTCACATTTTGAGCTCTTTAATTTTTTATCTTCTGTTAAATCTAATTGGATATTAAGTTCTTATAATTTTCCAGAAATGAAAGAGTGGTATAAAGATCATAAAATAGTTTCCAAGAAACAAGTTATGGGTACGGAATTTCTGATTATAAAATCTTAATATATAATTTATGAAACATTTGAAATATTTTAATTCATTCTCATTAAATGAGGGTTATTACGATGATCCGGATTTCCAAGGAAAAACTATGGTTAGTAATTTTGGTGGATTTAAAGAGGATGATAATATTATAAGAAAAAATGATGAATCTAAAATCGTAGGTAAAATTCACCATATTTGGAAGGATGATGATGGTAATGCTATTTTTGTTTGTAAAATATCAGGCGGATTACAAAAATTAAAAGCTGATGAAATATCTAAGGTTTAGACCTTATATAACCCAACATCATAGCAAATAATACCAGATTTCTTGCCAGCTTCACCATAATCAAGAAAATGTCCTAATTTAACCATTATAGGAAAATTTCCTATTTCATGAGTTGTGGTTGTTTCTTTTTCTATCCACTCTTTATTCATTTCTCCAATACCATATACTAATCTAATAACATTGGTTTCACCGATTAGTTTATTGAATATTTCATTCATTCCATCATATATTTCCTTAGCAATTTCCTCAATTGCCTCTGGTTTTGTTACACATCCTGGTATAATCGACTTATCCATCGGGACAACTATAACATCTTTATATTTTTGATTTATATGATCCGCTAATCTAATGACTTCATCTTTCAAATCCTTTGGTAAAAGATTAAATAAATTGCAGTATGATAACCAGTTCAATCGATGATCTTTGGGAAAACAAACTCTGGCATATAAGACGCCATACTCTTGCATTTCTCCAAAATTCCATCTATTCGGATCATCTTTTGGTCTGTTATTTAACTTAGTAATTTGATTTTACATAATCAATAAGTTTTAGTAGATTGTGTGTATTGTGTGGATATTTATCCAACATTTTTTCTAAAAATGCAATTCTGCCTTTTTTATATAAATCCCCATAGGATGCAAACTCGTTATAAATTCCTTGCTCCCATTCTAATAGCTTATCATAATCTCTTTCAACTATTTTCATATCAAAAGAATTAAATATTTCTGATAACGGAGTATTTGGAATATGGTTTTTAGTGTCCAATATCATTTGCTTTACTTCTAAAATATCTGGATTATTTTTATCAGTGCAAGAGTTTATGAAAAAATCAGCAGACATTTCTTCGTTGTTTTGTTTTTTTGGATCATAAACTATATCATGAAATAAAGCACAAAGCACTAATTTATCATATTCCTTCTGACTTAGATTATCTTTATATTCATTGATCTGATCAATCAAATCTAATAAATGATTTTGTGTGTGATAAGATCTTTGAGATTCATTCCACATTGTTAAAAGTAAATTATAATCTACTTTAATTCCCCATTTATCTAATATTTCCTGCATTTTTATTAATTTTTTATTAATTATATATTAAAAATATCTGGTGACAATTGCTGGTTCTCCATATAATACTTTATTTACTTTATTATTTGTATCATTTATTATTTGTCTTCGAACAGATAGTTCCAATAATAATAAATCATCTTCATCTAAGTCAGTTTCAGGATCTAATTTTATTTTTTCCATAACAGATATTGCTATGATAGGATCATAATCAAACTTTTTGAATAATGTTTTCATTATTTTTATTTGCTCAGATAATTTTAAATACTTGAAATTATTGATAGTTTCGGGAGCATATGTTATTAATCTCATTAATAATTCAATATCATTAGGATCTTCGGTATTATCTGAGTAATCTTCTCTATTGAAAATTAAATGTAGTTTGTTCCAAAGTTCTAATGAATTGGAATTTTTTATACTACGAATATAAAATATTAAATCTTCACTTCTGTAAACTTTATTTAAATTATCATCATCAAAGATTTTGATGTGATTAATTGAGCTAATACTCATTAATAATTCATCACATGGGTTTATTTCAATTTTTTCTTCCTGTGGAAAATCTAGATGATATATTTTTATATTAACTCCTTTTTCTTCTTGAAAGAACTTTGTTAATTGTTCACTTAGAACTAATTTGAAATATTTATTTAATTTATCCTCATACTTTTTATATGTTTTTGCATACTTATCTGAGAAACACTTTCTATTTATATCTGTCATATTTCGATGAAGAACATATTGGCACATTTTAATTTCCAATTCATCTAGAGCTGCATTTAATTCATCACTCTTTTTAAAAAGTCTTATGGCAGAGTGGGCTGGACTTAGTATATTTGTGAGTTTTAATTCACCAGTATTAATAAAGTCTTCAAATCCTTTGGTGTAGTAGAATTTATCTTCTTCAATTAGATATCCAATTTGAGTACAATTTATATCAAATGAGTTTATAATTAATTGAGGATCAGTGCTATTAGCTGAATAGTTTATATAATTAAATATTCCTTCATTTTCAGTATCATTTATTATGTAAAATTCTTTATTATTGGATGTATGTGAAAATCCGGAATAATCATCTTCATAATATTTTATTTCCTTTTTGAGGTAGTAGAGTTTTTTATTATCATACCAATCATTTTTAACTTCGTTCTTTTCAATTATACTTTCAAATTGAAAAATATCAATATCATTAATAACGGCTTTATTTCCTGATGCAAATTCCCACACTAAATTTGCCAAACTCCCTCCTGCCAAAAATCCCCTTTTTGGTAAGTTATATAATTTTAATTCATTAATAGCTTTTCGAGCTAATGATTCAATATTATGCATTCGTTTTTATTTTAAAAGTTGAAAATAAATCCTTTTTTAATTCTTGCATCCCTTCAGTTGCATTTTTTTGAATATGATAGAAGAAAAATTCTCTCATTTTTGGTAAGTAAAAATCTTTGTCTCCTGGGTCGACATAGTATATTAATGCGGTTTCTGGAATCAAAAATGGTATTTGATTTGCTGGAGCTACTTGCATTGAAGTTCCTACTATTACACACACATCAGCATTTTTTGCTGCATCCATAGCTTTGTTAACACGATCATAGTTTAATTCTTCACCAAACCAAACAATATCAGGTCTCAATTGTTCTCCATCATCTGCTAATTGTCCAAGTTTTAATTCTTCTTTCCATTCAACAACTAAGTTTGGATCTTTTTCACTTCTTAGTTTTGTTATTTCACCATGTAGGTGTATTACATTTGTAGAACCTGCCATTTCATGTAAAGGATCGACGTTTTGTGTAGCTATTGTAACATCAAAATATTTTTCCAATTCTGCCAAAATTTTATGAGCTTTATTTGGTTTTACTGAGCCCACATCTTTTCTTCTAAAATTATAAAAATCTATGACGGTTTGTGGATCTTTTTTCCAAGCATCAATATGTGCTACTTTCATTACATCATAATTGTTCCACAATCCACCAGAATCTCTAAAAGTGTCAATTCCACTTTCTTTTGAAATTCCAGCACCACTAAATACTAATATCTTCTTTTTCATAAGAATTATATTTTTTAATTAGTCTGATGTTGTGATAATTCTGGCATATGTTTTTTTACAAACTTTTCTGCTTCTTCTCTTCTCCAAGTTGTTTTTTCTCTATCTTGAATAACTCGGTTATATGGGGCTCTTTGAACAATTTGAAATGGTAATTTACATTCAGATTTTATCCATTCAATTAAATCTGTCATTGTATTTGGAATATACCAATAATAATATTCTTCTGATTCAGGAATTATTATATCATATAATTCATGTAATTCTTCACGAGCACAATCTGTTGATGATAGGAAGTATTTTAATGACCAATATTCATGTGGATTTCCAGTTACTTTCTCGACCATTTTCCAGAAAAAGTCATTGTATTGTTTAGCTCTATCCCAAGCTTGTTGTCTATCTTCATCTGTTTCAGAAAATTTTCCTTTTACTACATTTACTGCGTCTGAATAATATCTTATTTTAAAAATTGTATAATCTTTAGGAGTTAAAGATTCATTGAATGTCTCTATATCTTTAATATATTTCATTTTCATATATATAAAAATTCCATGCTAAAAAGCATGGAACCTATTAGTTAATTTCTTCACCTGTTTCTTTGTAAGCTGGATTGATTACTTTCAATCGAAGTTTTGTTCCATCTTTAGCATTTCTATCAATGTATGGTCGAATAACAACACCTTCTCGGATATGTAATTCGTTTCCAGACACCAATTCCTTTCCTTTGCACATTTCAACAATATTTGTTGGTAAAATGAAATCGATTTTAGTTTTATGAATTCCTCTTTCAGGATCAGAAAATATAACAATTTCCTTTTTATCTAAATTGATATTTCCATCAAAAACAACTGGGACCCAAATATTTCTTAAATCAGTTGGAACTACATCATATGGAATTGATTCACCATTTAATCGAACATCAAATATTCTTACAGTAGGCTTTGTTTGACCATATGTATATCCACTTTGAATTGGAATTACTTCACCAAAAATTTGAATTACACCAGATTCAAAATTTTGTCTGATTTTTTCAATTAAATTTTCATTTTTTGAAGCAATCCAATATGCATTATCATCACTTTCTTCAATTGTTAATCCATTCTTCAAAAGACCTTTTGAAGAAACAATTGTTTCATTTACATCAACATTATGAGCTAAAATAAATTGACTACCATGTAATTTTTCGGTAATAACAACCCTTTCACCATCAATTAAGTCATTAACATATACACCGACGTGCTCACAATCATGAGATCCAACGAATGGCATATCATAGGTTTTAACTTTACCAGCTAACTGTGTTGGAATTGGCGGTTCGTAATGTGTGATGCCCAATAATTCTGAAATGTCTAACCCAATTGGGTAATCATTCATATTAGGAACAAGAAATTTCGGAATGATAATTCCAGAAGAAATTTCACCACGCAGACGAACTGCTTTTACTCTGTCTTTTGTTGGACCAGCAAGGTATTTTTCAAATTCATTTTTGATATCGCCTGTTAATATAGATTTTTCTGGGGCGAAAATTACTTCATCACCATCATTATATAATCCTTTCTGAACAACAACTTGATATGATCCTACTTTGCATAGTGATAAATTATCCGCTGATGGATGTGTAAAAATCCTTATTATCTCTTTTGAAACTTTCCACTGACTCATTATGATTTTTATTTTTTACAAAAATACAATATTTTTTCATAAATTCAAAGAATTGATACTTATTATTTTTACCATATCCATATTCTTTATGAAATTTTTTATGACATATTTCACATAGACAGACACCATTTTTTGTGCTTAGTCTTTCATCTATGTTATCATGATAGGAATTTAAATGATGACTGATTAGATTTCCGCCGCGATCATCTCCACAGACTATGCATTGAAATTGATATTTTTCTTTTATTTGAAATCTCCATTTATCATAACCTTCATATAATCGTTTATCATTTCTCGATTCATCACTTAGTAGTGGATTGTATCTAGGATTATTTTTACCACTTCGATTGGAATCAGTTTCCTTCTTCCTACACCCGCAAGATTTTACCCTAGTATTACTTCTAATTATTTTTTCTTTCCCACATTTACACTTAGCTAACCACAAGGATATTCTATTTTTATCCATTTCAATAAATTTGATTAAAATGAAGTCATTTAATTTTAGATTGATCCTATTTTTTGGCTTAATTCCCGTTTTAATACATCCGCAAGATTTTGTTTTGCCAATTTTGAGATTATATCCCTTAATAATTTTTTTATTGCCACAATCACATTGACATAACCACATTCTTTCATTCCTTTTATTTTTGTTTACTTCTTCTAACACTATTAGATTTGCATATTTATCTCCTATCATATTTGTATATATTAATCTTTTACATCTTAATGCTGATTTTGTGAATTTAAGATAGAAATATTATTATAATAATATATAATTAAAAGCTTTAACTATTAATGAAAATTCAAGGTAAATCACCTCTTGTCACTATAAGAAAAAAACTGCCAAATATCACTCAAAATGATCAATTGAATATTTCATCTATTAGTGAAAATAGTGTTGTTTCTATTGATACAAAAAGAATATCCGATGTTACAAAAAAGACATTCTCTATACGATTGAAAAAATGGGTTGAGCCTTATAGAATTTCTGGGGTTGATTATTCACTTTTTTATACAGAGGTAGATCATAATTATAAATTAGGAGATAGAGTTTTCATTGAGGGTGGATTTTATGATTCTGATAATTTTATTATTAATAATAGATATAAAAAAGGTGTTGATGGATATAAAGTTTTATATGTTGATAGATGTAAGATAGTTTTAGATATAAAATATGTTGGTCAATTACCGACAAATGAAGAAGAAATAGATAATTTTGTTAAAATATATGTAGCGTCTAATCAATATGAGTTTGACTATTATTGTCAAGTTTTATCAATGAGAAGTGATAGTGGTGTTATTCAAAATAAATTTGATATTGGATTTAATAATTTCCTATTTCTTAATGGGACTTTTTCAATAGTTGATGGTGAGTATAACTTACAATCTTTTGCTTCCGATTTTTCATTATCAGGTACATATTCATCTTTGGGTAATTCATTTGTTGTTCGTGGAAATACATCATCAAATAACTATTTTGTAAACATAACATCAGATGTTATATCAAATAACATTATTCCTTATTTAAATTCTGGATGGACTCAGTCGTTATCAGGATTTTATAACAACGGAAAGTTGAGAATAATGAATGGAAATTTTGAGAGTGGTGGAGTTAAATTTAAGAATGAATATATTTATTATTTTGATACACTAGAAAGTAAGTGGAAAATAGATAAAACATATTTACCAACTATTATCACTGAACAACATTTTAGGAGAGGCTTTTTAAAAAGTGGAACATATAATCAAGGACTTCTTGGACAACATGAGGAAAGAATATCCTATGTTGGAGATAATATAAAATGGAATCTTGGGTCCACGTTAAATGTTGATTGGAAGTCTGGAATTTTAGATTCTACAATTGTCAATAATAATTCATATTTTACGGTTTTTGACAGATATGAGATTCCACAAATACGAGCAAATTCATCAAATAATGGTGGTAGTGGGTATAATTATATTTTCAATACAAATTTTACGGGAGGTGATGTAATTAATGGTAATATATTTAATATGGCTGTTGTCTATGGTACAAATTCTGTAACAACATCAGTTTTACAAGATTACTTAACTAATACTTCTACTACATATTCAATAAATATAAGAGGTGGTGTTTATTATAATAGCGATATATTATTTGCTAATATAAGTAATTCGACAATTATAAGTTCTTATGTTTTTAATTCATTATTACAAAAGTGTAAATCAGTTAATTCAGAAATTGCCGCTTCTGTATTTTTAGATTCAACTTGGTTATCAGATAAAATAGTTAAGATTCAAGAATATGAGGAAAGTAATATTATTTGGTATGATTCAAATATGGATGTTCCTTATAAAATGTACAAATTTTATTTGACAGATACTAATTGGTTAAGATTGAGGGAATTTCAGAATTTTTACTTCCAAGATCTTGGAATTAATATTCCGAGTACCGAATTACTTAACTTCTTTGATGATAAATTTTCAATAGGATACTATAATCAAACTTATGATATCCCGGGATCTAAACCAGAACGTAAGGTATTAGTTCAATTATCAACTAAGGAGGAGAATAGAAATTCTCCGGGTATAATCTCTGGAACGGCAACATTATTAGTTCCAAATGATATTGCACTACCATCATTGGATATTTTTATTTCTTTAGGTGAAGATTTTGATTATGGAACATCTTCTAGTTCAACAAGACCATTTATTGGAGACACTATTGACATCTCAAAAGCATATATACTTGATTCTGATTTTGTTAGTGGATTATTTAAAAACTCAAAATGGGTAACGGGTAATTACTTTAATTATAATGCCGACTATTCATTTGAATCTAAAAATGGATATATTGCATCTGTAACATCATCTACAAATGAAATTTCATTACCAATTGGTGGTAAAAAAAGAAATGATATTATTGGCAGCACTAATTCTGTTTCTAATATAGCTTTTATTAATGGATTATACTATGATTCTAATTTGAATGGTGGTGATAATTTAATTCCAATGCCAGATACTTATAAAATAAATTCAATTACATCTGGAACAAGTTCGAGAAATATTTACTTACAGGATATTTATACACAATCTGTTATTACTGGATTTACAGATTTTAGTTCACAGAAGTATTTAAAGACAATGAATGCCAAAAATTCTTGGAATTATTTGCATCCTGTTAAGTTCCAAAATTCAATAATATCTTCTGGTATTTTTAGAAGAGCCTATTTTGAAAATTGTGTTGTCGATAATTTTGAATTTGATGTTAAGGATAGAGAACTTAGTAATTTATCTAATCTTAGAAAGCTTTTACTATCTGATATTATATTTAGTAACAACAAAAATACAATCAAGAGTGGTTTAGTTCAATACTCACATTTCATTTCTGGAAGTGATGTTTGGTCAGGTGGGATTTTCCATAATGGATATTGGAATACATCTTCTTTTACTTATTCAATATCACCAACTTCTTCAAGTAATTATTGGTTAAAATCCGGCGGATTTAAAAATGGTATATTCAGAAATAGTACTTGGGATGATGGTGTTTTTGAAAACGGATTATTCTATAAAAATACAACAAATTTGCCTGGAAATGCCAATGTTTATGATCAAACATATGATGCTTATTATTATGATAATAATGGTGTGGATAATAAAACAAGGTGGTCTTGGAAAAATGGAACTTTTAAAAATGGAGATTTTGAAAAAAGTAATTTTGAATATGGATCATTTGTTGGTGGTAATTTCTATGATTCTAACTTTTTAACTGGGTTGGTTACTGGTGGTAATTTTGGAAAAACTAATATACCATATAAAAATACGAGAGTATGGACAGGAACATTTAGTAATGTGAATGTTATTAATGCGAATTTTAAATGTGAGGATCCACAATCAAACTTTGCAAACAATTCATCTATTGAATGGAAAGATGGTGTTTTTAATGCGGGTGTTTTTGGTGTTAGTATGTTAAATACTTATGATGATACGTATCCTTATTCCTCTACATGGTATGATGGTATATTTAATGGCGGAGAATTTACAGATGTCGCATCTTGGAAAAATGGTATTTTTAATGGTGGTAAATTTACTTCACATTATTATTTATTTGATGGATCGATCGTAACACCTTTTATGTATCTTGGATATACATCTGATAAATTTAGTTGGCAAAATGGTAAATTTAATGGTGGTGAATTTGGATCTGGATCAACAGAGAGTAATTCGACTTGGTACACTGGTGAATTTAATGGTGGTAAATTTAAGGGTAAATATTGGAGAAATGGTATATTCACAAGAGGACAATTTGAAGGACATGCTTCTAATTTAAGAACTAACGTTGGAGACACAGATGTTGCTAACTATAATGAATTTATAAGAACTTATAATGCGTATTATTATGGATATTGGCAAGATGGATTTGTTAGTAAGAATAAAGATAGATTTATTACAGATGAAAAAATCTATACAGAAATAGAAAGAATATCAACCAAGAGAAGAAAGAAACCTGATACATCCTTTAAAAACATGTTATGGTTTTCTGGAACATTCTCAAATTTTGATGCTACGATGGATAATTCTATTTGGTTAGATGGTACTTTCCAAGATGGATATTTTGTCAATTCTGCTTTTAATCCTTATATTAATTTAATTGATGAAAGAATTTTTGGAATATCAAAAATTAATGATGTTTATAAAATAAGCGGAACACAAACATATTATCAATTTAACACAATAGAAATCGGTGTTCCTTATACATTTACAATTGATGTTAAATCAAATAACAATTCAGATGTTTGGGTTGATTTTATAGATCCTGCTAATAAGGTTGTTGATAGTACAGATGGTCCAGGTATTTATAGTGTTTCATGGACAGCATCTAATACCACATCATTCCAATTGATAATTCAGGGAACATCTATTGATATTAAATCAATATTTTTATATCCAGGGACTCAAAGTGGATTTAGAGGAGAAACTTGTATTTGGGAAAATGGTGAAGCTTATTCATCGGATTTTTATTATTCTACATGGAAGCAAGGTGTTTTTGATTCTTACGCAAATTCTACTCAGGGAAATTCTTGGGGTATTATTTGGAAAAATGGAATTGCAAAATACATGAATGCTTATAATGTTCTATGGGAAAATGGTATTTGGAAGAATGGTAACTGGAATGGATCTCCATTTACACAAACTGCGACATACTCTGGGGTTGTAGTCTATCCAGGATTTACAAGTGATATTATATTGAATATTTCGACATATGCCTCACAATCATTTTCTAATTCATTTAATTCCTTATATTCAAATTGGGATAAGATACACATTAATAACTCATTTTTAGGAACAAATAGTTATTCTGATTATAATAATGACTTATATGGTATAACTGCATCATTATCTCTACCAACAGGCGTCGGATATAAGAAAGAATTTTCAATAATTGGATATGATCTATTAACAGAGAATTATGATTGGTCTTACTTTTTGGTTAATGGGACATCATCATATACAACTTGGACTTCAACCGGGCAATACCCTGTTGATAGTGTTGTAGTTTATAATAATCTATTATACTTTAATACTACTGGAAATAACAATCCACAATTACCTCCTGATTTAGATGCTGTGAATTGGACATTTAGTGGCGGTGGTGGAGTTTACCAATGGAATCCATTGGGATCCTATACATTTAATGATTTAGTTCTTTATAATGGGTTTGTTTTTGAAAATCAAACCGGAGTTAATGGGTATAATCCAATTTACGGTGAGGTTTTAACAAGATTTGGAAATGGATATTTTCTTTCCGGTGTTTGGGAAAATGGAATATGGAATGAAGGGTGGAGAGAAGATTTGACAACTATCTTCTGTGATAATTTGGCACAATTTGACAATAGTTTAAAAAATAAAGCATATAAGAATAATATTTGGACATGGACATTTGATTTGAATGTTTTGAATGTTGGTGCTAATAGTCCAGGGCTAATTACTGATTTTAATATTGGTGATAAAGTATCTGTTGGTAATATTGTAACTATTGATATAAATAATAATCGAAGATTAATAAGAGATTATTTAGAAATAATTGATATTAATTATGATAATATTACAAATAAAACATCTATTACTTTAGAAGTAAACATTAATTTCCCAATTAGAAGCATTGAAAGAGATTCTGAGTATCACTTAATTTATGTAAGTAAGAATATCTGGCTAAATGGTGCATTTTTAAATGGTATGTTTATGAATGGGGTTTGGAATAATGGTTTATTTAAAGGACACCCATATATTACTCAGATGATAGACTCTCAATGGGTTGATGGTGTATTTAAAGGCGGTATTTTTAGAGGATTGACAAGTAGTTATGAAGATGATAATGATAATATCATATCTTACCACACAGGACTTATTCAGAAATTTGATTTTTATGATGAGAATGTTTCCGGACAACCCTATCAATTCAAGTATAATTCTTGGATAGATGTTAATTTTTATGAGTCTGAAGGTGTTAATATTAATAGAATTAATAATGTTTATAAGCAAACTTCTTTAGGATTTACAGCATCATTTATTGAGAATAATTTTTATGGATATCCAACTGTCGATGTATTGGAATCTAACTCTACATTTAGAAATGGATTTGACTTAAATTCTCAGACTTATAGATTAGGTTGGAAGTGGAAAGAATATACTGATTTCTTAGATGGATATGGAGAGTTTATTGATATTAATGAATTAATTTATACAAATTTTGATAATACTAATCAAGGATTTGGAATTAGTAATTTTATTGCTGATGGTTGGACATTCTCTTATTTATCGGATGGATTCTCACCAGCTACAAATTCAATTATATCTAATATTGGTAGTTATGAATCAGAGTGGTTATATTTAACAGGTGGAAGAAGATCTCCACAAGTGATACCTTTGGATGATAATGTAAACTTTACTGTTGATATATTTGATAATTCAAATGTTGAAATTGATAATTTAAGATACTCATTTATCGAAATTGAAGCAGATAATTTATCATTTACACAATCATCAAATGGTGTTGTTAATCCGATAGTATTTTATAATAATTATCCAGCTACTTATTCTATTGGCGCTATTAATACATTATTTGCTGGTAGTGATATAACAATACCTATTAATCAAATAACATCTCCTTCAGTTGTTAGACAAAGAGAGTATTTCTTTAATAAGAGAGATTTGAAAATGTTACTATTCTCAGGACCTACTTACTCACTACGATTTAAAAAGATAAGATTCGTAGAGACAGATATGATTCCATTTACACAAATTGCAGATGATTGTATTCTATTTAAAACAATATCTACTTGGGACACTACACCACTTGTTCTTAATCCTGGTGTGGAGGGTGGATATGTTGGTCCTTTAGTTAATCCAGGAGATCCAGGATTTAATGTAGATGATCCGTCTAATCCACAAGTTGGAGTTAGTGGTTATGCAGGTGTTTGGGGTCAAGCACTTCCTGTTGATTCAACATCAACAACATCGGGATTGGATGGTAATTTGATAGTTATACCTTCTCAAGGACTTCCAACATGGGATAATTTTTATTTAACAGGGGCTGGTGCTGGATGTTTGAGTTATATCAATGAATCCGTCAATGCTCCTTTTGTTGCCGTAGCTCCTGATATTGATTATGGAGATTCTAATTTTAACTATATAAAATCAGCCAATGTTACAATATCTGAAACAAATTTAAATATTAGTAGTGTGGCGGAGTAAAAAATAAATATATAAATTAAAATGGATAAAAATAATATAAATTATGTCAAATGATCTTCGAGGACAATTTATCGCAAATACTTTCCAAAATTTAATGCAGAAACCAGATCTCTCAAAAGAGGAATATTTTAATGGATTGGGTCATCAAATTACAGTTATAAATAGAGATGCTATTGGAACTATCAAGATGTTCTATCCTATAGGTGCTACACTAAGTGCATTTTTTGATGAGTCTACTGGACGTGGATTGGATGGTACTGAATGGGAAGGATGGGCGCTTTGTGATGGTCGAAATGGTGGTCCAGATCTTAGAGGTCGATTTGTAGCCGCTGCAGTAGTAGGAAATGCAGGAATATCACCAATCAATCCTGAAGCAGCAAAACAAGATATTCCAGGATGGTCCACCCCTGGCTTTGCTACTGGTGCTACATACGGCGTTATTACAAGAGAATATTTACCACCACATGCTCACAAATATAGTTGGTTTTCACCAGACGATGGTGGCTGGGGAGGAGGAAATGCACATAATGATGAAGCAGATGGATGGCCAGATGGATGGCCGAATCAAGATTCAGATAATAATCACATAGGTGCTTATATGAGTTGGTTAGGAACAAATGCAGATGGTACTGGATTTGTAAGAGGTGAAAGAGGAGGACAAGATAGCTGGTATCATCCAGGAGATTTAGGAGACCATTCGGGAGGAGCAGGTCCTGCTAATACTTATGCTTTTACTTCTAATACGTTGGATGGTACAAGTAATGTTAATAGTTATTTAGAATTACAAAGTAATGCTCAGCTTTATAATCCACCAACGACAATTTTAGCATTTGCTATTCGTGTATCATAAATAATATAAATGTTCCGAAGTGGAACATTTATATTATTTGAAAATAAATTTACCAAACAAACGTTTGGTAGGCATTAATTTTTCGTGAAGTGCCAAATTTCTGTTCTATCACAATATGGATGTATAAACATCAAAATCTTTTGTAAGACTGTCTCCACATCCATCAATTTGATCTGGGGATAACAATGGAATCTAGTTTCCAAGTTCCACAAATATTACATTCGTTGGATGTTCGTAAATTTTCTTTCGTGCAAGATGTTAAAGTCAACACTAATGCAAACAAAAATGTTGATAAAATAGATAAAATTCGTTTCATAATTGAGTTGTTTTGATTAATTAATATACAAATATAAGGAGGATTTTTTGATTTTCCTAATAAATAGTGAAATATTTTAAAATAATTTGTACAAATATAAGATTTTTATTAATATATAACTAATGAATATTAAGAAATTTTCTGAAATAAATGAAAATGTTAGAATACCAACACTGGATGTCCTTATTGATAATGATGGGAATATTTATAATAATAAATTTGGTAGGCCTTTAATGAAGGGAAATATTGTTTTAAAAAAATCTACAATTGAAGAATATGGACGTAATTTTAAACGAAATGTTATAGTTGATATTATAGGAATTGATGGTAAATCATACCCAGGTGGTATTGATAAAAATGGTCAGTTAGTTGGTGTAAATATTATTGATGGTGTTCTATATACCAATTATCCTGAAGGTGAAAATTTTCCGATAAAAATTCCTAAAAAATTAGTGTCTCAATTTGGAGAAAATTGGGAGGATAATATTGATTATATTAAATTAATTCCAATATTACCAACTGGATGGGTTAATGTTAAAATTGATATGGAAGTATTAAAGAGAGTTAGAAGATATTCAGCATCATTGGGTAATAATAAATCGGGTGTTAAATCTCTTATAGGTAAAATAGAGGATTTGGAAAGAATTAGTTCTGGTTTACAATTGAGGAGAAGAGCCAGAGAAACTATTCAAAAGGAAATGTCAGCTATAATTTTATTACATTATATTAATGAGATTAAAGACTTTTTTACACCTGGATCATCAGGATTTTTATTCGAATCATTTATTGCAGGAATGATACCCAATGCTAAGGTTGTAGAGGATAATAGTGAAGCTGATATTATTGCTGATAATGTTAAATATCAAATTAAATTGTGTAGTGGAATTTCATCCACTGTTCCAATTAGTAATGCAGAAGTTAATTTTTATTTAATTGCTTTAAAATATTCAGATAAAATCGATATCTATTTATTATCAAACGATTTTAGGAGAAATAATTATTATAAGAAGTTTGAAATAAAAAGTGGAATAAGTGTTTCAAAGTTAAAATTAGGAAAAGTTCCAAAATACACTCTAGAACTTATTAATATAGAAAGTAAGATAGAAACAATATCTAAAGGACTTAAAGATTCACTACATTACCTATTTAATGAATTGAGTGAGTTTCAATATAATATTGAAACAATAATTAGTGGAGTTAATCAAGAAGGTGAAATAATTGATGGATTGGGTTTTAAAAATATTTCAAGTAAATCACATGATAATGTTAAAAACATGAGAAGATATTTAACATCACTAATTGAAAATATTGATATTAAATTTAATAATATTTAAATTTGTTCAAAATCAAAAACCAATCCTTTTTCATAGGTACTTTTCCAAAAAAAACACCATCTATCATCTTCTGCTGTTAGATTGCCTACATATTTATTATAAGGATTATCTTTTTTTGTTTTTAAAATGTCAGCAAGTGTTGGATTTTTAATATTTAAAACATTTTCTATTAGTTCTATTAAATTTTTTGAAGCCTCGATAGGATAATATCCTTCAGTTTTTAAATAGCTACATAGAGATTGTATAGGTTGTATAATATCATCTAAATAAATTATCTTTTGTCTATTTTCTTCAATTCCATGTATAGTTATATCTATCATATTTTCACCTTTGGTTGATGACCATTGGGTTAAAATCAATACTTTATAATCATTATCAATTATATCTCTTAGAATCCCCTATATAATTAGAATCTAACATTTCGATAGATTCCTTTAAGATGATTTTTTTAAGATATTTCATAATTTATATATTAGTTTTAAGTATTAAATTCCCGCATTTTCCTCTATCATAATAGCTTAAATGTCCCATAGATTCTACTTTGGTTTCTTCACCAGAAAGTTTAACATTATTAAGTTTTTGTTTACCTAAAATTCTTCTCTCGCCATTACATGTTTTACATGGATTAATTCCAACTTTTCCTTGCCCATTACAATATCCACAATCTTGACCTGTCCAAGATTTTCCAGTGCCTTCACAATAGTCACAACCATCATCGGCCTCAAAATATCTTATCTCACCTTTATCATTTTTGATTGCAAGTTTGGTTGAGGTATCTTTTCCACTTCCTTTACACTCTTTACATAAAACATATCTTGCATATTCAATACTACCATCAAAATCATCTTTATTAATTTTAATTATAATATCTAATACCTCTCGATTTTTAGTCTCATTATAAATTCGTTCAGTTTCTTTGTGATTATATTCTAAGTCGATTTTAAACAATTCTTCAATTTCATTGTAGTCTTTTCCAAACTTAGATTTTTTATCATATTCTGATTTTAGAGAATCATCGCCAAGTACTGACCATGCTTCGGATATTTCTTGAAATAAAACATTTTCTCTAATATTGTGATTCACATCGGGGTGTAATTTTTTAGAGAGCGCATAAAATGATGATTTTATGACTTTTAATTCAGAATTTTTATCCACATTTAAAATAAGATATAGATTTTTATTTAATAAACTTTTTAACTCCATTATATTTTTTAATTTTTTCAAGTATTATATTCACATCTGATGTAATTTCTGCCAAATATTCAGGTGGTAAAAGATTTTCATTGGTAAAATATATTATATTAATTTTGTTCTTTAAGCACAAATATTATCATTATCATCATAATATTTTATAATTCTATCAGTAGCTATCTTTTTTAAATCTTCTAACACTCCTAGACTTTCAAATGGAACATCAAATCTTCCAATTTTATCTTGTGTGAAATGAATATCTAACCAATCGGGATCTGTCATTAATCCAATTAGAGTTTCTGATAGAGATTTTAGATCTTTATAATTTGGATTTTTATCTGGACATGATACAGATGATAGTTTGTTTTCCTCTTTGATTTTTTTTCTGAGTTCTCTTTCTTTAATATCTAAATCATGTATAAATTTGGATGACCAATCATCTAATACAAAGGCATCAGCACTTAATAAAGAATCAATATTATTAATATTAGAAAGTATTATTTCTTTTGTTATATTTCTTTTATGAAACCCCATCTAAAATAGAATTTATTTTTTTATCCCTATTAATTTGTCTATGTGTTTTTTCAAATCCGCCATATTCATCTTCGTATCCACAATCTTTGCAGAAACTATTAGCTTTAGTTATTCCCTTTGTAGTTTCTAGTTTATTATCTATTAGTGGAATACTAATTAAAAATCTAGCACCTGTGTTTATGCTATCACATTTTGGACAAGTGTGATTTTTCACATAATAATTAATTGGGATATTATTTACAACTGGATTTGTTGAATTATAATTATTAAATAATTCTTTTAAAGATTGTTGGGCTTTATTTTTCAAGGTTATTATCTTTAATCCAGTCTTTTTTCCTAATTGCTTTTCTAATTTCTTCTCTTCTCTCAACAGATTTTTTTGTAAAGGTTTTTCTTCTTCGTAGTTCTTTAACCACACCAATTCTATCAAATTTTCTTTTGAGTAATTTTAAAGACCTTTCTAATGAGTCTTTACTTTCTACTTTTATTTCTATCATATAATTTTATTAATTTTTAAATCTCTTAAAAATGATTTTTTTTCAAATTCGTTCATTTTTTGAAATTGCGAATAACTTATTTCAATTCCCATTATTTTAAATGCAAAATCAATATATTCAATTAATTTTTCTGATTCTAAAATTAAATCATTGTGTCTGTGTGATGGAATTGATGATATTGTAAGTGATGAACTAGTTACATCACTAAAATCATAAGTAGCTATTGCCATTGTTTTGGTTTTTAATTTATAGATATATATAATAAAAAAGTTCATGCGGTTATTCCTCTCTTTCTGTTTTTGTTTATTTTATTTATCTTCCTTTTCACAAAGTGTTGATACTATTATTAATACAGGTTTTTATAAGTCATATTTTTCTTATCATTATAAATGTCCATTATATGTTTCATATAATATGTATAAGGCAGGTGGTGAATGTACCAGAGAGAAGTTTCGATTTAAGAATGATATTAAAATGAAATGTGCGACAGATAAGGACTATTTAAATAGTGGATATGATGCTGGACATTTGGCAAATGCTGAGGATTTCGCATTTGATTGTTATAAAGAAGAAAAAACATTTCGATATTATAATTGTCTTCCACAGACTCCGAATTTAAATAGAGGAATTTGGAAGAAATGGGAAGGAATTCTGAGGAAGATTTCACAAAATAAAAAAATAGCAGTTATTTGTGGTGGTGTTTTTAATGAAAAATGTAAAAAAATTGGAGATAATGTTTATATTCCAAAATATTGTTGGAAAGTTGTTATTGACTTAGAAACAAATAAGACATTACATATTTTAATTTTTGAAAATGATGATGATTCTAAATCTAAGGAAGTAACATTAAAATATTTAGAAACGATGTTGGGGTATAAAATAAATTTAGATACCAATGGACTTTAATCTATTATTCCTACGAAACATTTTAAATCTATCAGAATCCGAATCCGAATAATTCATATAATCACTAGATAACTCAATTTCATTAGAATCTATTGAAAATGATCTTAGTGAACATCCAGCATAATTAAAAGATGATTCATTCTCATCATTGTATATTGTAATATCAATTTTTATATACTTCAAATTTTGATAATCAAATTGATATAATTCATTGATAATTGTCCAGAAATCACTTTGATGTTGTAATGTCATTTTTAAATGAGTATCAAATTCTGATGGGGCAAATGGTTGTCCGGATCTTCGGTGTGAGGAAAAACCATCAAAACTTTTAAGATCAAATACCATGATTTGTCTTTTTTCATTTTCAGTAATTAAGTATATCACAATATATTTCCCAGCTTTAAATCCCTCAATGCTTGTGTAGGTGAAATAACAAATATAGACATATTATCAATTCTTGATTTTCCTTTATATTGCATTGGTATGGTTTGTCCATTTATAGAATTTAGAAAATTTTCACTATTTTCTGGATTATCTAAACTTATAATTTTTACACATAGAGTTGAATCAACCGTTATATCATAAAATTCTCCTTCTACGAAATCACCATCAAGCTTATATTTTATAATTTCCATATTTATTTTTATTTTTATTTATTATAAAGTTGATTCTTCATACTCTTCCATATTGAATTCCTCTATCGAAGAGAAAATATTTTTATCAATTTTAATAATTCTATCAAAAGATTCATTATTTAATATCGCATGGTGAACAACAAATATATTTACTTTATATTCATTAGCAAAGGATTTTAGTAGTGTTAGTATTTTATGTATGTTATCCAAATCAACGGAGGCGAATACTTCATCTAAGAATAAAATATTAATAAACTTTTTTGTTCTGATTAACATTAGGTATGCGGTTAATATACAAATGTTTGTTAATTTGTGTTCCCCTGTTGATAAACTTTCAGAGTCGATTGTTGATCCTAAGTGCTTGATTTCAGCTGTAAATGTATCATCTAATTGTACTTCAAAATACAATCCCATCTTCTTAATATTTTGATTTATGAAGTGATTAATGGGCTTAATTATCCCGGATATTATTGATTTCTTTACACCATCCTCACTGAATATCTTATTTAATTCTTTATAATAATGTTCTTTTTCTTTGGAGATTAAAATATTTTCTGTTGAGACTTCTTTCTTGTCTTTTAGTTCTTCAATTGTTTTATAGAATCCTGTTATATTTTCAGAGGATTCATTTTTTGTATTTTTTAATTCCAGTTTTTCAATTTGTGATTTACAATTTTTAAGAAAATATGTCACATCATTAAATGCTTTAGATATATTATCAGAGATAGTATTTAATTTGGATTGTTTTTCCTTTACCGCTTTAATATTATTTTCCAATTCTACTTTTATCTTCTCTAAGGATTCTTTCTTATTAACCAAAGTTTCTCTAAGTGAAACAAAGTGTTCTGAATTAAATGGTGTTGCGCAAGTTGGACATTTACCTGAATCATATAAATCAATATCACGTTGTACTCCTTTTATATCTGTTTGTATAATAATAAATTGTCTTTTCTCAGAATCCATTTCATCTGATAACTCTTTTTCTTTGGCTTTTATTTTATCCATTTTTTCTTTAAGAGAAGTGTAATCTCCTTTCTTAGATTCCATTTCAGATTTAATAGTGTCTATTTCAACTTGCGTATTTTCTTTTTCCTTTTCAATGGCTTTATCAATAGATCTTTGTATAGATTGTATGGATTCATTTAGAGTATTAATCTCGGAATCCAAGGATGACATTCTTATTTTATTGTTCTTGACTAATTCTTTTAAAATTGAATTTAAAATATTAATAACTTCTAGGTTAAATAGTTTATCTAATAGAAGTTGTTTTTCTTCATTACTTAGTGAAATAAAATTTTTAAAATCATTTATTGACATGGATATAAATGATTTGAATGTTTCAATATCCATTCCGATATATTCTTCAATTTTATCATCAATGTTTCCTTTTCCGGCTCTATCGTTTAGAACCCCATTTTCCCACAATTCTAATGTATTTGGATTTATACCTCTTTTTACTTCAACATTTATTGAGTTAGATTGAAATTTTATCCTGTTTAATAATTCATTATTAATTCTATTTGGTAGTGTTGATAGTTTATACCATTTTTTATTTTTACCTGATTTAACTTTACCGTATAATGTATATTCGAATGATTCTAATAATGATGAGTTATGGCTGAGAATCCCATTTGAGTAGTATTCGTGTCCATCTACCTCTATGTCCCAAAGATCTTCCCTTCTATTATCCAAATCAACATTAGTAATTTCTTGAATACCATTTTTCGTATTTATTTTATTGCCTATTTTAATATCCTTGAGATATAGCCAGTCATTAAGGTATTTTACTCTATGTAATGGTGATCCGATCAATTCGAAATCTTTTGTTTCGATTTTTATTTTTTCAGAATTTTCACTTGTTATACCAACAGCTTTTACTCTTTTAAATCCTTTTTCGGTTGAAACATTTATTTCATAATTATCAATTAGATTGAATGATTCTTGAAGATTATTCAGTTGTTCTATTGTTAAATTTAATTTCATCTAATATTTTAGTTTTTATTTCCTTAATGTTGTTTGAGAAAATGCAATTTATGTTATTATCTAAACAAAATTTTTGTTTTTCTTTGTATTTGGTATTACAAATTGAGTTTTTTTGCATTCCTGTGTATTCAATATAAAAATCAAAATCGTTAAGATAAAAATCACATCTTTTCAATGTATTTTCATATTTTTTTTCATATTCATATTTTATATTATTATCAATCAGAAATTTTGCCAATAAAAATTCAGCATCACTTCGACAGATATGGTTATTAAAATATCTAATATGCCCGTATTTTGATTTTATTGTAGGCTCACTATTTACTAAAAAATTAAACATTTCTTTATGCGTTGTTTTATAGAAATAAGATATTAGCTTACTTTGTAAGTAAATATTTATGTCTGTAATTCTATAATTATCAATCATATAAATAATCATTTCTTTATAATCTTTGAAATTTAAAAGATTTCTAATAGTATTTTCGTCTTTATAGCTGTTGTCTTTTATAAATTTATCTATCCAATTTGGATAATTTTTGTGATAGTAATCAGGAGTTTTTGAGTACTTCTCATAATTAAGATGTAAATATTCAAACATATCAATATCCGAACAATTGTATATTTCACTTATTATCTTATATCTAAGAATATAGGATATTTCACTTAACTGCCATTTATCAACTATCAATGAGTCTATTAAATCTTTATAATTTTCAAAAGATGTTAAAAACATTATATCATCTTTTTCTTTGAAGGATATTTTATTAAAATATTGATCTATCCAATTTTCTGGATATTTTTTCTTGAAAAATTCAATAGTTTTTGAGTCCTTTTTATCCTTACCATTGTAGTGACTAAGTGCTAGTGATTTTTGCCATTTTACCTGCCTGTCTTGCCAAATTTTATGACCTTCTATACCATATTTATCTAAACATTTTTTTAATGAAAATGTTGATTGTCTTTCAGAAACTTTTTTTATTGATTCATCTTCTGAATATCCAAGATTAATCCAATATTTTAAGTTATTAGTTCTTTTAGAATTAACAGATTCACGATAATTTATATCCGAATTAATTTTCTGTATAAATATTGAGTTAGAAGTTTTTTGAAATTCTATCACCTTTTGTAAGGAATCAGCTTCTGAAAATCCTCTTTTTATCCAATATTCTTTATTTGTTTTTCTTCTGGATTTTATTTCAAACTCAGCATCTGATTTTGAATATCCCCTTTTCATCCAAAAGTTTATATTCATTGGTGATGTTTCAGGATCTTTGTTGTCTGGAATTCTCTTTTCTAAAGCATCTTTTTCTGACCATCCTCTACTTATCCAATAAATAATTGTTCTTTTTCCAAATTTTGGCATCGAAATGATTTTCTTCATTTTTGTAAGAAAAGAAGTTCTGCCACAATCAAAATTAAAATTATTGAATTTTTCTAGGATTTCAATTTTTTTATCAGGATGAAAATCAGAAATATAATCATCTAATTGTTTTTTATTGATTAATATATTGTTCATATAGAGAATAATTGTTCTCCTTTATATATAAAATATACTTACTTTCCTTCCCCATTATTTCCAAAAATTTGTTAAAATCTTCTAAGTTTAAACTTTCAAGAGGCATTTCAATTTCTATTTTGGTATTTGGCGTTACGGACTTACCATTTCCATTATTACCAACCAATAGTATTAGTTCACCTTTATCTGTATTTAGTTTGAGTATTTGTTCATTATTTCCAAATGATTTATATCCCTTTATTCCAATTTCGCTTATTGTCATTTATTTTAGTAATTTTTTTATATATACTTATAGAATCAAATTATAAATTTGTTATATAAAGTTTTATGAAACATCTAAGATTATTTAATGAGAGGGTTGATGAAGATGATCTTTCTGATATTTTAGATGCGCTTCAATATCTAACTGATTCAAGTCCAAAATACATATCTAATGACATGACTAAATACCATAGTGGATTTTTAGCTTTGTATTATGAGGATTGTGAATCTTTTGATGAGTCTGGTATACATGTCATTAATTATATTATATCAAAAATTGGATATGAGATATGTTCTTATGATTTCAGAAACAAGACCTTATATCTATTGATCATGACTTTATCATTTCTAGACACCTTGTATAAAAAAGGAATAGAACTTATAAGGGATGTTTCATTTCATAAAAATATAAGCAGAGTTGGTGAAAAAATCTCAGGTCAAATAGATTTGAAAGGTGATGATTATATTTTAATAGAGATGATCAATAGTGTCAACGGCATGCGCATAGGAGATTATTATATTTTTATAGGTGTTAATGGGGATGAGTTTGAATTTACCAATAAAGTAGAAGCTGATATGGAGTTAATAAATATTCAGCTAAAGTATCTTGGTATTAATAATGTAATAAAAAGAATGTCAGTATTTAATTTTAACGAACATATTACGTTTAATGATACTATCGTGAAAGAAGATCCGAGAGGAATTGGATTTGTAAGAAAGGGTGACAATGTTAGTATTTTATATGATGATGAAAACCGAATTGGAACACTACATTATAGAATAAAAGACAATATATTTCATGTAGTTATGATTGAGATTAATCAAAAGTATCGTGGTAATAAGTATGGAACAAAAGTAATGGAGGAAATTTTTGCCAGAGCTAAAAAATTTAATTGTAACTCAATAAAATTAGAAGTATTGAGGAATAATATAGCTGCTATTAATTTATATAAAAAATTTGGATTTAGTATTGATGGGGAAGATGGACATTTTTTAGATATGTCTATAAATTTATAGAATCCAAATAATCTATAATAGAGTTTTCATCTTTCTGAGAAAGATACTTTTCATTTTTAGAAACATTACCATCTAGGTTCACGACCTACTTTTCATGTAATCGGGTAATTGAAAATTGAGAAATTTCATTGTACAAATATACGGAATTTCTGGCATAAAAAAACCACCTTTCGGTGGTTACTTTTATTACATATCTCCGCAATATTCGTCGTTTATGTATAGTTTTCTTTTTTCGTCAAATTCAAATTCAGGTATTTTTGTCAAATCAAATTGAGGAAAGTACTCAATCATTTCATTACGATTTGAATTTACTGTTTCACCATTTTCATGAAAAACAGTCAACCTTAAACCATCCCACAGAATAGAAGAGTATTCTAATTCAATTTGTGAAAATAAATCAATAATTAAATCTGTTTCATCTTTGATTCTTGATGCATGTATATCTACATCACTGAATATACCAGTTGATTTATTTATTTTATAACTACTTAGAAACTCATATTGTTTGTCGTAGAAAAATACTTTCTCATCTGGCACTATTACACTTGGCTTTGTGCTACCGGCATATGATTTTCCAGTATTGTATCTGCCAGTATTATACCTACCAGATCCATAACCAACACCATATCCGTATCCATACCAATCATCATAGTAATCAGAGTATTCAATCTTAGAAGGATCTCTCTCAACAGGTAATGACTTCCAATCAACTTTTAAACAAGCTTCTGCTAATTTAGTTAAGTGTTCGATATCTTGTCTTTCCATGAAAGTGTGTTCAGAATAGTAACCAACAGATATGTTCGTACATTCTGGATATATTGATGTAAATTGTGCTGAGTCTGTGTATAATCCAGTTGGGTCAGTCCTATATTTAAATGTACTTTCATTTAAATTTAATTGGTCAGCAAGAGCCTTACCAAAGGTATCTGAACAACATCTTGAACTGGCTTGAAAAGTAATTATCGAATCAGTTCCTCTTCTATCAAAAGAGATAACTTTTTTAATATTTGACAATGGCTCTGTTTTATGTATACCAGATACTTTTTTTGATCCTACACAACCCACTTCTTCACCAAGGAAGAAATAGTAAAGTCCAGGAATTTTATTTTGAATCATATAAAGCATGATCGTTACACCAGCTTTATCATCAGCTCCTAATATTGTTTTACCATCTGTTTTAATAAGATCACCATCAAAAACGTGATTAACATCAGTTTTAACTGATGTTGCTGTATCTAAGTGTGATGTAAACATCACATCACTTTCACCAATTTGAATGAATAAATTACCAAAATCGTCCATGATAAGGTTTTGAGGCAAAATATCAAATAATAGGTGCTCAGTACCGTGAGGATATGTCTGAGAAGTTAATTTTAGAAATGTTTCCTTAACATTAAATTTTTTCATTTATTATGTATTTCAGTTACAAATATACGGAATTATTATTAATCCACAAAATTATTTAGATTTATTCAAAATAATGTTAATATTATTATCTCTAATTTCTTCGGGAAGTAAAAAATTTTCCTTAATGAACTTGTTATCATATATAGGTCTTTCGTTGATAATAATATCAGAATCTAATATCCAAGCATCAAATTGTTCATCATATGATGCCTCATAATATTTATCTTTTGTATATATTTTGAGTCCTAAACCACCATATATATCTTTTTTTGCTAGTATTTTGATTGTTCGCATGAATGTTTTAATATATAATTTAATGTCAAATATAGTAAATAATTTTAACTTAGGTGAAATAATAATTGATGAGCTTTATGATGTTTCCGCAACACAATCAGATATTAATGCTACACCCTATTTTTATAATGTTGATGATGAGTATATTATATCATTTATACAATTGGAAAGGGTTAAAAAATTTAATTCATTTGAATTTGAAACAATTGGAACACTACAAACCAGATTTCTTGAACCAACATATAGGATTTCAAGAAATGGTAGCACATGGACAGAATTTCTACCATTTGATGAGATTAATTCATATCAAACTACTTTAGCGACAAATTCCACAACTTATACCGTTACTAAGGCGGAGTTCAATATGGATAATTTCCCACCTTTTGATCCTTTAGATAAAATGTGGATAGATTTAAAGTGGAAAAGATCCGGCACAAAGACAGATGGATTTATAAGATTATTGAGTTATGAGTTAAATGGTGATTTATTGAGAGATGAAAATACAGATACAGTTATAGTAGGCAGTGGTGGTAGTTCAATAATAAAACCACCTTATATTTACAAGGTGTTTAGAATAGATGATATTGAAATTATTAGCTCTTCAGATTTAACTGATGTCTCAATAAAATATAGATTTTCACAAGATAATTCAAGAACCTGGTCTGAGTGGGAGCCATTAACCAAAGAAAACATATCAACAAAACGAATTAATCCAATTAGATTTTTCCAAATTGAATATTTGATAGAAAATAATTCCTCAGGAAATATTAAAATACAAGATATAAATCTGATTGGAGATTTTCAAAATGTTACACTTGATTCCCAAAAAACAAATCTGTTTGGAATAAGGGAGTGTTGTCAATCCTTTCTAGTTGCCAATTCTGCTAACACTTCAAATGCTGGATCTGTCGATGAAAACGGAAATTTTATACCCAACACGACAGGCGTTTTATCAGGGCAAAGTTGTGCTGATAATATCTTTAATCCAATGACAGATGATGAGAAATCCAAATTATATAATCCTTATCAACAAACACAGGCGAATAATTTACTTAATAAGTTAAGTAATGATGCTATGGAGGTATTTGGACACAGAGTACAATACTTTGTTACAGATCCGGATTCTAAGGGAATTGATTATTCACTTCATGAATACGGACTTTTTACAATTGCTTGTGAGGGTGAATTAAAGGTTGCTGTTGATAATAACTTATTCCCTGATAATCAAATAATTATGAATCAGTTTGATTTAAATTTATTCGACTCGTTTGAAATACATATTACAAAAGAATCTTTTAAATCCTTATTTGGTGTTGAAAGAAGACCATCTAAAGAAGATTTGGTTTATTTTTGTGATATAAATAGATTATTCATTGTTGATCATGCTCAACAGTTTAGAAATTTCAATAATTATGCTATATACTACAAGGTGGTACTTAAAAAATACAACAAATCAGCCAATGTGCAAGCAGGTGAACAATCAATCCGTGATAGAGTTAATCAGCTCACGAATAATTCAACCATTGATCAATTATTCAATATCGAAAATAAAAAAGATAAATCGGCTGTTGCCAATAAAGATCAGCAACAACCACTTACCAGAGATCCAATTCGGGTTGAATTGGATAATGGAATCCTTATTAATACTTTAATTATCAAAGAATTGGTAGAAAATTCTACAACTATTATTTCTAAGCAGCATTATGATTTTTCAGAAGTTTTGGGAATGGATCCTATTGTTAAGTATAAAAATGTCAATTCAGTATTGAAGGTTTCGGATAATATAGGATTCTATGCTTGGTTTAATTTAAAAAATTATTTAGAAGGTGAGGAGCATAATTTCTTTAATTTTTATGATGATGCTAATTCATTAGGTTGGAAAACAACTTTAGTTTCAGATTCAATTGTTACAACTTTAAATAGTGATTCTTATACTTGGAGTTTTAATGGCTCTTCTGGAGATATTGCTTTATCAGAAGATGTTTGGTATTGTTATGTTATAAACATAGATCAAAGGCAGCGAAAAATGTCACAATATATTTATAAAAGAAATGTAGAAGATGATGAGGAAGATAGAGCTAGATTACTTAATTCAACTATTTTGAAGCCTGTTTATTCTCTTGTTAACCAAGATATAACTCCTATTGAATATGAATTAGATTCAACTATATTAGCACATATAGAAAATTCAGATATGAAACTGACAAATATTCGATTATTCAGTGATATTATACCTGAGACAGAACATAACAAATTATTAAATCAATATATTATTGCGGATGATTCTAAATATTTAATCTTTGCGGATAATGCATCAATGAAACTTAATTTGCCAAATTTTAAAGATAATGGTAATTCATATGATAGAACTTAATCGATATATTTCCATTTTATCGGAATAAAATCATCAAATTCTGGAGCCTCATCGTTTTTAATATTTACTTTTAACCACTTATATTCTCCACTTCTTATGTAATAGGCAACATCATGATTTATACCATCACTAATTAAAACATTAATTCCTTCTGATGGTAGAGTGTTATAATCACCTTCTTTGATATCGATCCATTTTTTTGATACCAATTTTATTTTATAGCTATTTGTGGATTGATTTTCCATTAGTGAATTAATATTATTTTCACGATTTCTTTTCTTATCAAATTCTAATAAATCATTTTCATTGAATACATCAAATCCCAAATAACAACCAGAATATCTAAGTCTACCATTGAGTGTATTTGTCTCAACACATTCATCACAAATCCCTATGTAATACATATTACCATCATGTTTAGATCCATAACCCGCTGATAATCCTTCGACTATGCCATTTTCCCATATTTGCGATTCGGGTCTATATCTATCATTTGGTTGATATTGATTCATAAATTCATTCATGTCAAAATGTGGATTGTTTATTGCATCATAGAGTTCAATTTTTGTTCCGCAACAAATACAATTTATAGATGTGAAATTTTTTAAATTATTCATATACTTCTTTAATAAACAAACATGTTATGCAAATATATAAAATAAAAAACAAACTTGTATGGCATCAATGAAAGAAATAGCTATTAGAGAATATATTTCAACAATAGATTTTAAAAGAGATGATTGGAAACTTTCTCTTATGAAAGAATCATTAAGAAAATTTTTAGGAGAAGAACCAGGTATTGATATTTCATATAAAAAGGATGTGTTGATAAATGAGATAAAGGGAGAAGCTGAGGAAATTAAAACAGTTGAAAAAATATCTATCGTTTTCACTGACTTAGATGATAAATTTAAGAAATTAGAATTTCTAGTTGATTAAAATTTTAACACATGAATGAATATAGAGAATTATTATTTGGATTTACAAAAGATTTCTTGTCTTTCAGATGGAGATAAAATAAGAATACATGAGTATTATCGTGATATGATATACTCATTTCAAGATGGTAGAGACACAATTGGAATGTCTTTATTTAATACACTAAACCAAGCTGGTTATTTGGTTAGTATCAGGGATGAAAAAATAGAAAAAATATTAAATGAAGATAACTGCATCAGTTCTTGATTATTTGGGTAAATATGAGGGTGGTATTTTAGTATCAGTTGGATTGGTATATGAAAACACATTTTATAATTCTATTTTTTATTATACATCTGATAAAATGATAATAAATGTTGATGATGAACTTACTGAAAAAATTGGAAATATTGAAACAACAGATGATTATATTCCTTTAATGGAATCTATTATAAATATGGTAGAGCCTTATGATAAAATAATCAATCAGGTAAAAGACTATGATATAAATTAGTTTTTTTAATTTTTTATTTATAAATTTGTTTTATGAAAACTATCGCTATAATCCCAGGATCTTACAATCCTATCCATATCGGACATATTAATATTTTAGAAAAAGCAGAAGCTATCTTTGGTAAAGGAAATGTTTTTTTATGTTTTGGAATTAATCCTGATAAGGTTAGTTCGGATGGACTGGAAGAATACATTAAAAAAGTTGAGCAACGATGCAAAGATATAGAAGTAAAAATACAAAGAGAAGTTAGATTCTATAAAGGATTTTTACATGATTATATTTCTTCTTTAGAATCTGAGGGATATAATGTCGTGGTTGTGCGTGGATTAAGAAATGGTGATGATTTAGATTATGAAGTTAACCAACTTCGATTTATCAATGATTTTAAGAAAGGAGTCAAAACTACCTTTATAGTTTGTGATAAAGAGTATGAACACATTTCATCTTCTGCTATTAGAAAGTTAGAAGAATTTGGTGGCAAAGAATCTATTAAAAATTATATTATATGATTTTCGAAAAAGGAAAGGATTATGTTCTAGCTATTACTAGAATAACCCCTGGAGTTGAAGGTAGACTTATTCAAGATGGTCTTGAATATGTTTATATTCATAAATATGAGTCAATCGACCATGATAGATGGGTATTGAATATTGTTGTAAATTCAAATGTTAGATATAAAATAGAAGTAAGGGGTATTAGAATGGCTGAATATATTAAATCATTACTGAAGGTTGAATTTCGTGATGATAAAATAGAAAAAATTTTAGACTAATGCACTACGAAAGATGCATAGATTGTCCAAACCATAAGGTTGTTGAAGATCCAGATCCTACGGATTGGTTTAATCAGGATGATGTTGCTTTAGTTTGTACAAAAGTCATGAAAGTTCCCGATAAAAAATCTGAATATTTGGTAGATAGATACCCATTTAAATCTATTGATGTTGGATTAAGACCGTATCAGACTAAAAATGTTAAAGTTCCACAATGGTGTCCAATTAGTGTATCTGTCCTAAGAGAAAAAAAATTAAATGAGATTATAAAATGAAAATAGAAAAAATATACGAGGAAATTAAAACTCTCGACAAAACAGATAAATGTTCAATTTCCGAAGCCGTTTGTAAATTTGTTGAAGAATCTGGTGAATTAATCCGAGAAATTAATAAAACTACTGGACGTAAGATATTAAGGGAAACAAATGAGGAAGTTTTATCTAATATAAAGGAAGAAATGGCAGACACATTACAAAATTTACTTTTGATATGTTCTAGATTTAATATCTCCTTGGAAGAACTTTTATCAGAAGTAGAATTGAAAAATAAAAAATGGGAAAGTCAAATTTCTGATAGACAAAAACAAAAAAACATATTTAAATATGAAAATTGATAGAGTTGTATTAACTGGGGCTGATATGTCAACAAACTACGAGGATTTATTTTCATTGGGTGAAAAATATCCATTTGTTGAATTTGGAATACTTTTTAGTAAATCACAAGAAGGAATGGGTAAATATCCAACACTTCCATGGATTATGAAGCTTTCAGAAGAAAACGAAAAGAGAAATATGAGTCTTAAATTATCAGCTCACTTTTGTGGCTGGTGGTCAAGACAAATATTTGAGGAAGAGAATTTTGGATTAATGACTATACTCTCAGGTTTTTCAAGAGTTCAGTTGAACTACAATTTTGAGAGAAGTAGTAAATATACTATCGATCCTTTAGTTGAACACATGAGAAATTTTACTGATCAAAGTATTATACTTCAATATAATAAATACAATTCTAAGGAGATTGATAATCTACTCAATGGAGATATTCCAAAAAATTTAAATATTTTATATGATTCTAGTGGAGGCACTGGAAAATTAATAAATCAAATTTCACCACCTTTTAAATGCTACACTGGGTATTCCGGAGGAATTGGTCCAGATAATATTAAAGAAATAACTGAAAGTATTATTAATACTAATATTGATGCTACTGTATTTATTGACATGGAAAATAAAATAAGAACGAATGATATTTTTGATTTGGATAAGTGTGAAATAGTACTGAAAAATTTTCTATAATTTAATATATAGATTCATGAAGTATTTAAAATCTTTCTATGAATCTAATCATGAGGACTCGGTTGTTATTTATGATGAGGCTATAAAGAAATTCTTACCTGAAAAATTCAGAATTTATACGTCTAATGGTGAATTTTCCATGAAAAAGGATACCATTACTAGAGAGATAGATATTCTAAGAATTTGCTATGAGCATAATACAATGGAAGAATTTGGTGGAAATGCTCTGGCAGATGGTGAGCCCGATACATTAGAATTTGATATGCATTTTGTTAAAGAGGATAATAAGCTAAAAATCCTTATTGATATTACATATGGTGATAGTATGGTATCCGAATTTAGTGTAAAACAACCTAATAAATTAGATGTTATCCATTACAATGGTATAGGATCAAAAGCGGATCCCGAAACACACTTTGGATTATGTGATGATTCTATAAAAGATTTGACTAAATTTATAAATGCCTTTGGATTTAAATTTCAGACAAAAGATTTCTCTTTTATAGATAAATATCCAGAAACATATGTTGCTGAAGATGTTAAATTGGCTCCTCTTTCTGGGGATCAAAAAGTTATGGTAGTAAATAATGCAAAACCACAAGAGAATCGTTTTTTACATAATATTTTAAAATATTTAAAAATGCGAGGAATTGAATATATTGTTGCTACAAATCCAGAAGATGTTAGTAGAATTAATTCTAATGATAATATCGTTGGTGCTATCTTATCTGGATCAGATTATAGATTTACAAAACCATTAGATGAGTCGGAGCCATTGGCAAGTAAAAAGGCTTTGGAGATACTTAAGTGTCCGATTCTTGGTTTATGTTACGGTATGCAATCAATGGTTGTTTTTCATGGTGGTGAGGTAAAAGATTCAGGTAAATTTGTACAAAGTTCAAAAAAATTAACAAGTTATGATAAATCTTTTTTATTTGATGGTATAGATTTGGAAAATTGTGAATTTAGCTTTGCTTTCCATGATATTGTTACAAAATGTCCGGATGGATTTAAAGTTATCGGAAAAGTTGGAAATATTATTACAGCAATATCTAATGATAATTTAAAAAGATATGGACTTCTTTTTCATCCAGAGGATATTGAGAGAACATTTAAAGTATTAGATAATTTTGTTAAATTATTCCATACATCTCAAAGAGATGTTGATATGTTAAAATCTGGACAATTCCAATATATTGAGAGTTCTGAGAGTATGAGATATATTAGGCTATTTGAATCTTTTGATTCTCCATTTAATACTATGAATAGAGAAGAGATAATAGAATTACTATCAGCGTCTTCTAATTTTAATTTGACAGATCTAACAGAAATGTCAGATGATGAATTGGAGGGTGCTTGGAAATCATTAGAAATGAGTGATTGGTTAAAAGAAATTGGAAATTAATTTCAAAAATAATTTTTTATTTGAAAAAACTTATCTATATTTGTATTCTATAATAAAAAATGTCCAAAAGGGACTTAACAATTATAATATATAATAAAAATGAACAAAGTAATCAACATAGTTAACCAAGTACAACCGCAGGTTGTTGTCGATCAACCCGATCGATTGGAGACTAACTGTGTTGGTATAAATGGATAATTAATACGTTTATAATAAGGTGAACCCAGTTAGTCTAAAAAACAAACTGGGTTTTTTGTTTGCGTAAAAAACTGAAAATGGAGGAGCTCGGAGTCCTCGCTTACCCTGGAAGTAAGAGATCGTAGGTTCAAATCCTACTTTTCAGACAACATAAGTTTGACCCAAATAGCGGGAGTAAGACATTTAAATATATAAAATTAAAATGTTTTATGAATTATAATGAAATTATCAATATCTGTTATAGTCTTTCAGATTTTTGTAAAATTATAAATCTCCCGATAAATGGTGTTGGATATTCAAAGGCTAAAAAAATTATAAATGATTTTAATTTAAATACAGATCATTTTGACAATGGAAAAAGTAAAAAAATAAAATATGAAAAAATAGAAAAGGAATGTCCAATTTGTAAAAAAAATTTTGAAACTTTTAATGGTGGTAAAAGAGAAAGAGCAACGTGTTCAATATCTTGTTCGAATACATTGTTTAGAAGTGGTAAAAACAACGGAAATTGGAAAAGCATAGATGAATATGATAAAAGAAAAAGTCGATATTCTATAAAATATAGAGAAATTTGTTTTCAAAATCATAAGCATTTATGTATTGTGTGTGAGGAGAGTAAATTATTAGATGTTCATCATTTTGATGGTAATAAATTTAACAATAACCCAGAGAATTTAATACCACTTTGTGCAACACATCATAATTATTTACATAGTAAATATAGACACGAAATTATTGATAAAGTTATTGATTATAGAAATAATTTTATTAAAAATAGTAGCGGCGCATAATGGTTGGTGCAGCAGGTTGTCGCCCTGTGATTGGAATATATTGTAGCGGGTTCAATTCCCGTCGTTACTGCAAGGTTGTGAGTGACTTTCCGTGGAGGAAAAGGAACTCTCAGAACGGACATGTGGTGTAGAGGTCAAACATACCTCCTTGTCACGGAGCGAGATCGAGGGTTCGAATCCCTTCATGTCCGCAACTGGTCCATTAGGCGATGGGTTAAGCTTCCAGGCTGTCAACTTGGAGGAACGGGTTCAAGTCCCGTATGGACCGCAAGGAGAATGTTACCAATTCATAGACCGGTTTAATGGGTAAAATATAGAATTGGATATGGTCACTTAGCTTAAGGGTAGAGTACCACCAGTGTGGGTGGTGATCCCGTGTTCGATTCCGGGAGGGACCGCAAAATTGATGTGATGAGCTCGATTGGTAGAGCAGGGCTTTTGAGGCCTTGGTTTGTGGGTTCGAATTAGCATCATATATAGGGTATTAGCGTAGTTGGTAACGCACATGGTTTGGGACCATGAGATCGTCAGTTCGAGTCTGGCATACCCTACTTGAAAGAGCAGAATATTTTGGAAAGATATTCTCAACAGTTAAAAAATTAAAAGATAAAATAGAAAGTTTATGAAAATGATTACTCAGCAACAGCAGCAAAATAACATCCGAGAGGTTGACAGGTAATCTATTGCTAAAAATATAGTATTAAACCCAGTCAATCTTGACTGGGTTTTTTTATTATTGTGTAGTGTAATGGCTAACACTCCTTCCTTTGAAGTTGGCAATTCAAGTTCGAATCTTGACACAATAACTAAATTGTCCTGTGGTATAATGGTTTTATTACATCACTCTTTGAAAGTGAAAATTTTGGTTCAATTCCAAACAGGACATCAAATTTACCATGTCGTCTAACTGGCAGGACATGAGGTTTTGACCCTCATAATGGTTTGGTTCGAATCCACCCATGGTAGCAAAATTGGTAAAACATCCGAATCTAAATGGGTATAGAAGTTAGACATTTTAATATATAAAAATAAAAAATATATATGAAAGCAAATTGGTCTAAAGAAAATTTGATGAAAATAATTTCAGAATCAAAAACTCAAAGAGAAGTTTTAAATAAACTTGGATTAGGAATTGCTGGGTCGAACTTCTCTACTCTGAGAAAGTTTATAAAACTATATGATATTTCAACGGAACATTTTACAAAAAATTACTCAAAAATGTTGATGTTGAAGACTAAAATACCACTTAGTGAAATTTTAATTGAAAAATCAACATTTAGTAGAGGACATCTAAAAGATAGATTATATAATGATGGTATTTTAAAACGAGAATGTTGCTTATGTGGTCAAGACGAGAATTGGAATGGTATGAAAATTGCATTAATTTTAGACCATATAAATGGAGTTTGTGATGATAACAGACTACAAAATTTAAGAATTGTTTGTCCTAATTGCAATGCTGGATTAGATACATTTGCTGGACGAAATTTAAAAAAAAGAAACATTTGTAAGTGCGGACTTAAAAAAGATAGAAAATCTGAAATTTGTTCTAAATGTTATGGACAAAAAAGAAGAAAAGTTGAAAGACCTAACATCGAAGATCTAAAAAAGGAAATAGAGGATTTTGGTTATTCAGCAACAAGTAGAAAATATGGTGTTAGTGATAATGCAGTAAGAAAATGGTTAAATAAAAATCAGAAAATTATAAATTCGAGTCCTACTTCCATAACTTTCATTTCTTGATTTAAATATTAATTTGTATTTTTGATATTATTATGATAATATCAGAGGGAGATTTTAAGGGAAAATTTATAGATGAATTAATCTATGATAGAAATATTGCCAGAGAAAATAAGGACTTTGAATTATCTGATAAAATAAGAAATATTTTAGATGAAAAATTTGTATTTATTTTTGACACTAAAGACGGTCAAGAAGTATATAATTTAAGTGAATCGTATTTTAAATACAAAGATAGATTTGAGCATACATCTAAAATGACAAATAGAAAATATGTTGAATATAAAATACAAGAAGACATAGCTTCAGAAAAAAGATTTAAAGCTTGGATATATACTCAAAGAATAAGTATTAAGCCGTAATTATAAATTCGAGTCCTACTTCCATAACTTAATATATATACCTAATATGAAGTATATAAAATCATTCATAGAATTAAATGAAGATATAAATATTCCAGTAAATATTGGTGATACAATCTATATGGGTAGATTTAAAAATAAAAAAACAATTGTTAAAGAAATTGGAAAAGATGAATCTGGAATGCCAACAATTAATAAAAAGAAAGTAGTTTCTTTTAAAACAACTCCTCCTAAGAAAGTTAAGAAGAAGTCTTAATTTTTTCTTCGATTAAAAAATCCCTTAAATAATTCATGATTCTCTAAATATCTAGTATCATATCCGTTTAATCCTTTAATAAAGGAATCTATCCAAAATCCTGTCAAATATTTATCCAACGGCTGAATACTTCCAAATGGTTTTTCTATGTCAATCTCTTTTGTGATTCCGGTAATTAAAAATTCCTCACGTTCTCTTTTAGCTCTTTCTTTCTGTCTATATCCACCACCAATTGAATATCCCCAATTGTAAGGTATTATTTTCCATTTTGTTTTCAATTTAGATTGATCAAATTCAAATACAATATTATTCCAAACTTTAGCATATTCAATATCTCTACTCAGTGATATTCCTCTTAGATATTTAGACTTGTAATATTCTGGATCATCATCTTTTAATCTTTTGCCTTCATCCCAAATTCTCTGAAAGGAATAACAATCTAATTTATTTGACCTTATAGCTTTTTCGCCTTTTTTAAACTCGATTGCATGATACAAAGGAGCCATAGACATTTCCTCAACAAATATCTCATAATTGAATATCATAAAAGTATATATTATTATGGATAATTATTTTAGTGGAATAGAATTTGGTGATTTTAGACGTAGAAATACAGATATAGAATCTATTAAAAGGAAAATTAAAATTCAAAAGAAAATAGATAGACTTAAAGCTAAGAAAGAAAAAAATCCAAATTTCATTGTTAAAGATTTTCCAATACCATTATCTATTGATGATGCTATAAAGTATTATGAATCAAGGATATGAATATTCAATTAGCAAGAAAAATTTATAGAAAAAGTATTCATAAATATCATGGGACTAAATTTGATGATGTTATTGATATTTTAATTTCTGAGGCTAGATATAAAGATCAAGATAGTTCAGTTCTTTTTTATTATGATATTTACTTAGCTATGAAAATAACTGATAGTGTCATTTATATTAATTCAAATTTATTACAAACCACATATTACAATAAAATTGAAGGTAAAAAATTTAGCGATTTTGAAAGATCTTTATTAACATTGGATGAATTTATTTATGAGAAAAGATTGGAATATGTTTTATCAGAAATTAGATCAGACAAATTATCTTCTATTGGGATATAAATTTTAATACTAAATTATTAAAAATTATATCCGGTATATCACTTATTATATTATCCTTAATTGGTATTGACTCTACTGCGCTTTCTCTAGATTGATAGGATAGATAATTTAGATTAAACCCTTCTTTTTTAAGGAAGTCTATCATATGATTTATAGAATCTGAAATTTTTGATATTTTAATATTAGAAACCCATTCTGATTTTTTAATATTGACTACTAATGTTTTAGATGATGTGATGATTTGATCTTCGAAAAAAACTTCTGATATTAGGAAATTATCATCTAAATCATTTAGTATATCTTTAACTTGCGGAATTAAATCATTTTTTCGAAACTTGTATTTTAAAGCTGCAATTGAAGACTCATTTAATTTTTTAAAGTTATAGTTTATGTCAGTTATTATTAATTCGTAGGATAAATCATTTGCTCCAAATTCAGAATAACATACTTTAAGTCCATAAGATTTTAATCTTAAATTAATTTCTTCAATTATTTTCCAAATTTTTGGCTCTGTATAATGTAGAACTTCTTTTCTTAACATATCTACATCTTCAAAAATCTCAATAAAAAATGATTTTTTAACTAAATCTTCAGCATCTTCTTTAGATATTTCACCAAATTCTATCATTCTTTCAATAGCATAAGACCATTTTGAATTCTCAATACTAAACCTTAACTCTGGAAATTCATCAAACATACCGCATCCTGTTAGTATGTCGTCAATTCTATCAAATAGGACTTTATAGGATTCATATGTTTTTAGATGTCTCATTTTCAAATTCCTTTTCTAAATACAAAAAAATGTATTTTTGATATCTTTTTAATATTTCTTCATCTACATGTTTTTTGATATCATTATATAATTCATTATTCTTTATTCTTTGAATAGCATCTTTTAGATTCTTCGGACCTCGACCCATTATCATATCTGATATTGATTGTGAAAATGCCATAACCTCATCTTTATTTGAAAAATATTTTTTTAGATCTCTAACATCTCCTAAAACCTCGCTATCCATTGAGGTATTTTTTCTTGCATACTGACCTATATGTATATTTTCATGTTTTATCATATGATATGCCATCTCTACAAATGGTCTGCCAATAGCAGGAACAGTTATTACCAATCTTATTTTTTTAGTTTTTGGATTAACCAAACCAAATAATGGAGTTGTACTTGGTGGAGCCCCTTTCTTCATATCTTCAGATATTTCATCTTTAAATCCTTTATAGTCGACAACTTCTATATCATTTTTATTTCCAATTTCTTGTACTTTATCAAATGGTATTCTTTGAGTATTTTTTAATTCTGATATTAAATCATTGTAAAAGTCACGTATATTTTTAGAATCGTAGTCAATTATATGTTCATTAATTCTTTTTATGTATTTCATGCTTTCCAAACTAGATTTAAAATTCTTTGTAAAATCATCCTGCATTTTTTTTCTATATTTCCAATGAAATGGATCTGCCTCATCTTTATCATTTTGATAACTCTCATAATTATTTATGAAATCGTCCCATAATTTTTTACTTTTAAGTTCCAATTCAATAACATCATAAATATAATCTGGATTATAATCACCTTCATCCTCATCAATATTTTGTTTTGTATCAATGAATATCGGGCCATATTTATAAACCAATAAATCATAGAGTTGATAAACATCATACTGTGCTTGAATGCTTTCCCATTTTTCTATATCGCTTTCATTATCAATTGATTCAGTTAGATTTCTTTTAGTAAATACAATTGTTACCTCTTTATATTCACCATAATTTTCAATATTAATTTTATTGATTATTCTCCATCCAAATTGTTTTACTTTTTCAATGAACGATTTTAATTCATCAATTATTTCATCACTATCTTTAAATAATACTAATTCTATAAAGGCATTTCTAAGAACACCAATATTATATTGATTGATTTCATTATCTGGATCAATAAATTTAACTTCAGTTAGATTATAGCTATCAGCAATTATTTGAAACTCATCATAAAAGTCTTGCATATCTTCCTTATTAAAGTTACTAAGTGTTGGATGAATGTGAATTTCATCAGAAAATGCTTCAAATTTTTTAATATTTCTCATTTTTTAAATAGACTGTTTCTTTGAAGGATTAGTCTTCATTGTTATTTTTATCATCCTCACTTTTCCTTTCATTATCGGCTGATGTTTTATAACAAGGTATGAAAACTATTAGACGTTTATCAATATTTCCAAGTACCTCCACTTTCCAACTATCACTTAGTAAGTTAAATGCCGGTCTTTTCATTTTACATAGAATTTCACCACTCGGTGAGAATATTTCTATATTAGTTGATAACCAATCCAGTTTTTCTGATTCTGCAATTAATTTGCCTGAGGCATCTTTTATTGAATAATATGTTTTTATAGAGAAGAAATTTTTAAATAATTCTTCTTCAAATGTTCCTATTTTTTTATCATTACTGTCATAGATATCTATTGTAGTTAATAAACTCAGTGCTTTTTCTTTTCCTGTTGCTATTTTGTGACCTTTATTATCAAAGTATTCAAATGTTTTACCCCAATTTAGCGTTCTTTCTTCAACTTTTCCTACTTGTTGGTCACCAACATTAATATTCATATCTGTTCCTATTGTCATTATAACTTCATCCATCTCAAATTTATTTGGTAGTTCTTTTATTTCGGTTGCGCTTTCAATTGGAGTTGGTGTTGTGATCCATTCACTGCCTTGTCTCTTATTTAATTCTGTTGAATCACAACCAATTGTGGATGCGGCTATTGCCCCACCTATAAGTGCATTTTTTAGGTTTATTTCTTCATTACAGAAATCTCTATATTTTTTAACATTTTTCACTACTTATATATTAAAATATGTAAATAATTCCTTATCTTTACCTTTTATGAGAGTATTTTTAGATGATTTAAGACGAATTGACCAGAGCCATAATGAAAATAAGGGTTTGGGGAATTTGGATTTTACTATTGTACGAAATGATGTTGATTTTTATGAAATCATTGATAATCATTTAGATAAAATTGAACTTATATCATTCGATCATGATTTGGCGTGTTTTCGTGAAAATGGTGAATTTACTGGTAAAACGGCGTGTGAATATGTTATCAATAAGTGTTTAACACTGGGAAAAAAATTTCCCGATTGGTATGTACATACTGATAATACAAATGGTCGTCAAAATATTATAGGGTTAATTTTACACTATATTAAAGTGATTGATGGTGTTGATATAAGTGATTATAGATATTTTCATAGAGGATTTGTTAATAATAAATTTATAAAATAATGGAATTATTGTTTTTGGCACAAGTTGAGTATTATAAAACATACTATATGGATAATGGTAGGAAGAATGAAACCAAATTACATATAGTTATGGCGAGTGATTTAGAATCCGCCAGGAATAAAGTCATAAACTTTTATAATGAAAAAAATAGAAATGGTGAATATTCTGTTTTTTATGGAGTTAAAGATATTATAATTACAGAATGTATAAAATAAAAAGAGAGGACGTGTAGCACTACGGTGAGAAAACTCAGCCATCCTTCGCTTAAGGTGGGAGAATTAGTAGGGAAACTGAAAGTTTGATTGACCACCGAGGGATAAACTCAAAACAGATTAGCGGGTGAGCGACGCGATGATATCGAGGTAGAGGACAATAGACAAATTACACGATAAAGCAGAAGGCTGGTTACTCTCTCTTTTTATAATTTTTAAAATTAAAATGGTAGTTGTGAAAAATAATAATACAAAAAGTAACTTTATCAAGAAACATTTGATAGAAGAGGTTTTTAGAGTTTATAACGAAAAAAGGAAAATTTGTGATGTTCCAGCCAATTCCTATTTATTTTTTGATACACCAATAGAACCAATCCCAAATTCAACTGATAGAATAAATAGATTTGGTAGAGGTAATTTTTATTATAAGGATAAAGTTCTTCCAATTCCTTGGGGAGATTTGAATGGAAAATTACTAATAAGAGCCTTAAATGAATTAAAAAGTAATAGGGTATATTTTTTAAAACAAGTTAACAATACCCAATTTTGTAAAACAAGAGTTAAAAGAAATCTTGGAAAATCGATTTAATGATATTGTTCTGTATGACTATGAAACAGATTATAGTTGTTCTGACTCTGGGTGTGTATCTGAGGGGATATGCCGATGCGGTCAAATTTATGATGCACGTGTCACACATGTCGATATTATGAGAATGTCAGAGCATATCTATGATGAATTAATGCATCCTAGAACAAAGTCTGGAAAAAGAAATTTAAAAATTGATACCATTTTCTATGGTGGTGAACAAATTGATATTTATTGTATTAATAGAATTATTACAAAATATAAATTATACCATTCAGATACCTGGAATATAAGCGTTGTGGGTGGATATTATGGTGATGAGATTGGTGATGTTTATTTGGATAAGATTACATTTAATTTAATTATTGAATTGTGTGAGAAAGTATTATCATTTGATAATTTATCTGATAAAATAAAATATGTTTTATCAATAGAATATGGATATTTATTAGATGATATATCCAATTCTGAGTTTAATTTAATTGAAATAGATAAATCAGATATTGATTTTAGTGCATTGAATAAAAATCATATTTCAAATATTGAAAAATCTTTACCATTAAAATATAACAATTATATTTTTTATGATGATAAATATACTTTACCAAGAGGTGTTGTTAGAAAATTTGGAAATAAGTATAAAATTATAGATGGATATCACCGAATTTTATCGGCTGGTGATAATAAATTTAAGGTATTTGTATCTGATTAGCCTTGATATACAGATACAATATTTGAATCTTTTGGTATTGTATAATATTGGCTTAGATTTTTAATAAATGAATCTACCTTTTTTACAGGCTTAAATGATATTCTATTAACTCTGTTTCTAACATCTGAATTGATTAGACAATTTTTCGGATCATTTTCAAAAAAAATCCAATCTATTTTAATAGTATTATCTATACTATGAATCTTATTTACAGCTTTAATTCTATTTGATTCAAAACAAAGATTAGGATCTGTTATTATTAGATCTTCTTTTAGATATGGTTCGATATCGGTAGCAAAGTTTTTTGGATCATCAATAATTTTATATTTCAAATTGCTATCTTGATTAATAGATTTTGCTAATCTGGTTTTTCCAGATCCAGGTAGACCAACTATGAATAATATATTCGACATTAAAAAGAACCATTTTTTAATAGGAATTCAAATAAGTCACCCAATGTTATATAGTATGCTGAATAATTATCATAATTGCCATAATATTCATAATTGCTTCTATCATCTTCTTTTATAATGTTTGGATTATTATACAATATGTCACATAACTCAGTAGAACTTTTATCATTCGCATAATTATTTAATATTGAATCAAATATTGGCTTTAGATAACTATAAATAAATTCATGAAGATCTAATGAACTTCCATAGTATTCTCTTGGTCCACTATCTTCATATCCAGGCATTCCATCCCAGCAACTTCCTCCTGATGCCCCACCCGTATTTACTTCAGCAAATAAAAATGCGTTTCTTTTTTGCCATTCTACAAGATCTTTAAGATAGTGATCACTTCTTCCATATTCAGAGCTTGAAATATAAACACCATCAATTTGACCATATGTTGCTGATTTAACATCATGGTGAATTGCAATTCCTGAAGAATAGAATTTATTATAATCATGTTTAGAGAAAATATCGAAATCCAAAGATTTATAAAAACTATCAAAGGATATGTATGACATTTCATCAATATCTTGACACTTTTCAAGATATTCTGTTTTTTTAGATGCGTCATCAACTTTATGTAGATTTTGCACTTTTCTTTTAGCTTCGAATTTTTTAATCCATTTCATTTTCATAACTTTGCGATTGTAAAGATATATATTAATTAGTAAATATTATATGCGAAGCAAGGAATGGCGGAGATATCATTTAGAAAGAGTTTATATCAAGAGGTTAAAAAGATTTCATGGTGAATGGCATCAATTTTATACTTCTAATGGTGATTATATCGCATGCCCATCTTGGACAGATTTTATTGGAAGAAAAGACTTTTTTTTCTTAAAAACATTGACAACAACTAAAAATGATACAAAATATAAATCCAAATATTCACCGAATAGTGCGAAACGGGGATCTAGGTATAGGGATGTAAAACCAAAAAACCAAACTTATAGAACAAGGGAAAAGGATAAAGAGTTAGTAATGAAGATAATAAAGGAGTATTATAATGGATATTAATAATATTATATTGAATAAGGAGGATTGGAAAATATCTAATGGATTAGTTTTCAAAAAGAAATTAGTTTGGATACCTATAATGAATTGTAAGAAAGACTATATTGAAATTTATTTTGATGATAGACTGTCTAAGGAAATTTTATGGTTAATTCCCAAAATTTCTCAAAGTGAATTTTATCTGGTATCACCTCTTTTTTCAAATCCAAAATTCTCAACGATTGAAAATCACAAGGTGAATATTGAGCACTATTTTTGTAATTATGCAAAAACATCTTTTTTTTATGGATTTAAAAAAATAAATTTCAATATTATTGATAATATTATTTTTTACTGTAAGAAGTTCGATTCAATGGATATTGTAAAAGATTGTTATGATTATGTAAATAAATCGGTACAGGCTCAGGATTATGATTGGTATACAAATAAATCATATTATATTTTTAGCGATGAAATTAGAGAGGAATTTAATAGTTTATATAGACAAATAAAAATTCGGAGCTTATTATCTTAATAATCAATTACACGAGCATATTTAGGACATTTAAAATAATCATTTTCAATAGAAAGTGCATAATACATCATTGAATTTATAATTGAGTTAGCTTTGGTTTTCCCATATCCACCTTTGACTAAACACTCTATTAGAAATTGGACTAATAATAACCCCTGATATTTACAGATTAATGCTTCTTTTGATACTGTATTTCCAAATTTTTTATTTCTCTCTTGTCCCCTCTCATCAGTTCTATCATTACTTTTTAATTTCTGATCTAATGAAAATACTTTATTAATTAAGTGATCTTTAGTAAATTTTGAATCTAATGTTTTGGCATCTGGAATCAATGGATATTTTTTACTTTTCAAATATTGATTTATAGTTTCTAGAGATGTTAATTTTCCTTGTCTTGAGCTAACACCATCAACTTCAATACCTATGTTTGAAAGTCCACTTGTGAAGTTCCTTATTGTCAGACTATCTTTACCGGAGTATTGTTTTAGGTTTCTATTTAGAACTATTTTGATATTTTTTGTAAATGGGTTTCGAGAAAAAACGAAATTATCAATAGTATATTTTGGTCGAGGAGCTTCCTTATTTATTATTATAGGAAATGCACTGTGAATTTCTGGTAGTTTCTTTAGTGACAGCCCAACTAAATTTTTAGTATCAAATAAATTATCAATATAATTATTCAAGTCATTTATATCCGATATTAATGTTGGATTATTTAATTTTTTAATTATTTCAGATTCTTTAGTTCTATTTATTGCCCAAATATCACTAGGAGACCATTTTGCCATATTTATTGTTCTTCCTTGCTTTAATCCAAGTCCCATTGTTTTTCTGCAACATCTATTATATGCATCAGTTAGAGCTTGTATAAAATCACCTTTATGTGACATTTGATAAAAATTATAATAGATTCTATTTGATAGTACACTAATTCTTCCTCGATGAATAAATGCATTTGCTGTCTTTATAAACGTTTCATACCACCCGGAAAACCTTTCAATATCATTGATTTCAACATCAGCTATAAATGCTGTTATATCTTTAAATTCCATTAATTTATCTAAGATATCTTCTTCTTCAAAGATATTTGAGGATAAATATTTGTAATCACCATTTCTTATCATGGATTGTTTATAAGATAATACCAGTGTTTGAACGCTTTCAACTATTCTAGTATCCTTAGTTCCTAAAGATGTTCCTCTTTCATTATCAGAGAATTCTCCAATTTTAACAAAGTCAGATAGTTTATATGTTTCCCCATCTTCATCTACAAATTTCTGATCATATCTATTTGTGTTTGGTTTTAAAAGAAACTTTTTAGCTTTCTTTGGTGAGTATTTCTGTTTATCATCAGTTAGTTTATCAATATCAGTTTGTACGACAACATCATCTCCCGAAGTCAACTTCATAGGCTCTTCATTTTTAATTTTATTAATTAAAATATCACCTCTTAATCCTCCTCCTTTTGATGTTTTTTCTAAATCTGCTAAGCTTAGATTCTTCTCTAGAAACGATTTAAAATCTTGAATATTCATTTCATTATATATTAAAACAATAATAGTATTTTAAATATAACCACTATGATTTGGAATTCATATCTTTTAAAGTTATATACTGATATGGGAGAAAAACCATTTATTCGTGATTTTCTCATAGATGGTATTATTGATGGGGGAACAGAGTCAAATTATACTTTTGTTAGTCCATATATTATAAATAGTGGTAATGTTATAGTAGGAATAAGAGCCCCCAATATCGAATTTAAATTCACCGAGGAAGAGGAGAAAAAATATTCAAATATTGAGTCTGATATTAAGAATATTCAAGAATTTATATCATTTATTTTTTATAATTCACAAATTGATATGCTTGATACGGTATCAAAGAATCGATTATCTATTCTTAATGTATCGAGGCAAATTGGAACAACAACAATAATGGCTCTTTATGTTTTACACTATGCCATGTTTAATAAAAATAAAACCACATTAGTACTTTGTCCTACAACGGCATTGTGTAAGAGTTTTTATGAAATAATATATTCACTGTATATACCTTTGCCTTACTTTCTTAAGAAGGGAATAGCTAATAATAGATCACCATATAAAATAGTATTTGATAATGGTTCTCAGATATTATTGGGAATAGATCCCGAAAAATATATCATGACAAATATTGATACTTTAGTTTTATCTGATCTAGCACATAATTCACACCAATCTGAAATTAATAGTATGTTAGTTCCGAGGTTATTATCTATTAGAGATGGTAGGATTATAATTTTTTCTACACCTACTGAAAGTGATAAATATTTTTCCGATATTTATTTAAATAATAATAACTTTGTTAAGAAGGAATATCCTTGGTATGTTATTCCAAATAGAGATGAAGCTTGGAAAAAAGATATGATGAATAACATTTATAATACTCGTTCTTTTGCACAAGAATTTGAATGTTTGTTACCCAATACTACAAGTTTTTACCGATATGTTAATTTAAATAACCTGATAATCTAAACCACTTGATATAAGTGACATATAACATAAAAATGGTTAAATGATTAATGTTACTAAATATTATAATAGATGGGAATTATATCTTATCAAGATTGGTTTTTACACTTCACAAAAATAATTTATTGTATGGTGCTTTATATACCGCATTGGAAAATACGATATCCAATTATAAAAAATGGTATCCATTTACAAATGTTTATATTGTTTCAGATTCAAAAGAAAAATCTTGGAGAAAATCAATAAATTCTAAATATAAATCACATAGAAAAAAGGACTCTGAGATTGATTGGCAATTTGTCTATAAAACTTATGATGAATTTAAATCCAGAGTTACGGGAGCTAAAATATTTGAATATCCTGGAATTGAGGGAGATGATTGGATATCATTTCTAGTACATGAATCTAATAAACTAAATCAGTCAAATATAATTGTTTCAAATGACCATGATATAAAACAACTCCTAGGTTTTAGTTTGGATCCATTATGGATAAATTTCATGACAAATGAAATGTACAATCAGGAAAAAATTTTTATACCAAAGAATTATCAAATTTTTATTAATGAATTAAAAAATTTACCAAATGACGATATTTTTAGTCTAAATGATAATAGTGATTTTATTAATCTCATAGATAAGTTTTTATCTAAATGTACTATTAACGAAATAGATTGTATAGAATCGTTGATTGTTAAGGTTATATCTGGAGATGTTAGTGATAATATACAATCAGTATACCAAATAACCAAAAATGGAAAGACCAGAGGAATTGGGGCTAAGGGTGCTCAATCGATATATGATTCATATCAAGAGGAATTTGGTAATATATCTTTGACAGATCCTGATTTATATGAAAATATTGCGGATATAATTTGTGAGAAAAAGAAAATATCCAAGACCAATATATCTAAGATTTCTAAAAATATACAAGATAATATGATTCTAGTTGATCTAAGAATAGATAAACTTCCAGATGTCATTGTTGAGTCAATGAGAAAATTATTTTAAACTTGTTTAATTATATAATATATAAATATATCTTTGACTATCTAAATGGCTGAATTGATTGATATTGCTAATGCTTTTTTTAAGAACAAAAATGATTGGAAATCAATATCATCCGAAGATAAAGATAAGTTTTCATTCATATTTAATAGATATTTTTCAAAGAAATACCCACAGTATTCAATACTATTGAATAGTAAAAATCAAGATAAATCAGTAATCTTAGATATGTGGTTTGAACTACTTAAAAATGAAAGAATTTATCCAAATTGGTTTTGGAGTAAGTCAAAAAAAGAAGTATCTACAATTGATGACAAGGATATAAAACTATTAATGTCAAAAATTAAATTGGATAAGGAAAGTGATTTATTATATCTGATGGATAAATATCCAGATTTGATAAAACAAGAATTAGATTTTTATAAAAAAAGTGGAAAAAATAGAGAGAGATAATATTAATATTTTATATGCATCAATGGTTAACTTGCATACATTCTCTAAATATTTATTGGTATTTTGGATGGATAACTATTCCGGAAAAACATATGGATTTAAATTTAAATTATCAGCTGAGTTTGTACAAGATTTACATGGTATATATAGAGATATTCAAGAATCTATAATTATAGATATAATATTATCAAGTGAAAGTCAAGAAATCCAAATAACTGAATTTATAAATGAATATAAAGATAGATTTGATCTTAGTGATTTGATAATCTATAATAGAAGTGAAAAATTAAATGAATTAATATATGATTAAACAAAATGAATCGGTAGAAACAATGAATTGGTATGCCGTAAGGACACAGAATAATAAAGAAAGATCTGTGTTGGAAAGATTAAAAGTGGAAACAAAATTTTCTAAATTAGAGAACAAATTGGGGAGAACAATCATTCCAACAGAAAAGGTTTTTTCTGTAAAAGACGGAAAAAGAGTAATAAGAGAAAAAATTATATATCCTGGATATATTTTTATTGAGACAAGCGCAAAGGGTGAATTAATAAATCTTTTAAAGGGAATAAACGGAGCAGCTGGTTTTGTTAGAACTCGCTCAGGTGAAATTATGCCAATGAAAGATTATGAGGTAAAGAAAATAATTATAGAGCAAGAAGAGACAGATACAAAAGATATTAGTACTGTTTTTATAGTTGGTGAAGAAGTTGAAATTATGGATGGTCCTTTTGCATCATTCAGAGGTAAAGTTGATACTATCGATCAAGAGAAAAAAAGAGTTAAAATACTTGTTCTAATTTTTGGACGAGCTACTGCTGTTGATTTAAATTTTTCTCAAATCAAAAAGATTTAATATCTTTGTATAAATGGGACTATCTCGAACAGTTACAAAGGACAGAAAAATATATGGAAATTATCAGGTGTTATCACCGGATGGCCATTTAATGTTCAGATGTGACGAGAAAAAAGCTAATTGGTATATTAAGAGAAATCTAGCTGAGATAATTTCCAATGATCCATTGATTGTAAAATTAAAATTTCAACCAAAGGGATTAGGAAATCATAATAAAAAATATGGACTTTCAGTTATTGAGAATATTTGTGTCGTTTGTGGTTCTGATGAATTTTTAACAAGGCACCATGTTGTTCCAACTTGTTATCGAAAATTTTTCCCTTTAGAAAAGAAGTCACATAATTTTCATGATGTTTTATCCGTATGTGCAGAATGTCATGAGAATTATGAGAAATTCGCATTCGAATATAAATTAGAATTGGCAGATAAATACAATGCACCAATTAACGGGGAATTATTTGATAATAAAGATATTCTAAAAATAAAGAAAATGTCAACATGTCTTATAGATGATAATATCTATAGATCTATACCAAAAAGAAGAATATTGGAAATTAAAAAGGAAATTAAATCATATTTCTCTTGGAAGACATTATCTAAAAAAAGATTAATGAAAATAATGGATTCAGAAGTAAAAATCTATAATCGAACACATGGTGAGATTGTTATTTCTAAGGTGAAAGATATAGATCAATTTATTATTGATTGGAGAAATCATTTTATAAAACACAATGATTGTAAATTTTTACCAAAGAATTGGTCAATTGATAATTAAATATCTTTCTTCTCGTATCTATTATTTGATGTTTTTACTATCAACGGCGAGTTTGTTTCTTGTACTTATACTTGTGAAACACTTGAATTTGAAAACATAGATGATATAAAAAAAACAATATCAGAAATGGGTAAATTTTCAATATTGGTTTTATATTCAATAGTGAAGTTAGTTAATTTAGAAACTATGAAATCATCCTTCACAATTAAAATAGCAGAGATAAAAGATATAAAACAGATTCGTAATAAAAAAATCGATTATTTAACAAAAAAGTAAAAATGGAATTTGGAGGTTAAACAAAGAAAAACATATAAATGGCTATGGAATTAATAACAACTAAAACTATACTTGCTCTTGATATTGGAGTTAATGATAACTTATTTGGTGGTATAATGCTTTCTGAATTAGATAAAGCAGGTGCAGCATATGCTGCACAATTATGTGATTCTCCAAGACTAGTAACAAAAAAATTTGAAGAAGTCGTTTTTGAAAAGCCTTGTAAAATTGGAAATTTAATAAAAATATATGGAGAAGTTGTCAAATTTGGCAATACATCAATAACTATAAAACTTGAGGCTAGAAAACACCAAGTTGAAACCGGAACTCAACAAATAGTTTGTTCTACAACAGTTGTCTTTGTTAAGATAAATGACGAGGGCGATCCAATTCCAATATCTGATAGAGTTAAGACAAGATATGCCGAAAGGTTTAAGAAATTTAAAAGAGGATTATTAACTCCTGAGGAATTAGAGAATAGTTAGATATTTTTTTCTATAATCAATTAATGCTAAATCTTTTAACTTAGATTCGATTTCTGTGTCAAATTCTAATCCGAAATCTTCAATTTTTTCATAGATAAAATCTGCATGAGCTCTTTCTAATCCTTTTGGATCCTCATGTCTTATTGATGATGCCATATGAGTCATTGGTTTTGTTTTCCAAGTAGATAGTGCTAATCTTAAAGCTTCTTCTAAAGATTGATCTTTTGGTCCTAATTTCCAGTGTAGTTGGTCAAATACAATTGGTATTTCAATATTTTTATATACCATGTCATAAAGCATCTTAACAGAATATTGTGATAATTTATCATCATTCTCAACTGTTAATCTTTTTTGACAAGAATCGGATAGTTTTTTAAAATTATCACAAAATCTTTTGGCAGCTTCTTCACAAGTTGGTCGAGTAGTATTTATATGAATGTTTATTGGGTAGTATGTACTTTTTTCAAGGCACATTAAATCCATTAGTTCAGCATGTTTATTTAATTCATTTATTGTCTTTTCAACAACAGAATTATTCTCACTAGCTAATACATTAAAGGGACCTGGGTGGTAAGATACTCTAATATTATTAGATTTGATTTTATCACCAATTGATATTAGCAAATTACTTATTTCAGTAAAATTAGGTAAGTCTTCAAATTTATATTCACTCATCCATGGAAATGAATCCGAACTCATTCTATAAACATATATTTCATTTTGTATGTTATAGTCAAGAATTTTTAGTGTATCTTTGAGATTCAGAATTATCAATTCAGAGACATAAGGCAGTCCCTTAGCATCAAATGTCCTTCGAACCATTCCTCGGTTTACTAATATTTGATCTTTCTTGGATTTTCCTTTATTAATACCCATTGAGATACAACAATATCCAATTTTATTCATTTAGTATTGAGTTTATTTTTGAGTCTCTATTTATCATTTTTAATATATCATCTATGGACATAAGAGGCATGATAAAAAAGAGTATATCCGCTAAAAGCTCTGATGTCATTGTTTTCGTATCTTTATATTCAAAATGCGCAATAGATATTAATTCTTCGAATATTTCATCAGTAATACTTTTTGGATCTAATTTTTCTGTCAATAGTACCACTTTCTATCATTGAAATTAAAGATGCGCTTTTATTCCATGTTGATAAGTACTTATAGTATTCTACAATAAATTTGTGCAAAATATTCTTCTGATATTCTTTAATAATCATACGCAAATATAGTAAACTTTTATGTATTAAACAAATAATATATATTCAATAGGATTCAGTCAAGTGTCTTGATTTTGTGTATTTTAGGGATTGAATCTTCAATAATTAATAAATTTATGGAAAGTGATAGTGGAAATGAGACAAGAAATGAATTCACAAAAGAACAAAAAGATGAACACAAACAGGAAGCAGAAGTTTTCTGCAATTTGTTTATTCTTAGGATCCTTTTTTCTACCGTTTGGTTACGATGCGGCATTTGCTGCATTAATGAGACTGACAGATTCCTATTGGATTACGGATATATTCTTTTATTTTATTTCGGCTTGTTTTTTTGGATTATATTTCTACTTATCTAACATTAATCCTTTAACGAAATTAAAAGATATTTTCTTAAATGTTTGGTTTAATAAAATTAAACATTATGATAATAAAGATTCTTGATATCTCATTTCTAATATTTTCAAATAAATTGGATGATCTTTATTTTCAATGTTGTTTGATTTTATAATATTTTCATATTCCCACATCGGCCTTAGGTTAGAATAGTGGTTTAATAATTTTACTTCTTCTTTATTTTTTGCCATAGATATAGGTATAATATGATCAATGTGCCATTTATCTCTGTTTTCCCAGTTCATATTTTCTAGGAATTGGGACTCAATATGAGATTTTAATTCTGATTTAGAACATCCAATTATATTTAGTGTTTTAAAATCTTTAACTTCTGATTTTTCTTTCAGAATTCTTCTAATATTAGAAGATATCGAAGTAATTATTGAGTAAAGTGGGGTTTGTTTAAGAACATCTTTCTTATATTTTCTTTTATATCGATTTATTATTTCTCTATTGACTTTTGAATATTTTCGGCTATATTCTTTCTTTTCTTCTTTCTTTTTTTGATATTTTATTTTATTAATCTCTGATATTTCTTTTTTATTTTTCTCATAATAATTTTTAAGATACTTATATCTACAAATTCTACAAATTCTTTTTTGTTTTATAAAATCATTAACTGGTTTTGTTTCACCACAGTTATTGCAAATTTTTTCTGATATATTTTTAGCATTTTGAGTGTAAGGATTATTAAGTTCTCCTTTCCTATAAGATTTTAAGTATAATTTTTTACACTCTTTACATTCATTTCTAAGTTTACCATTTCCCCGTTGATTGAATTCAAACTCATTTTTTTCAATCTTACAAACTTTACAAATTTTCATTATTTATATATTAAATCCGTTGGGTTTCATACTTGATAATAATACGAGTGATCATATTTAATATATAATTTAATGAAGGTAATAAAATTTAGTGAGTTTATAAAGGAGAGTGATGATTTCAGAGATCCTCCTGAGGAGTATATTAAAATAGCCCTAATGAAATTAAAGAAGAGAATTGAGGGTTTTTTTGAGGAAGTTGATCCTGAAGAAGTTACTACTATGTCTAAAGCATTAGAAAGAGGAGCTAAAAAAGATAAAAACGATATTTCATTTAAAGAATTAAATGTTAGTTTGGAATCTTGTGAATTGAGTAAGTATTCAGCAGTCTATGACAGTTTAAAAATTATATTTTCCGATCCGGACTTTAGATATGATTTGTATATAACAATACCTCTTGAGGAAGCTGTAGTTGGTGAAGAAGATGAAGATAAAAAAATAGAAACTTGTTCTTATAAATTTAAAAAGTATGATATAAATAAAAACTTTGAGTTGATCGGTCAAATAGGACCCAAAAAAATTGACATTGATAAAATCAATGAGGAATTTTTAGTAAGTCTTAAGATAGATTTGGATGATGAGTTTGGTGAGAAGGAAGAGCTGGAGTTCGAAACATAGCTATTATATACTAGAGATATAATAATTGGTAACCATAGTACCGTAAGTATGGCTAAAAAAATCTGAGAAATCAGATTTTTTTATTTAGGGAATTATCATATTACAATAAATACTTTATGAATAGATATAATATTGTTACTAATAGTAAGATTTGTCAATCGCTTAAATCAAAGAGTAAGTATTTTAAAACAAGTTTAGGAATTGTTAACACTATTGATAAAAATGGTGATAGGGTTTATAATGATAGAGATAAATTTGCTTATTTTTATAATACTGAATATAAAACAACCATTCATGCCGCCGGAAATATTGGCGATATAATGTTTTATGTGGACCATTATATAAATGAAGATGTTTTGGCTGTTTATTTAAACAGTGAAGAATTTATTTTTCAATTAGATCAAAAACTTTTAGAAGAGAAAGGTCCTGATTTTTATATAGGACATGTACTAAAGGAATTAGAAACTAAATATGAAGAAAGAGTAAGAGAAGCAGAACTTAAAAAATTAGAGGTTAAAAGAGAATCCAATCCTGATATTTTGACTCAGAATCCAGGAGCTGTTAGATATGATGACATTAAAGCTTATATAGAGAAAAAGAGAAATGAGAGAATGTCAGTTCAAGAAGTTACGGATAAGAAAGAAGTATAATTCCTTTTTCCAACTTTCTGGTAAATCATCATAATCAAATTCAATATCTATATCATCATCTTCAAATTTGTGAAGAAGAATTTTATTATTTTTTTTGTCCCATTCTATTGAGTTAAAATCAAAATCACCAATGCTGAAATCAATAACAATCTCATTTGCTACAATCGCTAGCATTTTAATTAAAGAAATTAATTTTTTCCTACTCATTCTTATTACCCTTTTCCTTCGCATTTAGAAATTATTTCTTTTGATTTGAAATGTCCATCAGTTATAGAAGTGTATGATTCAAAGAGACTTAGGTATTTCATAATTTATATATTATATTTGCACAATAATATATAGAAAGTGAGATTATTTAAATACAAAGACTTTATAAAAGAAAGTAAAACAGACGGAAGTCACTTTATACCAACCTATGAGGATTGTGTTGAGATGTGTTCTAGAGATGATTCTGCCTTTTATGAGTCGAAATTTATCATTGATGGATTTAATATATCTGTATTTAATTATCGATTAGCACAATATAAAGATTTTGTAACTCCTATTGAAAATAGGCCAGATGTTAAAGCCTATGAAATGAGAGGATTAACCTTTGTGTTTAATACAGACGGGACATTATTCAAAAGATTTATTTTACTTGAGAAATTTTTTAATATAAATCAAGTTCCTGAGACAATGTATTCTGTCGTTAAAGATTACAAAATAAAATTTATTAATAATAAAGAGGATGGATCAATAGCTTCTTTTATACAATTACCAAATGGTAGAATAATTGGAAAATCAAAAATGGGATTTGATAATGAACAAGCTAATGGTATAAATCGAATTTATAAAACAAGAGAAGATATTTACAATTTTGTTAATTGGTGTATTGAGAATAATATAATACCAATATTTGAGTATGTATCACCTTCTAATAGAATTGTTTTAAAATATCTTAAGGAGGATTTAATACTTTTGAGAATGAGGGATTCAATCACCGGAAAGCATATTGATATGAAAGATCATCTAGATAAGATTGATACCATTAGAATGGCTCCGTTTGAGGATGATATGATGGATCTTGATACTTTAATTGAAGTTATTGCTAAACAGGTAGACAAAGAGGGAGTTATTGTACAGGCGGTCGATAGTGTTGGAAAAGATTTCTTTTTTAAAATAAAAACACCATGGTATTGTGAAAGACATGGATTACTAACAAATGATATATATCGTGAGCATATAATTATTAAGTATATTTTAGAAGATAAAATTGATGATATATTAGGACAAATACCAGAAGATGAAGTTGATGCGCATAATCGTATTAATAAAATAATACATATTATTAGAGAAACATTAGATAAGAAGGTACAGGAATTGAAAAAATCATACGATGTTTTTTTACAAATGGGTCGAGATAGAAAATCCTATGCTATAAAATACTATAAAAAAGAACCGAATTTTGGATATGTTATGCAAATGGAAAAGGGAGTTGATCCATATGAGTTGGCTAAAAATTGGGTTAAGGACAACACTTGTAAATTAATAATAGCTAGAGAATTTCTTAAACGAAGAGATCCTAGTTTATTTTTTCAAGAGCCTGATGAAAATGATGATGATAATTAAAAATGAAATATTTAAAAAAAATATTTGAAACTAATTCTTTCTTCGATATTAATCAAAATATTTTTGATGATATTGATTATATTCAAGACTTTATCGATGATATCGATGAAAAATATGGAATAAATTGCAGGTGTATTATACGATGTGGATCTTATAATTATAACGCCAATGTGAGAGCTGGTAATTTACAAGAATTTAAAATGTGGGTAAAAGAAAAGATAGATCAAGAGATACCTACAATTCAATATTCTATATCGGAATCTATATCATCTGATTATGATGATAATTATTTAATAGAATCTTTGAAATCATTAAAAGATAGATTATCAAATACGGACTGTCGAGTTGACCAATTAAATGTAACAACAACATCTAAGTATTTAGAACAATTTTCTAAAAATGGAAATCCAACTCGAAAGCATTCCAATGAAGAATATCAACATCCATATTTGATAACCAAGAGTAAAACAATTAACTTTAGTATTGCAATAAGTAATTTGAAGTTGCGTTATAATATATAATAAAATGAAATATATTAGACTTTTTAAGGAGCATAATGATTACCAAGAGCAAATGAATTTAAAAAATTGATCTCATCTTCTGTTATTGAACTAATACCATACTTTGAGATCTTATCTAAAATCTCATCTTGTCTTTCTTGTGGGGTAAATCCCTCATATCTCATTAATATATGGTGAAACTGATGACCCATTTTGCGGAGCAGATATCATGGGTAAAGAACAATTTTTTGATAAACTAAAAGTTAGATTAAAAGAATTATTTAACGATAATGATTTAAGTAAATAATTTTTATGTTTTATAACGGTCACAGATATATTTAGGTTTTCATTTTTAATATATACTAAAAACTAAATAAAAAACTTACATATACACCTTGTTATGTGTAGTAAAAAAATTAAAACTTATTATGAAACATATTAAAAGATTTGATGAACTTAACGAGTCTTTAATCAGTAAGGTTAATGATGTAATAATTGATGACATTTTATATTTTAAGTATCAAAATATGAAACATATTTATTCTGATAAATCACAATCTGATAAATATACACTCGAAGTAACAAATTTTGAAAATTCTTTTTATAATAAAAATGATAATGGTAACATAACTTCAATTTTCTTAACATCAAATAATATATTAAAAGATGAATTAGAATGGTACGAAGATAATACTGAATTAGAATTTCTAAACGGGTATAATTATGATAGTATATTAAATCTTGGTAATGGTGTAGAATTGGTAACTTTTATCGGTAATGACGATATAAATATATATTTTAATAAGTTTAAAAATAAATTTGATTATATATGGGGGCAATATTTCACGGATAGTGAAAAGGTAGATATATCAAAAGCTATTGCGAGAACAAAATATAATAATAGAGAAATTATCATAGTAATTAAAAATCAATTTTAATTTTTTATTACACATAACGGTTCGCAGATATACCCAGTTTGGGATTAAATAGTAGAAACTTTAAATTAAAAATAAAATGAATAAAGAAGAACAAAACTTGAATAACCCAGAGAACCCCAAATTGGAATTTCATATTGTATTGCTATTCCTCAATCTTATATTAATTAATGATATTAAAAGGTGGTGGGGTAAAATCTAAATCAATCAGTCGGATTTCAAATTCATAACAATTTTTTCTAAAATGATTAGGTCCTCTCTTAGAGATGAATAGATTTACATCAACATCCATGTGTTTAGCAAATAATTTTATATTATCTCTGATAAGTTTAGTAATTTTTGTTTTGATGACATCATCAGTAGATTCCATAAAAGAGTTTATTAATTCTTTCATAGGAGTTCTTTTTCCATCTTCTGTCCAGTGATCGGTAATAGTAAGTTGTAATCGGTATTCGTAACAAGGATAACCGTGTCTTTCTTTTCCGGTGGATACATCATTATTAGTATAAAGATTATTAAAATTATCTTTTAGAATGTGTGCCCATCCGTTTCTAGCAACATTTTGATAGTTTGGATTATTATCAAAAACTTCAACTTTAAACATGTTTGTCATTGATGCAAATGAATTAGCGTAATTTATTAATAATTGTGGTCGGATAACGAATTGGTCTGGATGATTTACTTTATTGTAGAAATCAATAAAATCGGTGTATTCAATTGATTCTTTTATAATTTCATTCATTAGTTTATATCTTTCTTGTGGAAATACATGATAAAAGAAATACTTATACGTTTTTTCAATTTCAGTATCACTTAACTTATGATGATATGGATAGTATCCTGATTCATTTAAGGAGTTAAGATGTTTATATTTTTTTATCCATTTCATTTTTTTTTATTCAAATTTTGGTGCTTGGAAGTCTAAATCATATATTCTGATTTCAAATGAAAAACAATTGTTATCATCTCTTGAACCTCCACATTCTTTTCCACGACTTTGTATATGATACCTTCATAGAGGAGAAAAATAGAAAATGGAATGAATCTCTAAATGATTATGGAACTTGGATTCCAAAAATGTACTCATATTGGAATCAATTTAAATCAACGGTTGGTGAGAAAATGTCTAAATTACCTGCTGAGATTTTCCAAATAAATTCTTCTTATGTGCCATTTGGATATGGAAGAGATTTAAAAAAACTTCTAAAATTCATGGAGGATTATAAAAATCCTAATGATCTTGTTAAATACCTCGATGAAAAACAAAAAAAGAAAAAAGATATTAGAACTCAATTGGAAGGAAGATGGGATGATATTTTTAATCGCAAAGGAACTAAAGAGGAATATAAACTAGTGAATCAATTGAGAGAATTGGATGTGGATTTAAGTGATTTGCATTGGATTTGGAAAACATGTTTTGTAGATCATAATTTTGAGGTTTATAGTGAAATCGATGCCTTAATTACCGATTTTGCAGATGATCATGGTTTAAATGTTTATCTATCTTATGTAGAATTATTTAGAGGAATTCAGCTAGGATTTTTAATTCGTGATGATAGTGAATTAAAAATATCGACAGATTGGAATTCACATACACGCGAATATACATATACTGGAATAGAATCCTCAAAAAAAACAGTTTTCGGATGAGATTTTTAATGATGCTAAGAAATTATCTAAAAGACTGGAAGGATTTTTTCTAACTGTCAGTATCAGACCTTATAATAATATGTTACACGTATCTCTTGCTAATCAAATAGATTAGAATTTTTATATTTTATAGAGGTTGAGGCTTGTATTTCCAAATAAATCCACCATGATATTTTTTTAAACCTTTACAACACCTTGAAATTTGTAGTCTTGAGAAGTCAGTCTTTCGTTCTATTTCTCTCATACTTTTCCACTCTTTAATTAAATTATTCTCTATATCTAATTGTAATATAATATGTCTTTCTACTTTTGTTCCGAGAATTTTATCCCTAATTTTTTGTTTTTGTTCGTCTGTTCTTGGATTTTTATTACCGACATTTTTTGGATTTCCAATTTTGGATTTTCTTAATTTTTCTATATGATCTTCATTCATTTTTTTCCCATGTGCCCAATGATTTTCTGAATTTAAAAAATACTTTTTTAGAGACTTGCTAATTTTTGCTTTAACTAAAGGATCGTTGGATTTGTTTGGATTATTTAATTTTATTCTTTCTGAATTATAAATTTTAAGTTTTTCTGCTTTTTCTTTTCCAATAATCTCTTCAAGTTTTTTACCTTTTCTAATACTAGACATTTTTTGTCTTGTTATTAGTGAAAATTCAGTCACATCTGTTCGATGTGAATTTGTCAATTCAAATCCATTTTGTGACATTTTGTCAATCCAAAATTTTTCTTTTTCATTAGATTGCTCTAAATTTTCACAAAAATCTAATACTTCTATTATTGGCTTTAATCCATTTGATATTAATTTTCTCAACCATCTTGATTTATATGTCTGATATTCACAGTCTGATTCTATCATGCATTTTGTTAGATGTGTATTATATCTCCTTTTTAGGTTATTTGTCTGCCCAACATATCCTATGTTTTTATTTTCTGGATCTATTAAAATATAGATATATCTCATAAACTTTTCATTTATATTATATATAATAATTTAATTCGTTCCTAAGTTGATACCTATCAAACTTGGCACAATATTTGATATTAGTAAATAAAAAAATAAAATTATCATGGCAAAAAAAGATGTTATTATTGGTGTGGATCTTGGAACCACAAATTCGGCAGTTTCAATTGTAGAAAATGGAGAGCCTATTGTAATTACAAACTCAGAAGGTAAAAGAACAACACCTTCAATTGTTGGTTTCACTGGAACTGATAGAAAGGTTGGAGATCCAGCTAAAAGACAATCGGTAACAAATCCATCAAAAACAGTTTATTCTATAAAAAGATTTATAGGAAAAGATTATACAAATTGTAGTGATGAGATTAAAAGAGTTCCTTATAAAGTTGTAAAGGCTGGAAATAATATACCCGCAGTCGATATAGATGGTAGAAAATTTACACCACAAGAAATTTCTGCTATTATACTTCAAAAAATGAAGAAAACTGCTGAAGACTATCTTGGGTATGAGGTTAAAAGAGCAGTTATAACTGTCCCAGCTTATTTTGGTGATGCTGAAAGAACAGCTACTATTGAGGCTGGTGAGATTGCGGGATTGAAAGTTGAACGTATTATTAATGAGCCAACCGCAGCAGCTTTAGCTTATGGTTTGGATAAAAAAGAAAAAGATTCTAAGATTTTAGTATTTGACTGTGGTGGTGGAACACATGACGTTTCAGTTTTAGAAATTGGTGATGGTGTATTTGAAGTTAAATCTACTGATGGTGATGTTCACCTTGGTGGTGATGATTTTGATAATGTTATCATTGATTGGATGGTGCTGGAGTTTAAATCCGAGCATAATATTGATTTGAGTAAGGATGTTATGGCACTTCAAAGGTTAAAAGATGCTGCTGAGAAAGCAAAAATTGAATTATCATCTACGGTACAAAGTGATATTAACTTACCTTATATAACCGCACAAGATGGTGTTCCTTTACATTTTGTTAAATCATTAACAAGATCGAAATTTGATCAAATGACATCACATTTGGTTAAGAGAACAATCGATTGTGCATTGACAGCCCTTAAAAAATCCAATTTAAAAGCATCAGATATTGATGAGATTATATTGGTTGGTGGTTCAACACGTATACCTTCTATTCAAGAAGCTATTGAAAAAACATTTGGTAAAAAGCCAAATAAATCAGTAAATCCAGATGAAGTTGTAGCTATTGGAGCTGCTATTCAAGGAGCTGTGTTGACTGGCAACATAACAGATGTTTTATTACTAGATGTAACTCCTTTATCTTTAGGTATTGAAACAATGGGTTCTGTATTTACCAAACTGATTGAGGCAAATACTACAATACCTACAAAGAAATCTGAAACATTCTCAACAGCATCTGATAACCAGGCATCAGTAGAGATACACGTCCTTCAAGGTGAGAGACCTATGGCTAAAGACAATAGATCACTAGGTAGATTCCATTTAGATGGAATTATGCCGGCTCCTAGAGGAGTTCCTCAAATTGAGGTTACTTTAGATATCGACGCCAACGGTGTATTATCTGTAACCGCAAAAGATAAGGCTACTGGTAAAGAGAATAAGATTAGGATAGAGGGTGGTTCTCAACTTTCTAAAGAGGAAATTGAAAAGATGAAAGCTGAAGCTGAGGCTAATGCTGAATCTGATAAGAAGGAAAAGGAGAGAGTCGATAAAATGAATTTGGCTGATAATATGATTTTCCAAACTGAAAGACAAATAAAAGAGTTTGGCGATAAATTATCCGATACAAATAAGTCCGAGTTAGAATCTGTATTGGATGGACTAAGAACGGCTCATAAATCCGGGGATGTAGATCAAATAGATTCTAAGCTTAATGAATTAAACTCAACTTGGAGTAAAATAAGTACAGAGATATATTCTCAGACTCAAACACCTCCAAATACAGAACAGAATTCTTCTGAGCCAGAGGATGTTGCCTATGAAGAGGTTAAATAACCTAAGTTATAAATTTAATTAAAATAAAAAAGATCTCATTTTTGAGATCTTTTTTATTTTAATTAAGTTTATATTTAACTTCATCTAGTCTATCTTCGTTAACATTACCATCTTCATCAATGACATCATATTCGTTGATCCAATAAATGGCTTTCGCCCACAATTCTTTTTGGAATTGACTTAGTATTTTCTGAACAGGATTATTACCAAAACTAACATCACCTTCCCAGAATTCAGGAAATCCCCTAAAATTTATAATTTGATTGTCATCACAATAAAAAACACCACCAACTGATTGAGGACCACCTTCTAGTGTGGTTAATTGGTTATCAGAACAATTAAAAAAACTGCCAACAGACTTAGGACCGCCTTCTAGTGTGGTTAATTGATTATGCTGACAATAAAAATGACCATCTACTGATTTAGGACCACCTTCTAATGTGGTTAATTGGTTACTATAACAATAAAAACTACCACTAATCGATTCAGGACAGCCTTCTAGTGTGGTTAATTTATTATACTGACAATAAAAAATACCACCAACTGATTCGGGACAGCCTTCTAGTGTGGTTAGTTGATTACCATAACAGTGAAAACTACGACCAACAGATTTAGGACCACCTTTTAGTGTGGTTAATTGGTTATAATGACAATGAAAATCACCACCAACTGATTCGGGACATCCTTCTAGTGTGGTTAATTTATTATTATTACAATAAAATTTATACGCTGATTCGGGACATCCTTCTAGTGTGGTTAATTTATTGTTATTACAAAAAAAACCACCACCAACCTCTTTAGGAGATCCTTCTAGTGTGGTTAATTGGTTATAAAAGCAATAAAAATCACCACTGACTTTATTGAATTTAAGAGGAAGTTTGGTTAATCCTTTACTTGTTAGATTAACATTACCATCCACGTCAATTGATCCATCTGGATTTATGGTATAATTTTCGATATTATACTCTTTACAGATATCATCGATGCTCTGGTTAGATTCAAATAATTTATATGATCTTAAATGTTTCACTTAAATAGTATATCATCAATCTTCATCATACTCATCTTCATCGACTGGTTGAGTACTACCGTCTGTATCATTGCAAATTCTATTGGCGCTTATTAAAGAACCTTTATTGCTAATTTTACCCTCTTCATCATTTAAATAACAAAGAGTATCTAAGTATGGGAATTCGTCATCCCAATTTTTTAATTTAACTATATATCCTGGGGTTTTACTTTCTGAACCTCTCTCAGCAGTAAATGAATTGCTAGAGTTTTGGTATTTTTTACACCACCAGCCATTTTTCGCTGCAAATTTTTTAAATAATTCCTCATCACTCTGATTCACTGTGTAGATTCTATCCATAAACATATCACCTGTTGTAGTCGTCCAAAGTAAAGCTCTTCCTATTATTTTGTTAGATTTATATTTACCATCTTTCAGACTTCCTGCTTCATCATATAGTATTACTAAGTTACAAACTTCTGGGTTACTACCATAGATATAGAGATATGAATCTGGCACATCTGCCATACAAGAACTTCCTAAAGTTCCTTCTTCCTTAGCATAATTATCAATATTATAAAAATGAATAATATCTCTTCCGCTAACAATATCAAATTTTAAAAAAGCATCATTCATTATATTAACGACTGATTTATATTCATTTACAAATTTTTCAATTTCTGAATCTGTAAATTTCTTCCCAGTGAATGGTATTAAAGCTCTGATAAGTCTTCCTATCCTCATTGAATTTCGTGAAGTTGACCATAGTTGTTTATATACATCGTTTGATGGTTCCAAAGCTTCTATATTTATAACTCCATTATATTTAGAATCTACAGATATATAAGAACAATATGTTTTGGTATTGTTAAATGGTGATACAATTCTATTAAGTATTTTGACTTCTGTTCCAGTTTCAGCCCTATTGGCTTTCTTAATATCTAGTCCTAACAATCGGTATATTTCTGTATTTTGGCGCTCACCATCCTCAGTTTGAAAGTCACTTATTTTTAAGTGCTGATCTCTAATTATCTTAAAGTTGTCTTCTTTATCTTTTGTTAATTGCTTAGCTCTTCTATCTTGTATAAATGTTACCATGTCTATTGATTTTAAATCTGAATCAATATAGTTCTGCGTAACTTCTTTATCTTGATCTTGTAGTGATAAGATCGAAGATGCTATTGGATTCTGCATGTTTGATAATATACCCCTAAAGTTTTTTGAGAATTCGACTTTACTCTCTAAAATAAGAGAACATATTTTTTGCTCTAATAAGAAATTTGAATATTTTAACATCACATTATATATTATTTTTTTAAATCTTTTTGTAGATTTTTTTTCTCTGATTCGATGGTGTATGTCTATCTCTGATTGATTTGATTTAATTTTGAAATCGTTGATTTTCTTTCTTAATTCAATTACGCTTGATATTTTTCCATTTAAAATATCTTTTTCAAAAATATCATAGGGTATATCATTATATTTATATAATTCATCATAAAGTTCAGTTAGTTTTCTTTTAGACCCGCGATTCCAATCATAGTAATTGTATAATGATATTCTATCTTTTGATTTTGTATCATTTCCATCATAAATAACATATGTTTTAATAATTTTAGATGAGAAGAATTTTTTTAGAAAATTATCAATAGATATTTTTGTTGTTCCTGAATAATATGAATCATCTATAAATATAAAATCTTTATTATAAATATCCCCAACAACCTTTTCTATTTTAGCATTATTTATTTGTGCAGAATTCATATTACCAAAATGTGATGTTATACCACCAGCGACTTGTAAAATTGATCCATGGCAAATAATTTTTTTTGATTTTAATAAATACATAACCAAATCACCAAATCCTCCACTAATTATCATGTTAAAATTAAAATTAAAATCATTATAGATTTGATTGAAGAGTTCAATTATTATATCCTGATTTTCATTTTTCTTTATAGCATCGTCTATTTTATCGAAGAATTTATTTCCACCTGGTATCTCTGATGAGATACTTTTCACAATTGAATCTATTTTATGTGCTATTTTCATCTATATAACATTATTTCATGTCCATAGCTTGATCTACATTTTTGGGATTTATATCCCATGTTTACTAATCTCTCACCTATGTGTTTATATATATTTGGATTTAGAAAAATACATATTTTATTTGGATCTAAATTATACATTTCTATATTTGGTTTTTTCTTCATTGCTTGTAATTGACGATAAGTTAAATTTCCATTTTTTTCTAAAAATCTCCTTAGGCTTTTATAAAATTCAACATCTCCAGTATAATTCTTGATAAATTCTATCAACATCTCATCTGTTATATCTAAATATACTTCTTCCTCTTCGATTGCGGATTTTAGTTTCATCATTCTATAATCCTTATCAGTATAAGAATTATTATCATCACTAGATAAATCATAATCCTCAAATACTTCATATACTTCTATAGCATCTTGTAGTATATTGAAATATTCAGTAGATTTATCCCTTTTGCCTAAAAAAAGTGTTAGTTTAATTTTTTCAATATCTTCCCAATCTTCTATATCAATAGAACGTCCATTAAATAATAATTCATTGGTGTTTTGATTAACCAACATATATTCACTACTATCTCTATTTTGAATAAGGTGAGCGTCCCATCTAAATAGCCAATTTCCTTCATAATTCATCCAAACATAAGCCATTGGCGCATATGGTGTATCACTTAACCAGCTTAATAAAAATCTTCTCATTTTATCATCATATTTAGGCAATTGAGTTATTGATTTTGGATATTTAGCCCAAGGTATATAATCAAAGACAGCAATTCCAAAATGTTTATCTCCAAAATTGATTGATTCAAATGACTTTAAGTATTTCATAACGTATATATTAATTCAACTTTAATAAAGTATTTTCGATTATTTTAATATCCTCATCATATTTAAATCTAATTAAATTAATTTTATTGTTGAGGCAGAAATCATTTTTTATTTGATCTTTTATTTTTTGTAATGTGAATGCTTTTTTCCCTCCAAAATACCAACATGGCTGAAAGTGTTGAATTCCATCATACTCTATACAAATATTCATTTCTGGAATAAAAAAATCAAATTTTAATTTATTTTTGAATTTGCAACCCTCGAATGTTTTTTGCTTTTCATATTTAATATTTAAATCAGATAGTACTTTTTCAATCATTTTTTCACCTTTACTCAAATTACAATATGGGCACATGCTTCCTGATATATGATAGTCCACTTTTTGTGTGTATTCTCGACCACAAACAGTATGTCTAATTTTAATAATATCTTTTGTGTTTTTGCCTTCGGATAATATTAGGTATTCTTTGTTGTGAATTTTATCTGATTTTTCTTGAATTGATTGTTTGTTGTGTCTTGCGTTTCCGCCGCATTTTGGACACCCATGTCCAAGTAGATGTGAGCTCGTTATTTGATCATATTCAAATCCACAAATATGTCTAAATTTAGATTTTTTATTATAATCTATCTTTTCGGATAATATTTTATATTCATTATTCCACATTTCACACGATTTTTTAATTATGTAATCTTTTGATAGTTTTTTAATTCCATAACAGTGAAAACATCTATTTCCTTTTAAATGTTGATATCCTATTTGTGTAAATATTTTACCGCAATTTTTATGTCTTATTTTCACGCTAGAATTGCCATTTGAAAATTCCAATATTTCATATTCATTATTATGAATCTTATTCGATTCACTTTGAAACATTTCTTTGTCTCTCCATTTCCCATGACATTTTGGACATCTTTTTCTGTTAAGAAGATGTGATAATCTAGTTTCAAATTCAAATCCACAAGAATGTTTAAATTTATTATTTTTTGTAAATCCATTATATTCTAAAATTTGGAAATCAATACCCTGTACATTAATTTCTTTCTGTACTTCCTCTATCGTTTTCTTGGTACTTATCATAAACTTTTATGTTTTTTTCTTTATAAATTTAAAATTATATATTAAAATGCAAATACGAGTTTTTCCCACTGATTTGGTGGTCAGGTGTGTCTGGGACACATACGTTTATTACGTTCTTGGATCTGAAAAAGAAGCCGAACAAATTTTAAAAGAGAATAAGGAATTTGAAATCTCTGAAAGAGATGCTTTAGTCATTGGACTATTAAAAATAATTGAAACTTCAAATTTAATACACAAATTTAATACTTATATTGTCGAGTTTTTGGCAAATAAATCAATAAACCAAGGATCATTGGTGTTGGTTAGAAAAAAAGGTTTAGAAGCTGTCGTTGATAAATTTTTGGATAAATTTCCTGACTATTGGACTCCTGATGCTGAATATAAAAATTCATTGGTTGAATTGGTTGACTATATTGAAGTTTTTAAATCTAAAACTGAAAAATTGGATATACAAAGAGTTACTGATCAATTTGGAACACACGAATATATAAATTCTAATAATGTTAAAAAGATTTTATCGTTTAACTATTAATTAATTGGCATAAAATTTGATGAATAAAAATTGAAATATGGAGACAGACAAAATTGAAAAAATAGAGATTGAGACGGAGAAGGCTGAGCAAGATTGGAAGGATAGTTATGTTCGGTTATATGCCGATTTTGAAAATTATAAAAAAAGGGTTTTGAAGGAAAAGGAAGAAATTAAAAACTCCACAAAACTACAATCATTAAATGCTATTTTAGATTTAGATAATGATTTACATATAGCATTGAAAATGATAAAGGATGAAAAAACTCTGAAGGATATTCAGTTTATATCTGATAAATTTAAAAATTTCCTCAATTCACAAGGAATTGAGGAAGTCCCGATAGATAAATATGACGATAACCTACATGAAGTTATTTCCGTTATTAATACTGGAACCGAAGGCATTGTTAGTGTTGTATCAAAGGGATATACTTTGAATGGTAAAATCATTAAATATCCAAAAGTAATTATTTCACAATAAATTTAAATAAAATAGAAGGGACAAGGTTATTCCTAATATATAGGTAATGAAAAAGATTTGGACGGATGAAGATATAAATTATTTAGTGGATAATTATAATATTATGTCCTTGGATGATATTTCATATCAGTTGAAGTGTAAAAAGTCTCAAATATCCGCCAAATTGAATAAATTAAAAATTGTAAATAGAGGATGGAAAGAAAATGAAGATATGATTTTATTGGAAAATTATCCATTTAAAGAAATTAAAGAATATAGGAATTTACTTTGTAATAGAAGCGACAGTTCCATTTTAAATAGAGCTTTTAAATTGGGGTTAAAGAAGAGTGTAAAGAAAATTAAAAAAAATAAATATGAGGTAAATCATAGATATTTTTTTGATAAAAACATTGATTCGTGTTATTGGGCTGGTTTTATAGCAGCTGATGGATTTATTGATAATAACTACTCTAGAATAGCAATCAAATTATCCTTAAAGGATAAACCACATTTAGATTTATTAAAGAATAAAATAAAAACACAATCACCGATAAGAACATTTGAAAGTAAATCTTTCGGCGCAAAAAGAACATTTTGTCAATTAGATATATTTTCAAAGCAAATTAAGAGAGACTTATATTCTAATTTTAAAATAGGGGCTAACAAGACATTTACTTTACAACCACCTGATATTGGTGACGATTTAATACTTAATTTGAGTTATATAACCGGATTAATAGACGGGGATGGGACGGTATGTTTAAATAAACATAAAAAGAAATCAATAACTTTGTTGGGTAATTTTGAACTTTTAAATTGGTCTAAAAGTCAATTAAATAAGATAATCGATGTTAGTAATATCTCGATAATACCAAAGGGTAATATTTATTCTTTTAAATTTACCGGTAAGAGATGTGATGATTTTAAAAAATTTATAATCGATAATAAATTTATTTATTTAGAACGAAAATGGAATAAGATATAAATGGAAGACTTGTATAAAATACTAGAATTAGACAATAATGCTACTTCTAGTGACATTAAAAAGGCATATAAAAGGTTGGCATTGAAATACCATCCGGATAAAAATAATGGATCGAAGGAATCTGAAGAAAAATTTAAACAAATTTCAAATGCATACTCAATTCTTTCCGACGAAGAAAAAAAATCACAATACGATAGATTTGGAACAACAGGTAATCAAAATCCATTTGGTGGAGGAAGCGGAGTTCCTTTTGAAGATCTATTTTCACAATTTGGAGATATTTTTGGAAGTTTTGGAAACCGCAGACAACAACAAAGACGTAAGGGATCTGATTTAAGAATGACAGTTAGTTTAACATTGAATGATATTATATTTGGTGTTCGCAAGAAAATAAAATATAATAGAAATGTTAAATGTGATACTTGTGATGGTAAAGGAGGAGAAGATATTGTAAATTGTGGACACTGTAATGGAACTGGACATAGAAGTTATGTTCAAAATACAGCATTTGGATCGATTAGACAAACTGCTGTTTGTTCACATTGTTCTGGAAATGGAAAATCTGTTAAAAATCCTTGTAAAAAATGTCATGGGCAGGGTGTAGTTGTTAAACAAGAAACCGTTGATGTTGAAATACCTAAAGGAGCAGTAGATGGTAATTACATGTCTATGCCACAATATGGAAATCACATAAAAGATGGTATTCCTGGGGATCTACAAATAATCATTGATGAAATACCAGATTCTAAATTTAAACGAGAAGATATAAATCTTATTTATGATGAAACAATTCCTGTTATTGATGCTATATTGGGTGTTGAAAAGTCTATTAAAACACCACACAATACAGACATAAAATACACTATATTACCAGGAACCTCACACGGCAAGCTTCTTAGAGTGGTTGGTAAAGGAATCCCCGATATGCACGGTAGAATGGGAGATTTATTTATTAGAATTAATATAAAAATACCAACTTCTATTACAAGTGATGAGAAAAATATTTTAAGAGATCTGGGTAAGAGTAATAACTTTAAATAAAATAATCAAATATATAATAAATATGAAAGAGTATTTATTTGTATATGGACAATTTAGAGATTCTGCTAAGCCACTATTAAAAAATGCCGTTTTTTGTGAAAGAACATTTGCCAATGGTGTAATTTATAAAGTTAATGAATTTTATCCTGGATTTGTAAGAACAAAATCTGGAAAAGTAACGGGAGATATTTATTTAGTTGATCCGGAAATATTCCAAGAATTAGATGAATTTGAAGGTCATGAGTTTGAAAGAAGAAAAATATTAATATCAGATAAATCTTGTTGGATTTATGAATATAAGTATGATACTTCTGGATTTGAAGAAGTTAGATCTGGTGATTGGTGGTTAAGATAATCATATATTAATAGAATATTAAATTAATATATAGTGTATGGCAGATTTAAATGGTTATGGAAATGAATACACACCTTATCAAGGAGGATATACAATTGAAGAGTTTATTGACTTTGTTCAAAATGAAATAACAGTTGGTTGCGCTTTACCAAAGAATTTACCTGATTCTGAAATAAGGAGAATTGTTGAAACTAAAGCGATGCCGTATTTTTATAGAAGATACCAATTTGCTGTTCAGAAGTTATATTTTCTTATAAAAAAGGATGCTTTCTTTACAGAAGAATTTACTAATTATAGATATGTTAATGTTCCGTGTGAGATTCAATCAGTAACTTATCTATATGAAGTTAGAAATGCTAGCTTATTTCAACTGGGAATAAATACTCCAAATTTATCTGTTAACCTTGGTGTGACTAATCAACCTTACTTATCATCCTACGTTACTACAATAGGTGATTTGGGTGTTTATAAGACAATATTAGACTCAATGTCTGATATGTTAAATCAATTGAATAAATACACACTAAGATATCATTTCAATCAATTACAACATAGATTACATATATTAACGGATGTTAAGCATGATGTTGTTATGGAAGCATATGCTAATATATTACCAGAGTATTTATTTAAAGATGATTTATTTATTAAGTATGTGACTGGATTAGCTAAAATTCAATATGGAAACTTGACTGGTCGATATGATTTTACACTTCCCGGAAATGTGAAAATAAACAGTGCGGATATAACGTCTCAAGGTAAAGAAGAGGTAAAAGAGGTCGAGGAAGAGATAAAAGGACAGTCAGACTCAAGCTTTTTCTTTATGGTGAAAAAGTAGGTTACCTTATTTTATATATAAAATAAAAAGCCTATGAAAACTTTTATTTATTCACTTTGTGATCCAATAACCGAAGAAGTTAGGTATATCGGAAAAACAGATCAATATCTTAAACAAAGACTCTACTCACATATCCAAGAATCTAAATCTGACAAAAGATCACATAAAATATCTTGGATAAAATCTTTATTATCTAAAGGACTTAAACCATTAATTAAAATAGTAGATGAAGTTCCACAAGATGAGTGGAAATACTGGGAATGTTATTATATTGAATTGTATAAATCAAGAGGATATAACTTAACCAATTTAACTGATGGTGGTCAAGGTGGAAGTGGATATAAACACACCGAAGAATCCAGAGATAGAATGAGAAAATCTAAACTTGGTCAAAAATTATCTGAAGAACATAAAAATAAAATATCAATTTCTATTAAAGAAAAGTCTTTGGAAACTCCAAACTACAATCGATCAGGTGATAATTTGAAACAACCAATCGATAGAGATTTATTATATCAACTTTATATTAAAGAGAATTTATCAATGCCGAAAATTGCCGAAAAGTTAGATTGTAGTGAGAAAAAGGTTTGGGATAATATTAAAGATTATGATATAAAGAAAGATAAAAGAATTTGGAAAAAACAATGTGCTTCTCAACCAACAAAAATTGTTTTACAATATGACTTGAGTGGTAATTTGATAAAGGAGTGGGATAGTGCTATTTCGGTATATAAAAATTTAAAAATTAAACCTGAAAGATGTTGCCAAGGTAGAATGAAGACTTGTCATGGATTTATTTGGAGATATAAAGATTCTTGGTTTGATTTGGGATTGGATAAACTTGATAGAAGTACACTAAGGGCAGTTTTTCAATATTCAAAAGATGGAATTTTATTAAATGAATTTAAATCAATTAAAGAAGCCTCTGTTACTTGTAATGTCAATGATGGAAATATTGGTGATTGTTGTGTTGGTAGATTAAAATCCGCAAGTGGTTTTATTTGGAAGTATAAATAATATATAATAAATGAAACATATAACAACATATAGTGAATTCATTAATGAAGGTAAAATCACAAGATTTATTTTGAAAAGTATTTTACAAGTCACTGGGTATATAAATATTTTGGCACAAAAGATTAAAGGAAATTATTTTCCATTTATATTCAAAGATAAAAAATTAGAATCTGATCTCACAGATACTACTATTAATATTATAGATGCGGTATTTACCAATGCTATTAAAATGAGAATATCTAAGAAGATAAATAATGAAGTTTATAATACAAGTTTCTCAGAATATATTAAATTAAAAAGTGGTATTGATGTTTATAAATCTTCCGAAGATATAATTGATAAATTAAAGATTGAAAATTTAATAGTGTCTGATAATGAGGATATCAAACAGAAACAAGTAGAAAAGTTAAATCAAAGTATTGAACTTTTTAAAAAAATTATATCTATTGTTAAAATGGTGGATGATAGCGTTTTTGAACATCAAAAGTTTCTAAATGAATTAAAAGAACTGACAGAAATAATGAAAGAATTAGATCCAAGGAATCCAAAAATATTTAATAGAAGTAAAGAGGAAACATTGAGTCATTTTGATAAAGCACTTTCACATTTGGATGATATGCAAGCTCCGAAGGAATTGGATGACATTTTAGATAAGATATCTAAATATGGCATGGATTCTTTGACTCCTAAAGAAAAAGAAGATTTGAATACTTGGTCTAAATAATAATATATACTGAATGAAGTATATTTCAACTTATAGGTTGTTTGAATTTAAAGAGGATGAGACAATACATATATTTGATTTTGATGGAACCATTGTCGATAGTCCGAAATTCGAGGATTTAGTCATTAAACTGCTTAAAGAAAATGTTACTATAAGAGATTTGGTAAACAAATCGGTTAATCTAATAAAGGTTTCAATTGATGATTTAAAAATAGAGAATGGTCGAATATATGTTGATGATCCAGATGAAAAAATAAAAGTAAAAGGAAATTGGGTTAGAAAAAAATCTAGAGTTTATCTTTTTTCACCAGATAAATTCTACTATACGGATTTATCTTTTCCGGATAAATCATTAGAATTATCTAAGCTTTACAATAGTGTTAAAAACAAAGCAATCGTAACTGCCAGAATTAAAACAGTTAAAGATAAAGTATCTGAATATTTAGATAAATTAGGATTGGATCAGCCAAACCATGGATTGCATTGTTACCCTAGCAGAGATGAATCTGGTAGTAAAGTTGCAATATGGAAATCAAAAACAGTTGTTAAGATAATAGAAGATGGTGGATTTAAAAAGGCTAAATTTTATGATGATAAATCTAAAATAGTTAATGCTGTTGAAAAATTAGTTAAGGAAAAATTACCTCATGTTGAATTTGAGGGTGTTAAAGTGAAATGAGATATTTAAAAACATATGAAAAATTAATTGATAAGATTGATCAAGAAGATTTTATTAATGAGATTGCAAACTATTTTCAAGATATAGTTGATAAATATAATTTGGAAAAAGAAGAATTTCTAACAAGTGAAGATGAAACCCCTGGTATTTTTTATAATTTCTTTACTTATGGTTTGGAATTGGACAAACCAGATCCTTATTTACAAATAAACTTATGGTGTGGAGTTGATCATTTAGATAAATTTCAACAAATGGGTCCAGATATTTATCATTTTGTTAAATTGATAGAGGGACTTGGATATAAAGTGGAATGTGATAATATTAGGCAGTATATGGAATGGGTTCAAGTTGAAGGTGATTTGGAGGAATCATTTGATATAACAATTTATTATAAATAATATATACACTTATGAAGTATTTAAAATTATTTGAATCATATTATGAAGATTTAACACCATATACATATTCCAGAAAGGAAGGCAGAGTTAATGTTGGATGGTTAGATTCATCTAAGGATTATACTAAAGGTAAAGTTGATGATAATATAATACAGAAATTAAAACTGATAGAACCAAGTGAAAGATACAAGGGATTTCATCGTTGTCCTTTTTGTAATGATGCTAGGGGATCTACAAATTATGAAGTTAGAGGAAACGGCAAAATTTATTGCTATCCAGAATTATTAATACACTATATTGAAAAACATGATTATAAACCACCACAGGAGTTTATAGATGTTATAGATAAATTAGATATTCCTAAAAAAGATAGGGAAGTATCACGAAGACGAATGAAGGGTATTTCAGAAACTAATCAGATTAGAAATCCATACATAGGAAAATCATATAGAAAGCCAGAATTCATTGGTGATATAAAAGAACCAGTTGAAATTAGAATTGATGTTGAGGCAGTTTCACATGCACTTGATAGACAATTCAGACATGGATTTTCATCAAATGATAATGATAAAATAGGAGCTAATATCTCTAAGGATGAAATATTGGACGATATTCAATCATCGATTGAGCAGTTGACTATTTCACTTATGCAAGATGAGTTTAATATAAATCAAGAGGAGGATGATTATCCAACTAAGGGAGTTAAAGCTGGCGAACCTAATAGATTTGTCATAAGAAATAAAAAAACAAATCTAAACATTGTTTGTCAATTAGAGGCTGGTGAGAATGAATTTAAATTAACAGTTATAACAGTCATGAGAAAGCCAGATTTTAGGGAATATAGTGGACAATATGTTGTGGAAGTTTAATTAAATTATTAATTTTACATAATGAAACATTTACATGGATTTAAAAATAAAAATCCAAAAGGAAAGGATTTAAATATCTTTGTTCGATTTGGTGGTTTGGATTTAAAAAACCAAGATGGATATTCTAAAGATCCAAAAACATTTCATGCTCCCCCAGCACCAAGAGGATTTTATGCCATGCCAAAAGTAGCACAAGAACTTTTTCTAATTGGATCTATTGACTCCTTTCAACCAGGAGTTGTTCCTAAATGGAAGGATGAATATGACAATGAAGAAGGATTTGAAAAGTGGGAAAAAAGAAGAAAGAAGAGCATTTCAGCTATTAGAAAAGAATTTAGAAAATCAGATGGTAATATTTGGCACCACTTAGGAGATTATGTTGATTTGAACGAAATAATTGATTCTCATGGATCTTGGGTCAAGACAGATATCAATACTTGGAAGAAAGCTTTTTCAAAAATGAGTCTTAAACATAGATATGGTGAAGATATGTTTGCTATTTCTGATATTAATAAATCTAGGGGAATAACGGGATATTATTCTAAAGATCACTGTGAAGTTTTTTTTGACGAAAAGGTTTAATATATAATTTATGATAAAGAAATTTTTAGAACATACAGACAGTGATTCTAAATTAGAATTTAATTTAGATGATATTAGTATGGATTTGATTATAGAGTTAATAGTCAAAATGATGGGAAAAGTGTTCCTGTTGGTAACATCCTACAATGGTTGATGTCTAAGAAAAGTCTTATGGATATCCCCGAAGAATTTAAGAAATATAAACCTAAATCCACTTAACACCACTTAAACAATTAATACCCTTACCTCCGGCATATGATATTGAACTTTGTAAGCATTCTTCAAGGTATTTTAATTCATCTAAAATTGATTTATCTTTGAAATCAATTAATATCTTTTTACCTTCAATTCTATTTTTTTTACCAGATTGAAATTCGGATGCGGATCCCCAAAATTCTTTTTTATAGACTCCATTTATATCTATTAGATGACCTGGAGAATCATTAAACCCTGCTAACATACCACCAACCATGATCATTGATGCTCCAAGTACAATACTTTTTGTTATATCTGCTGGTGTTTTGATTCCACCATCTGCTATGATAGGAATATCTGATACTGATGAGCATTCTAATATTGTTGATGCTTGACAATTCCTAGATCCGAATCCTGTCGATGGCCAAGTTGTGCATGCGCTTCCGGGTCCTATACCAACTTTGATTGCATCAGCTCCCCATTCAGTTAGATCTTTGACAGCTTCCTTAGTTGAAACATTTCCTGCAATTATAAATGATTGTATATTTTTTAATTTGATAAATTCCAATATTTTTTGCATTTTGAGTGCATGTCCATGAGCTATATCAATAGTTATAAAATCTGGAATAAGATTTTTCCCAATTAATTCATCAATTAGATTATAAGAATCCTGATTAACACCAATAGATATAGATGTAATTAAATTTAGCTTTTTCATATTTGAAATAAATTTAATTACATCTATATCAAATCGATGCATTATATAAAAATACCCGTTTTGTGCCAATTTTATAGCTAGTGATTCATTAATTACTGATTCCATATTAGATGGAACAATTGGTAGTTTAAATTTATGTTTACCAAAAACTATCGAAGTATCACATTCATTTCTTGAGTCGACGACACAAAGTTTGGGTATGAGATTTATCTCTTCAAAATCAAATTTCATTTATCTTTTTGAGTATTTTTTCAATTTTATTTAGTCTGCTATTTGTTCGAGTTATAGATATTATTGTATCTATATACATTAATGACATAGAAGGCTTCAAGACAATATCATATGATATTATGTCTATGTCTTTATCAATAGAATGAGTACTTGTTATTTTCATCTTCAATGCAAAAAATAGATATTGGAATTAATTTTATTTTTTCGTTTTTTTCTTCCACTATGAATCTAAATGATCCATCAATAATATCGGAATTAGTTATTTTAATTGTTGCATTATTCAATCCCTTAACAATAGTATGTACTATATCATCTATTTCGGGAGTTATTTCAATATAGGTTTTGGATCCTGATAGTCTACCGAGTTGACCATTTTCAAAATAGGATTTTTGGATTAGTTGGTTTAGAATTTCTTTATTGGAAAATTCTATTTTAATTTCACTTTTCATTAATTAGTTTATTTAATTGTAGATTTCGTTGCTCACTTATATATTCGGGTAGCGGTTGAAGTTTAATTTTTTTAAAAAAATAATCATCATTGTTAAATGGAATATTATTTTTACTAAATCCATCAATGTGTATTAAATTTTTTAAGATACTAGGAAAATATTTTTTAGCCTCTTCAATATTTTTTGGACTGTGAGTAAATATTGTATACCAATTCTTTGAGGTATTTAATATTACACTATTTATGTTTAAATTTTTAATAACTAAAACATCATAATAAATGACCCAATTCTCTAGAATTATAATTTTATCAATTTTTCTTGTTATTTTGTTTCTATTGATTGTATTTATAAATAAAAATAACAACAAATCAAAATAGTAGGTATATACATCATATAATTTTTCTTTTAAATTTTTTATATGGTTATTCATATTGGATCAATTGATTTGGAAGTCGATATCAATTATATTGATTCTTTAAATATAGTTGTTGAAAATAAAGTTGGTGATACTTACTTTCTTTACTTGGATGATGGTACTCAATTTTCTTGTCATGAGAATTTCTGGATTACCTATAAACGGGATAGGAAAATCAATTCAATAATTCATTGATATGAAAATTCCTAATCCAATCTATTGGGGCTTTTTCTATTTCTAATTTTTTTAATTCTAAATCTAATATCACTCCATTATTATATCCAGATATTCCAGATATATTCTTGATGTCAAAATATCCAATATGGTAATTATCATCAAATTTTAAAGTATATGATACATCTTTAGATGAATATTTATCATATGTCATTAGTTTTAATTTATCTAAGTCCTTGAAATCCACGCATATTCTTATGTACTTCTCAAATTCATTATTCCATTTTGTAACTATACAAGATATTTTAGTTTCAAATTACGTTTTAATTGAATTCCTTTATTTGATGTATTTATTTTATCAACTATAAAATTGTAATTTTCTGGATACATTTCTAAAAACTCTTCAATTAGTTCTTCATTATATGTTGATATAATGCTATTTAAAAACATTGGGAATATTGTTTCAAATTCTATAAAAGATTGGACATCAGTATATTTTTTATAGTTTTCTATCCAAGATTTGAATCTTTTTTTACTAGAATTATGCTTAGTTATTAAATATAACTCAGAACGAGAAAGTGGTTTAGGATTAGAACTATTCAAATATAGTCTAAATGCCTCAAAGTGTCCATTCTTGATAGGATAAACAGCCAATCTGCTATAGTTACCACTATTAAGTTTTGGTATTAATTCAAATATATCTTCTCCTTGTTTATTGACAATATCTTTAATACGATCGATCTCCCCATTAGCGAATGAGTTTATTATGTATTTGATTGTATTTGTTTTGCCTCGATTGTACATTCAACAAAATTATGAATTTTTAATGAAAAATAAAAATTAATATATAAAATATGGTTAGAATACTAAGATTTAATGAAATGTATGAGTATGAAGATTTTACAATGTCCGATATGGAAATTGTAAAAGAACTTTGGGATGAAGGTATGACTGAAATCGGTCAGTTAGCATTGGAGTGTGATTTAACTAAGGCAACAATTAGACAGATATTATACACATTATCCAAGAGAAATGATATTAGTGGATATACACACACTGAACCAGCAATAATTGAGGAATCTCTTCCAAGTGATCACAATTTAAGACAATTAAGACAATTAAGAAAGAAAACAAAAGGAGTAGATATAGGAGATAGAATACCGAATCTTAAAAAACAAGGAGCTAACATACATTTTGATAAAAATGTAATTGATTCTAATATCGAGACTAGAGAAGATTTTGATAAGCATAATAAGAAATTTATATCTGGTTGGAATACAAAACACTTAATCTCTCCATTTTCCGGTGAAAAGTAATATGAGAATTAAATTATTTGAGAATTTTGGACAAGAGGATTTTGTCAATGCTATTAAGGATTCATTTAGTCATTTAATAGATGATGAGAGGGTATTTATAGAGATTCATGATGGTGGTGAGGAAGTTATTATATGGTCAAAGATTAATATATCATATTCTTCAGATTTTGAGTCTTTCCTCTCACACAAAGAGGAAGAAATGAGTCTTTTAAAGGAGATAAAAGAATCTGTTGAAAGAATTGACAAAATATATGATATTGATTATGATATAGATTGTGATTTTTCAGTTAGTAATTCGGATTATGAATTTGTTTTGCATTTCACTCCAGGCAAATCAAAAGAAGGTGATTTTTATAAAGAAACAAAACATGGAATTAAGTTTGATTATTCTAAATTGAGAAAAATTTTGAATCTACCTAATTCAGTTGATATTTATACATCTTTTGGTAGTAGTCATAGATTAAATTTTGAATTCAAAAATAAAGAAGAGTTAGATAAATATAAAGACCAATTAATAAAGGACTTTCAAACCTTAAAAGTATTTGGAGTTGAATTGAATACAGAAATAACTTGGTCATATAGCACCTTTAGTGGTAATGAGGTTTCTAAATATAAAATTTATAGAGATTATAAACAGTCATATACTGGCGCAAGTGGTAGAGGAGAAAGAATAATCAATACTGTCGAATTCGGATTAAATCCAGGACTTGATTACTATTAATTTAATTTTAAATAAATGGATTCTTTCACAATAGAATCTTTAGAATTTCCCAATATTCTTTTAAAAGATGAATTTCCAGAATTTAAATAAACATGTCTGTCATATTTCAACACATCATTATTAATTACATTTCCATTTCCATCATATGATAGAATCCATTTTTGATTTAGGTTGTTTAGCCAATTTAGAAAATCAGAATTATTAAAATTATTAAAATACATTCCTTTTGTATTTTCATATGGTGGATCTAGATAAATTAAGCTATTGTTTGCATAATTTATTTTATCATAACTACAAGAATAGAAATTGATATTTTCAAAAAGTTTGTGGTAGTCAATAATTAAATTTGATATTTTTTTAGGATCCATTCCACTTCTAGAAAAATGACACGAATTATTAAATTCTCCTTTTTGATTATACCGAGGCATTCCATTTGTTGTTGTTCTCATAATAAAATAAAAGTCACTTGGATCTTTATCAATATTGTATAATTTTTTTACTTCATTGAAATAATTTTTCCTATGTTGGATGTCTTTAGAGTTATAATTAAAGTAGTGATATTTATACCTTTCTATGACTATATCAGGATTTAATTTTATCAAATTATAAATTCCAATTAAATCTGAATTTAAATCGGATATAAAATAATTTTTAATATCTGTTTCCGTCTTTAATAAATTTAGGAAAATAGACCCACCACCAACAAATGGTTCATAGTAATTTTCAAATTTTATTTTTTTAATATGGCTTATTATGTGGTTTGATTGTGATTCCTTACTACCACTCCATTTTATTAATTCTGACACACAATTTATATTTTTTTTATAATTATAGTTTAAACTATGAAATTCAAAAACTATATAATTTATATGTTAAAGAAATATGAAAGCTTTTTAAAAGAGGGAAGAAAATCAGAGGATTATAAATTTGGATGTGTTTTATTGGAATTAGACATTCCAAATTGGAATCAAATTATTTCCAAAATAGACACAAAAGATATTTATGAGCCATCACCTAGTTACGGGATTGAAAATGATCCACACTTAACAATACTATATGGACTACACCAAGATGTTTCTGATTCTGATGTGGTTAGTATTATAAATAAATATAAGTATCAAAATTTCGATATTGAAATTGAAGGAATAACTAATTTCAAGAATAAGGAATTTGAGGTTGTTAAATTGGGCGTTAAAAACAACGATATTCTTCAATCCTTTCATGATGAACTTTCAAAATTGCCTAACTCAAATGAATTTCCTGACTATACACCACATATAACAATTTCTTTTGTTAATCTAGGAACATCAGATAAATATGTTAATAAAGATTTTAAAATCAATAATCTTAAGGTAAATCAAATTGAATATTCTAAGCCAAATGGTGTGAAATTAAATTTTGATTTATATTAATATATAATCTGTGAAATATTTAAAGAAATTTGAATCCGTTGAATTTGATAAAGATGATATTCAAATCACATTAGAAAATATCTTTCAAGATATTGGTGATTATTCAAAAAATAGCTCTTGGAAAATAAGAGCTGATAAAATGGATTATGGATATAGAGTTATTATTATGCCTGTTGTTGATTGGGATGCTTTTGATAATTATGATCATGGTGTATCAATTGGGAAAGTAGGAGTTGACTCAATTAAAAGAGCAATGATTTATATGTCTGGATATCGATGCGATATTCGGACTTGTAGTGATGGTGATGGATTTACACCTTCATATAGTGAGGAGGTTTATTTACCACATATTGGAGGTATGTTTTTATTTGCTAGATCATCTGATGAAGCTGATTATTTTGAGGTCACTTTTAGAAAAAAATTTTAAATAAAAATGATGCATTTATTTGAACATAAATTTTGGGGGAAATCCATTTCGGAGTTTATTTCCTATATTAATTCTAAGCTCGATAAAAATTGGATATGGATTGATACTGAGACAACAGGTCTCAGAAATTCTGGATATGATGTTCAATTAACTCAAATATCTTGTATAGTTACAAAATGGAATAATGGATTTGTAGAAGTTGATCAATTTAATAAGAAGATAAAATTAACAGATACAACTCTACAATCAATGAAAACTCATAATATCAAAAGAGTTTTATCATTTAATCATTATGGACAAAAGACTAAATATTATGATGAACAAAATACAATTTCGGATTTTTATGATTTCATTAATCAATATCCAAATTCAATTTTCATTATACAGAATGCCGAATTTGATATGAGTTTTCTAAATACTAGAAATCCTAATATAAAATTTAAAAATGAAATTATAGATACTAAGCAGATATTACAATTATTTTATTTACCACTTATTTTAAAATTATCTGAGACAGATAATTTTTATTTAAACATGGTCCAATCAATTGGAACATCTGATAGAGATAATGGATTGATATCATCATCATTATCAAAAGTTGGACCAGCTTTAGGTATTAATATGTCGGGTTATCATGATGCATTAACAGATTGTAGATTAATGATGGATATGTTTATAAAGATATTCTCATCATTAAAAGATAATATTAATGTTGATATTAGAAAATATCAATATGAAAGAATTAATTCCATTAAATGAAGTATCTAAAAAGATTTGAATCTAATGAAAACATAAGCATATATGATTATGTTGATGATTTTAAAGATATAGTGCAGGATATATCTGATAATACTAATTATGAAATCGATACTAATTATGAATGTAAATATCATGATTATCATAATAATAGTTCTGTTCATAATGCAATCTCAATAACTATTAATCATGGAGATGATTATTTTATTGATATATCTAAATTATTGGATTATATAATGAGGATGAAAAAAATATCATCTACGATAAATTGTGATATTCATATAGATCCGGATAATCGGTCAATGGAATTTTTGTCAGTAGAAGACTTTATTTCCGAGTATGAATACGAGGAAATTGTAGAGATGGATATAATTATTTTTGATAGAAAAAATTTGAATTTTAGATAAACTTTTATTATATATTTTATATAATTTTTAATCGGAGTATTTCAAATATACTTTGATATTAAAAAAAATAAACGGCAATCATGGCAGAATTAAATGACGAATTATTTGGCGGTCTTGACAATAAAATGGACTTCCTAAATGAACAAACAACAAACAAAAATTTAGATGGGATTTATAGAATTGATCTTTCTAAATGTAAAGACAAAAAGAAAGGCTACAGAAGTGTAGTTAGATTTTTACCAAATTTAACTAAAGAAGGCAAAGTGGGTCAATCAGCAATTGAGAAAATTACTCACTATGTTGATATTAAAACACCTAAGGAATTGTCTGGTTTCTTTGATAGTCCAAAGAATTTTGGTGATAAATGTGCATTAACAGATTTATACTATCAAATGACAAATTCTAAAAATGCAATTCTTCAAGAAAGAGCAAAAATGTTGAAATATTCTAAAAAGTATTATTCATATGTTCTTATTTTAGAAGATGAGCAACAACCTGAATTAGTTGGAAAAATAATGATTTTCCAATATGGTAAAACAATTAAGGATAAAATCTTAGCTGAAAAGAACGGAGAAATTACTGGCACCGGATGTAATGTATTCGATCTTTCTAGTGGTAAAGATTTCGTCCTTGTGGTTAAGGAAATCCAAACAGGTGATGAGATTTATCCTGACTACAAAATGTCAATGTTCAAACCAGAATTGACATCACTTCCTTTATACTTTAAGGAAAAACAAATTTTTAAAAATGTTCCAGTTGGATCTGATGGTAAAGTAACTGTTGAAGTACAATCAAAAATTAAAGATTTTTTACTTGACAGAGACCATGATTTGGAAGAATTTTCAGCTAAAAAATTAACCGAAGAACAACAGGCTAAAATAACTGAAATTTCAAATTATTTAACTGGTAAGTCATCTAGTGGATACCAATCTTCTAGACAAGAATCAAAACCAACAAGTGAGGACTTTGAATTTGAGGATAACTTCTCAACATCAAAAGCAGAAACTAGTGATGATGATTTCTTTTCAGACTTTGACTAATCTCACATTTTAAAAATTAAACCCCTCACTTTAGAGGGGTTTAATTTTATATAAACTTATGTATATTCAATAAATATAATTAAAAAGTAAATATTAATCATGGATTTGATAAATAAATCATTTAAAAACAACCAAACTGGTGAAATTGTAAGAATTGTTGATTCTTATCAGAATATAGCCATAACAGAAGGAAAGGAAAAAATTGATGCTAAAAGGTTGACAGATACTAGGTACTATACTGAATATATTGATCCAAAATCTTTTTTTAATAGTCCAAACACTTATAATATGTTTGCTGAAAAAATTAAAAATATTGATCTTAGTAAAATTCCGGATTCTGAAGAATCTCGAAATGATACAGCTTTAGATATTCAATATCCTACTACTGTTAATGGATTACCTGTTAGTAATGAAAGTGCTGTGATATATTCGGACCCAGAAGATGAAGTTGAAGAACTAAAGAGAAAATATGGAGCAACAGTTGCAAATTCCGAATCTATAAGTCGACAAAACGAAGCTTTTAATAAACTACTTGGAGATGATACTCTTCCTGTTATGCAACCTGTTGTGCAACCTATTGTTGAAACAATAGTTTCTGAAAATATTGTTCAAAATACTCCTAAATCTAATTATCAAGCCGTAGAAGATCCAATTATTAGTATTTTTAAGAATGCTAAAAGAAATATAGATTTCTCAATTGAGATAAGTGTTGATGGTAAAATCCCAAGAACTGATTTTATTGAAATGATGGAGGATTCTTATGAATTATCAATCATTGAATATCTAGCTGATGAATTTACTGCCAATATTGTTAAAAATCCACATTCTATTCGTAATAAAATAATTAAGGAAATCAAAAAAATGGTTTATGGTGAGACATTACCAGTTGAAAATTTACCCGAAAATAAATTAGAAGTTAAAGAAGAGTCTAAGGAACAGCCTAAAGAAAATTCTCCAGTTAAGAGAAAATATAAAAAAAAGAGCATCAATGATACAGGAACTATATCTTAAGAGAGCGGCATCAATAAGACGAGATTACATTAAGATAATGACAGATATTCGATCATATGAGAATATCGCAACACAATTAAGCTCTTCTTTGGAGGCTAGGATGAAAGATTTGGAGGGGCTTTTGAAGAAAATAAATGATAATAAAATAACCAACCCTGAAACATCAAAAAATGAACTTCATACTATAATGGTTCAAATTGAAGATGATATAAATAAAGTAGATACATCAATTGATTCATTAAATCAAAAAATTGATAAACTAAAAGAAGATGAAATCACATTATATAATGAAATAAAAAAATCTTATTTTAATTTATCTGATGAAGAAATAAAAAATGAAATTCAATCTTATTTAAAAAAATTAAATCTCTCATAACGAGAGATTTTTTTATATATAAATAGATGAAGATATCTAAATATGTTAGAATTGATAAAAATATACTAATTGAGTATATCTACGATGATGGTAATTTAATAAGTGAGCCTTATTCGATTGTTTTTAATTCAAATACATCAGTAAATTCATTTTTATCAACCCTGCCTGAGACAAGAAATAATATTTTATTAAAATCTGTAATTGAGAATGGCAGTACTATTAGTAAATATTTTGCTAATCAAGCAGTTAAATTAAATAGTGATCAGGGTCAATATGGTCAGTTAGATATAAATTCATATTCTTTTATTCAAAAAAAGGATTATGGAATTTCCATACCGATTCGATATGATAAAGTGCGTGTTCATATGCCAATTAATTACACATTTGATGATTTTAAGGGATTTCATTTGAGAGTATTTACTTTAGATTTTAATAATCAAAAGTTTATCGATTTATCAAATTATCTCTTCAATATTAGTAATATGGATCAAACATTTGAGTTGGAATATGCTAGTCCTCCATTATATCAGTTTGAAACAAGTTGGGGTAAATATATTGAGATACAATTTCCATCTCCGGATAAAATATCTGATCAAAGAGTTCAGAATGTAACTCGTGAAAATACCATTAATTATAATTTAAGTAATGGTGTCGGATTATCAAAAAATGCTCCTGTATTTGTTGATTTCTTCTTTTTACAAAATGTTCAAGTATCCAATGGAGGACTCTTTTTTAATCTTATTGAGAAGAAAAGCATTTCATTTCCACAATATCCCGAATTTGAAAAGTTTGGTGTTGTTATAGAAAAGTCAAATCAAGGAGATTTCTTTTTGATATATGCCACATTTAATGGTTCAATTGGGGAATTTAATCAATTCATCGAAGAATCAATTTTATTTGGCAATAGATATTACCTTGAATATCAAATAGATACATATGAAAAAAACATCAAAGCATCTTCCCAGAAAATACTTATAACTGAGAATTTTATAGATGAAATAGAATATAGACCTATTTTTAAATATTCAACAACTACTGCTATTATAGATGTCACATGTCGACTAATTGATGCTGTTGATGAGTCTGAGATAGTTAGAAAATCATCTTATGTTTTATTACAGGATGAAATTTCAAATTATTCAAAATTTATATCTAAAATAGACTTAACTAAAGCTACAAAAATCAAAGTATTCAAGGCAAAAGGAATCAATACTCCTAATTTGGATATAAATAATACAAATTCAGTTAATACGACATTAAAAGTTAATAAAACACCATTCACAATATATTCTATGGGTTATGATATTGTTTTGGATGGTATAGATGCTAATTATTTAAATAAAGTTTGGAAGTCTAATAGACAATTAAATTTATTCATCTTTCCATATGATAATATATTTAAATTCAATTTATTAGCAGTTGATCCAATTAAACAATATACTATGAAGGATATGAGTTTATACTCTAATATAAGTCTTGTATTCAGAAATGATAAGAAAAATATTACTTTTTCGATATATCAGGATTCTGATCAGAATAATTTTGAGTTTGGGTCTATTGTTTTTAAAATTAATGAGGATAAATATTCTGAATTGAAAAAAATATACCAATCTGGGTTTAACTTGTTCTACATTACTGGAATTTTGAATGGTAACAAAGAAATAATTTATACTGGATTTTATACTCCTTGGGATTCAACACCTAATATTGTTAAGATTGAAAAGGACTTTAATTCCAATAAGAATGCTTTAACTTCTAAGAAAAAGAAGAATAATAATTCTAATGAATTAAAGAAGATGAATGATGTTAAAGATTTAATGTCCAATAATTTAAATGTTCCTACATCATCTAATACATCAGAAACTAATTATATTCAGCCTAAAAATTCAAATACTGATTTTTCCTCTTCTGATGAATTTAAAAAGATCGAAACGACAATTTATAATTCTTGGAAACCATATTGGGTTTCTTCAATAGTTGAGGAAACATTCAATATTATGAAAATATCATATGATTATCAGTTTAATACTAATTCAACTAATGGGATAAATAAATATCAAGTGCCAAAAGATATGAGAAGATTTTCTATTACTTTGAAAGAATATGGAATCTTATCTTCAATTGAGGTTGATAAGTCAACTGGTAATTTATCACCAATTACTCAATCCACTATTGATTTAATTTTGGGATATTTTAAAATATATAATTTTAATCCTGAGGATTTGGATATATTACAAACTATCTCAAATAGTAAATCAGACTTGACATCTTATTTGAATAGTAAGCTTTCTAAGCCACAATCAATATTAATAACTGGATCGAATATTCCTATAAATAGTGATATTAACGAATTAATAAAAAAATATCTAATATTAAAACAACAATAATATGAAAACATCAGCATTTAAAAAAGTACATCGCGATATATTATTGGAATGGATATATGATGATAATAATTACATAACTGAATCCTTTTCAGTATTAAATAACATTAGAGATAATCAACTTTCATATATTGGTGGGAATCTAAGTGGAAATTCGATTGACGACCAATTATTTCCGGTAGATATAGTTAGAAATAAATATGCTAAGATTGATACAACATTATACAATTTCCTACAAATATCAAATTATAATAGTGATGGTCCGATAAAGCATGATACTCTTAAGATTCATTTTCCAGTTAATTTTAATTTTAGAGAATATCAGGGAATTCATTTAAAGGTTTATATCTATGATTTCACAAATAAAAAATTGATAAATTTATCTAGCTTCTTTTATGATAGAAATGATGATTCTAAATTAGGTAGAATAGAAACAGTAAAATCAATATTATATGAAAATAGATTATGGGATAAGGAACTTGTAATTGAAATACCATCAGCCTTATTTTTATCTCTAGATAGAACTCTCGGTGTGGCAACAGAGGATAGCATTAATGATGTTTTAACAAATGGTGTTGGTATTTCTTTAACATCTCCAATATTTATAGATTTTAGTTTTATTACAAATATACAAACAATTGGATCACAGAGATTTTATACTTTGAGCAATGCTTTTACTACACAAGTTTCACAATCTCCCGATCTGCAAGAACTTCAATTATATATGCAAGAATCATCTGTTGGTGATTATTTTGAAATATATCCACTTTATAATAATTCATTTGATGATTTCATATCTTTTATGGATCAATCCTTAAAAATTGGAAAAGTTTACTATATTGAATATTTGATAACTATCTTTGAACAAGATATAAAGGGTAAAACAGTTAAATTTACAATTGATTCAAATTTTAGTGAGGTAATTGAATGGAGACCAATAATTAAATATTCAACAACAAATGCTATAATTAATGTTGAAATGCGACTAATTGATAAGGTTGATAATTCAACTTTAACAAGGAGCGCATCATATGGATTAAAGCCAGATCAAATCTCTAAATATTCATTGAATCTAAAAAAAATAAAAATACAAGAGACACAAAAACCAAAAATTTATATTAAGAAGAATATAAATTTAGCTGAGGTTGATTCACTAACTAGAGGAAATCAACAGGAGGTAACAGTAAACATTGATACTCCAATACTTATCAGTATAAATTCGGTATATGCTTTTTCGGATAATGATATAAATCCAAAATCAGAATCTACTTTGTTAAATTATCACCCAATTGGAGGCATTAAGATATTGATAGAACCATTTGATAATATGATTAAATTTTCTTTGGCTACGAAATCTCAGGATAGTTTAGACTTTTTGGATTTGACAAACTCTCAAAGTTTAATCTTATCATTTAAATCAGACAAAAATAACTATGAATTTGGATTAAATCCAAATGCTTCCAATTTAAAAATTGGAAGTTGCTCATTTAAAGTGCCTCAAAGCTCTTATCAAGATTTAAAAAAATCATATGTAAATGGTAATAATTTATTTTATATAACAACAAATAATAATGGGGTTAGGACTATTCTTTATTCAGGATTATTTTTACCATCAGATTCCAAAGAGGCTAAAACGGTATTCTCTGAGCAATCGATCATCAATAATGAAACAACTATTGGTGATATAATACTTCAAGAAGAGGATTTAGGAAACACTGCACTTGTTACTCGAAAATTAGTTACAATATCTGGAACTAGCAGTTTATCTTGAGATTAGCAGGCCACTTTTCACATTTTATATTTAATATATAAAATGTGAAAAGATTGACGCAAGAAGAATTTATATCAAAGTGTAAAAAGAAACATGGGAATAAGTATGATTATTCTTTAGTTGATTATACTAATATTTCTACTAAAATAAATATAATTTGTAAAGAGCATGGTGTGTTTGAACAATGTGCAAAAAATCACAAAGATGGTCAGGGTTGCCCAAAATGTGCTGGAAATATATCCATAACAAAAGAGGATTTTTTAAAACAATATAGTCGAAAAAATTTTGACTATTATATTGAAAGTGATGTTGTAAAATCATCTGATTATATAAAAATCACAAATAAAGAAAATAATTTGACTTATATACAATTATCAGATCATCATAGAAATGGAATAAATCCGACCAAAATAGAATCAAATTCACTAGTTAGTAAATTGAAAGAAATACATAATGGATTATTTAACTATATAATTGAAAAGGATTCTTATTACTCTACTGACAAAATTAAAATACATAATAAATTAACAAATGATATAATGTCATATCGGGTAGATAGGCATTTATTGGGAATGAAGCCAAATAAATTAACTTTAAATCATTTTTTATATAAGTCTAACGAGGTACACGGTGATAAATATGATTATTCGCTAGTAAATCAAATTGATTCTAGTAAATCAAAAGTTGAGATAATTTGCAAGGAACATGGAATTTTCATTCAACGAGTTTCAAATCATATTAATCTTGCAGATGGATGTCCTAAATGTGTTGGAATTGGTAAATGGAATGATGATGTTTTAAAGTGTGAGTTTCAAAAAGTACATTTTGATAAATATGATTATTCAAAGGTAAAATTTGAAGGTGTGAAAAATAAAGTTATCATTATTTGTAAGGAACATGACGAATTTGCCCAAAATATACACAAACATATGAAAGGACAAGGATGTCCAGAATGTAAATTTAATTCAGTAGGTGAGGAATATATTAAATGTTATTTAGAAGAAAATAATATTAAATATATAAGACAACATGGGTTTGATACTTGTAGGTATATAAACAAACTAAGCTTTGATTTTTACTTACCGGAATTAGAAATATGTATTGAATTTGATGGAATTCAACATTTTAAACCAATAAAAGAATTTGGTGGTAAATTTGAATTTCAAAAAATAATAGAAAGAGATAATTGTAAGAATAAATGGTGTTTGGAAAATGACATTAAATTAATTAGAATAAAATACAACCAGAATAAAATTAGAAAAACTCTAGAAAAACAACTGATAATATCAGATAAAAAATAAAACCATCAGTTGAGAATTAACTCTCAGTCCTCCCAATTTGTCTTTAACTTACCGAGCGACTTTTTGCCCAGTGAGATAATAGCATATTATAAAAATATTTTAGAAAAGAATTGGGTTCAGTATGAAAATGTGATAGATTATTTAAATTCAACTATTAAATCTGTTTCATTTCCAGGTATAACTATTGAAACACCCACACAAACAATTAAAAGAGGTAAACAAATAGCTTATAAACCAGCTAAGAATATTCAGGACATTGTTGGACATGATATGACAGTTAAATTTGCTTCAGTAGATTCTGATTTAAATTATTGGTTAATGTTTGATATAATTTCTAAACACTATTTAGATACAGATCATTTATTTTTGAATCCATTTACTATAACAGCTTTAGATATTCATAGAGATGGCATCTATTTAATAAAATTTTTCCAAATAATTTTAAAAAATTTAGGAGGAAATGTATTTGATTATTCGCAACAAAAAGTTACATCAAAGGAGTTTGAAATAACTTTCAGTTTTAATTTCTATGATGTTGAATTTTTATTGGATCAGAAGAAGGTTCTTGAATTGGGTGCAATTCCACAGATTATTCAAAAGATATAATTATTTATATCTCCTCACCATTTTAATCATAATTTTTTTCATTTATATTAAAAAACAATTAAAATAATAACACATATAATCAAATATGAAGTTGAGAAAGTGTTCTTATAGAAATTGTAATAAAGATATTTCTGAAATGAGGGAGAATGCAAAATTTTGTTGTCGAAATCACAAATCATATGAAAGATTGTATAAATATAGAGAAAAAAATAAAAGGGGAGCACATAAATTTAATATATAAAAGAAAAATATTAAATGATCGGAAATATTTATATGATAAAAAATCCAAAAAATAAAATTTATATAGGACAAACAATAAACTTTCATAATCGAATGAAAAAATATAAATATTTAAAATGTTTTAGTCAGCCAAAAATTTTTAATAGCATTAAAAAACATGGATTTGAAAATCATATTGTTAACATATTAGAAACAATAGAGGAAGAAGATAAAATAACACTAATTGAAAAATTAAATAAATTAGAAATATTTTACATTAACAAATATAATAGCACAGGTAATTTTGGTTTAAATTGTGGATTTGGTGGTAAGAACTCCGCATGTTCTCAAGAAACAATAGAAAAAATAAGAAATAGTAAAATAGGGAAAAAACATTCTCAAGAAACTAAACTTAAATTAAGTTTAATTAATAGTGGTAAACCTTCAAATAGAAAAGGTTGCCAATTATCAATTGAACATAAAATGGCTTTAATTAAATCACTAACTGGAAGAAAATCAAAACATAGAAAGAAAGTACTTTGTAGTAATGGAATTATATATGATTCCATAAGTCATGCTTCAAATACTCTTAATATACCAAGATCTAATATAAATTCTGTTTGTAATGGTAAAAGAAAAACCGCAAATGGATTAAAATTTAATTACTATTATGAATAAAATACATCTTCTATGGTGCACGATAAGAACATCCAATTTTCCTATATTTTATAGTAATTGGTATAAAGCTACCAAAATTAAAGAGCGTGTTAAAGTGCATGTTTTGGTTTCAACTCAATCAGAAAAAGACTATTTGAAAAAATATTTTGAATCTATTAATCAAGACTTTCGTATAGTTGTTTTTAATCCCCCTTATCCTGGAGTTTGTTTACCATCTTATAAATTATCTTCAACTTTGGAATATGATGAAGATGATATAATTGTTTTCGGATCTGATGATTTTACACCACCAAATGAATGGGATGAGTATCTTATTAATAAATTAAAAGGTAAAAAAGGAGTACTTTTTGTTCGTGATGGATATCAAGCTCCAGATTCATCAAATATGTTACACCCAGCCATAACTATTCCGATAATGAAGGGTTCTGCTTTAACAGCGATGAATAAAATAATTTATAATCCTGTTTATCACCACATGTTTAGTGATTGTGAACTTTATTTAGTTGCGAAAGATATGGGTCTTCTAATTGATGATAGAATTAAAGATTCAACAACATTTGAACACCACCATCACGCTGCTGGAAAGAGACAAGCGGATAATTTTGATAGGTCTTATTACCAAAATTGGAAGATGGATGAACTAACTTGGCATAATCGTAAGTTTTTACCAACTAGAGAAAAAATTATTCTTATTAATGCGAATCAAGATTAGATTGATTATCCCTTTTAATATGTCTGTTAATTTTAGAACAAAGAGGTCGTAAATTTTTATAATTACAAAGAGTAACTGTATCTGATTCATCTTTGGCAGAACTAATTGGTATTATGTGGTCTATATCCCAGCCATAATTAAATTCACCATTAAATTTACCCCAATTGTCCCAAGTCATCCACTCCTCAAATTGTGATTCTAAGTGAATTTTAAATTCTTCAAAAGAACAACCTAAAATCTTTTCTGTTTTACTTTTTTTAATGAATCCTTTATTTTTTAAATATAATCTAATACTATTTCTTAGATTATTTGCCAATTTTTTTAGTGGAGTTCTATTTGAATATCTTCTTTTTTCATATTCTTTCTCCTTGTCCTTGTTGTTTTCTCTCCATTTCTTTTTCGATGTTGAATATTTTAGTTTATTTTCGGGTGTATTCCTTCTACTATTTAATTCTTTTTTTCTTTCTTTATTATTTAATGACCAATTTCTTGAATATTCATTATTCAATTCTTTGTTCTTTTTATAATAATCTTTTCTTTTTTCTTTATTATACCTTTTTTGGTCAAAAAATTTTTGACAAATTAAACATCTATTTCGATAAAATATTTTATCATCCTTCTTATGATGAATAGCCATATCTGATAAATTTTTTGTTAATTTACAATCTGAGCACTCTTTCATCCTTTATGTATTAATATACATTTAAACATCAATAAATAAATACAATATAATAATAAAAATATTTGAAGATTTTGAAAAAAATTAAAATAAATTTCACAGATTTTTGGCCAGGATTTAATCCAAAAGATAACTACTTTTATAACTTATTAGAACAAGAATTTACTGTTGAGATAAGCAACAACCCAGATTATTTGTTTTACTCAGTATTTGGAAATTCTCATCAAAAATTTAATAGTATTAAAATTAGCTATATTGGAGAAAATATCGCACCAGTATTTAGGGATCAGGATCCGTTAGGATCAGACTATTCATTTTCATTTGATCAAATTGATGATTTTCGTAATTATAGACTTCCACATTATCTTTTATATGGTGGTTATTATGACTTAGTAAATAAAAAGGTTGATGATTTACTCATTAATAGAAAATTCTGTAATTTTGTTGCATCTAATCCAAATTGTCAAGATAGAAATTTATTTGTTCAAGAACTTTCAAAATATAAGAAAGTAGATTCGGGTGGTAGATGGATGAATAACATTGGATATCCTGTTTCTGATAAGCGTAAATTCCAATCAGATTATAAATTTTCTATAGCTTTTGAAAATAATGCATATAGACCTGGATATAGTTGGTATATAACAGAAAAGGTAATGGAACCCATGACAGTCAATTCAATACCTTTATATAAGGGTGGTGATAAAATTGGAAATGATTTTAATACAAAATCATTTGTAAATTTTCATGATTTTAGTACAATGGGTGATATGATAGATTTCATTATTGAATTAGATAAAAATGATGATAAATATCTTGATATGTTAAGACAACCTTGGTTTGATAATAATCAGATTCCGGAAAATAATAAAATTGAGAATATTAAAAACTTCTTATTTAACATTTTTAAATAAGAAACAGTGAATATAATAACTTATATAATAAGTGAAAAAATTTTTAAAAATTAATGATAATTGAAAAAGATGATGTCGTTTTGGTAGAATATCAAATAACGGCAAATTCCAATCCACATGAAAATGGATTTGGTAAGGTAAAAATAGGATCTAATACTTTATTTAAAAAAATTGAAGATTCATTAATCGGATTATCAGTTAATGACCAAGTTAGTGTTGGTTTAAAGGAAGAGTTCGGAAACTATGATAATAATTTAGTATTGACTATATCAAGCTCACAGTTACCACCTTCTGTTAAAATTGGTGATTATTTAACTGATTCAAATCAAAGAAAATTAAGGGTTACAAATATTTATGAAGATAAAGCTGTCATAGATTATAACAATCCACTTTGTGGAAAAGAAGTCTTATTCAATGTTTATGTAAAAGACATCCAAAAGAATAATAATAAAGAGAGTTTAATATTTGATATTGGATATAATCATGGCAATTTCACCAGAGAATTATTATTGAGTAATCCAAATTCAAAAATTATTGCTGTTGAGGCTCATCCAATGTATGTTGATCAATTTAATCAAAATCCAATACCTAATGTGACACTTTTAAATTGTATTATTTCAGATAAATTAAATGAAGAGGTTTCTTTTTTTATATGTGATTCAAATCCTGGGATTAATTCTATAAATGAAAAATGGATTTCCGAAATAAGACATAGTCACTTTTTTGATAGAACAAAGAGAGAAGTTAAAATGAATTCTGTCACATTAGATTATTTAATAGACATATATGGCATTCCTGATATTTTGAAATTGGATATTGAAGGTGCTGAATTTTTAGCATTGAGTGGATTGACTAGAAAATGTGGTTTAATACTTTTTGAGTGGTGTGAGGAATGTTTTGAGGATACAAAAAAGTGCTTAAAAATATTATCAGATTTGGGATATACTGAATTTGCCAATGATTATCATATGGAGGGAGATCCTGTGTATTCCGAATATCGTGGGAATTTAGATTATAAATCACTTGATGAGATATTAGAAATTGAAATAATTCCTGAAAGGAAACAAAAATGGGGAATGATTTACGCAAGATGAAAAAGTATCCTAACAGGAGTTGTAAATATAGAAATTGTGATAAAGATATTTCTTATATGAGAAAGGATGCAAAATTCTGTTGCCGAAATCATAAGTCATATGAGAGATTATATAAATTGAGGGAGTTAAAAAGGGGGAGCACAAAAATATAATATATATCTTATATGAAAAAATGCTCAAAGTGTGGAGAATCTAAAGATTTATCAGAGTTTCATAAAAATATAAAGAAGCATGATGGATATCAATCGTATTGCATTTCCTGTTTTAGGAATATAAAAAGGGATTGGTATTTGAGGAATATTGATGAAAAAAGAGAACTTAGTAGGAATAATTCTAAAAATCGCAGGAAGGAAGATCCCGATAAATTTAGAAAAAAATCTCTAGAATATTATTATGATAATCTTGATAAGATGAGACTAAATAGTACCAACTATGCTAAAAATAATCGAAGTCGAGTAAATTTTAATAAAATTATAAATCATAAAAAAAGGTTTAAAAATGATAATCTTTATAAAATATCCTTTTTAATAAGGAGATCCATTAGACGAGCTCTTAAGAAGAGCTTTTTGATTAAAAAATCAAAGACGGAGGAAATTTTAGGATGTTCATTTAAAGAATTTAAAATTCATTTAGAATCACAATTTAAACCTTGGATGAATTGGGATAATCATGGATTGTATAATGGTGAATTTAATTATGGTTGGGATATAGATCATATAATTCCTATTTCTTATTCAACTTCAGAGGATGAATTTTTAAAATTAAATCATTACTCGAATTTACAACCACTTTGTAGTAAAATCAACAGAGATATAAAAAATGATAAAATTAATTATGAGGAAGTATCACATTAATTTCGCACATAATAGATATTTGCAAGCTCAAAAATATTGTTCTCAATCCGCTATACATGCCGGATTTGATGAGGTATATAGTTATGGATATAAAGATATTGATGCTGCATTTTTGGAGAAAAATAAAAACATTTTTAATATACATAGAGGATTTGGATCGTGGATATGGAAACCTTATTTCTTAAATAAGACATTAGAAAAAATGCAAGATGGTGACTTATTGGTTTATTCTGATTCTGGATCTTATTATCAAGCTAGCCTTCAACCTTTATTGGATAAAGTTAGTAAAGATAAACATGGAGTTTTATCATTTGAGTTGAATGGTTTATTTGAAAAATGTTATACTAAAAAAGATGCTTTTGTCCTAATGGGATTAGATTCCCCGGAATACTATGATACTTCTCAAAGAGAGGCAACATATATTTGGATAATTAAGAATGATTTTACTGTTAATTTGGTTAAAGAATACTTGGAATATGCTCAAAATGAAAATATAATAACTGATTTACCAAATATAACTGGAGATAATTACCCTGAATTTGGTGATCATAGACATGATCAATCTATATGGTCTCTTTTATGTAAGAAATATAAAATTGAACCCCATAGATTAATATCTCAACATGGATTACATTTAATAGATTTGTACCCATCTGATACTTATGGACAATTGACTTTACATCATAGAAATCCAATTTAATTTCTCAGGCATTACTTATAATTATATATAATGAAAAAATATAATTATAATGGTAACATCACAACAAGCATTAAAAAAGTACGGAGATCCAAATTTATTAGAGACTCAAAACAAATGGTTTACTATCTGGCAGGTTCCTCAGGATATAAGAGATAGTCTTACACATGTTAGATTTTCTGCTGTAGGTACAGTAGGATTTCCTAAAAAAATCTTTGTTAATAAAGATTTTCAGCCAATATTAGAAAAGGCATTAAGAAATATAATATCAAGAGGATTGTCCAAAGAAATGAAAACTTGGGATGGTTGTTTTATTATTAGACAGAAAAGAGGTCTATCTTCACTAAGTTTACACTCTTGGGCTTTAGCTTGTGATATAAACGCATTTGAAAATGGATTGAATATGGTTCCAAAATTATCACAGGAATTTGTACAATGTTTCTTAGATGCTGGTGCAGAATGGGGAGGTACTTGGACAAGAAAAGATGGAATGCATTTTCAGGCAGCAACAATTTAAAATTTTCCTTATATTTGTATAATGGATTGGAATTTGACTATTTCATTGGAAGGGGATTATCAAGAATGGTATAGTAATGGATTATTTTGCCAAATACAAAGACAAACTTTTGGAAAATTTTGGTGTGGATATGTAACCATACCCAATGATTATCCGCAATTTGATTATGAAGATGAAATAGAATGTCATGGTGGCATCACTTATCAAGAATCTGTTAATGGTGGAATTAGAATCGGATTTGATTGTGGACATTCTGGAGATTTGATTAATTTGAATTTGCCACATTTTATCTTAGACAAAGATTCAACATATCGTGATAAGAATTATGTAATCGATCAGGTCAATTATATTGTATTACAGGTATTAGAAGTGAAATCAATTAAGAGACATCTTAGAATTGATAATATTTTGGAATAAATCCAAATAAACTATGAATAAAAAATTAAATATAAATACTATGAAAAGATTAATTTTACCATTAATAATTATATCTAGTTTATTAATTGGATGTAAAAAGGATTCTATATCAGATACTATTGAAAATCCAGTACATATCCCCGGACTAACAAATAAAGGAATCGTAATCTTAAAAGATGGACCCTATGACTATCCTGATAATAATGATACGTTATTATGGGGTATGAATGTTAGAAATGATAGTAGTACTAATATACTTTATTTACACGGTAAGTCAATTACACCACCTGATTGGTTTTTCTATCACTCGGTTGGTGATACCTTTACATATAATACACCTTGGTAATTAGATCTATAAAATAGATTAATATATCTATAATCTTAATGATTATTTTGATAATTTCTATTACATTTTTTAATAATTTCATTTTTGAAAATATATTTTTATGATGTTATCAATACAGAATCATGATTAACACCTAATAGATAATATATTTTTTGATTTTTTTACTGATATTAAACAAATTCATAAAATGATATAGAATTAAAAACGATAATTATGAAAATTAAATTAAAAATATTATTTACCTCATTATTAATGATTACATTCCTATCCTTTTCTAAGGGAGGAGACGATGTTTATCCAATAGATACTCAACAAGTCACAAAAACAGACCAATCATTCATTTTTACTAAAACAGACACCATATCAAAAACAAAAGATCAGCTTTATTCTGATACTAAAATGTTTATTGCAAAGGAATGGAAGTCATCTAAGGATGTTATTCAAAATGATGATAAGGAAAATGGAGTTATATTGATTAAAGGAATATCTCAACAATTCATGTCGGTTACTATGGCTGGATATAAATTTATATATTCATATAGTGTGACATTTAAAATTAAAGATGGCAAATATAAAATAATTATTGATAATGTTTATTGTTCCGATGCTTATATGACAACCAGTACTTATCATGCTGATAAAATACAACCAAATCAGGATTTACCAAAAATGTATTCATATAAACCATTTAAAACAAAAATTCCTGAAATGATGGAGTCATTGAAATCTGAATTACAATCCATTATTGATAGTTACTCCAGCTATATTGATAGACCTTCAAGTGATGATGGTTGGTAAATAAAATTTCTCTATTTTAATTTTTCACATTTTTCACATTTTTCACAAAGGGAGAAAAGCATACTTTATATATAGAGTATGGAAAAAATAAGAAAGATTAGAGATTTCTATACTCTGGATCCAGAATTATATAAAAAATTCTTAGAACATATTAGTGACAAAAATTTAAATAAATCAAAGTTAATAGAATCTTTGGTTAGAGAATATATGCGTAAGATTGATGGAAATTGATTTATTAAAGCTAAAAGAATACACTGAGTTAGTTAGGTATGAGACTGAAAAAGTTGTACATCTAGTTGATGGATATGATAAAAATAAAAGAGGATTATCAGGAATGACAGGATCATATCAAATAGATCATATAATTCCAGTAAGAGAGGGATTTTTAAAAAACATTCCTTTTGAAGAAATTGCCAGTTTAAATAATTTACAATTCATAACATGGGAGGAAAATAATGATAGAAGGAGTAATCAGAGATTCAAATTTAAATTTGATAAGTGTATACCATGTAAATCAAACAACAAAAAACAAATTATAATAGATGATAGGGAATATAACTATTTTATATATGATACAGGTAGAGTTGAAAACCTTAGGGGAGATGTTATACCTGGAAGAGTAGGATTGAATGGGTATTCAAATATGAGAATTTCAATAAAAAATTCTAAAAAAAGAAAATATATATCGACTCATAGATTGGTAGCTTTACATTTCATTTTAAATCCGGAAAATAAGAAGGAAGTTAATCATATTGATTCTGATAAATTAAATAATCATTATTCAAACTTGGAATGGGTTACATCGTCCGAAAATAAGATACATACCTATAAAATGGGAAATAGATCTCAACTTGGATCTAAAAATAACTTAGCTAAACTATCTGAAGACGATGTGTTGAAAATTAGAAAATCTAACTTGACACCAAAAAGACTTTCAGAAATTTATAAGGTAGATATCAATACCATTTATAGAGTTTTAAACAGAAAAATTTGGAAACACATATGAAGAATGTAATATCTTTTAGTCTTTGGGGAAATAAATCTATTTATTGGAAAGGCGCAGTAGAAAATATAAAACTTGCCAAGTTAATATATCCTGGTTGGATATGTAGATTTTATATAGATAAAAATTGTGATGAAAATCTTATAAATACTTTAGTCGGTGAGAATGTTGAAGTTGTTTTAGTTGAACCCAATTTGATTGGTGAGACTTATAACGGTTCTTATCAACATTCTCATCAGGGTATGTTTTGGAGATTTCTACCAACCGAGAATGATGATGTGGATATTTTTATATCAAGAGATTGTGATTCTAGATTAAGCTTAAGAGAATTTGAAGCTGTTCAAGAATGGATAAAGTCTGGTAAAAAGTTTCATATAATGAGAGATCATCCACATCATTTGGCTCCTATCATGGGTGGGATGTTCGGAGCAAAAGCAGAATATTTACGACAAATCAATCTTATTGATAAGATAAAATACTGGACGAGTCTTAGAATGAATTATCAATTAGGTGTTGATCAAGATTTTTTAGCAAAAATAATATATCCGATAGTCTATCGGGATTCTTTGGAACATTCTGAATTTGGTTTAAAATTTGGAGGAGAAATTCGCCCCTTTCCAACTATAAGAAAAGACTATGAATTTGTTGGTGATGTTTTCGATGAAAATGATATCAGACACCCCGATTATTGGCAAATAATAAAAAGATACTATGAACAAGCAATATACAGATAAAAATATAATAGTGCATACCGGACAAAGCGCCGAAGCATTACTTAACACCAAAAATGATTCAATTTATATTGAAAATGGTGAAATACTCCGTGTTGATATGGATAGATGGAGAGAGGCTCAATTTTATGAAAGAAAAACTTGGATGGAACAATGCCTTATGTTAAATGATGATAGGAATTACGATCATTATCGTAATTTTAATTCTTATCATCCAATTGTTGAATACGATAGAGGATATCCAATTAAAAATATAATTGAATTGGGATGTGGACCATTTACTAATCTAAGAACAATGCTACACTATTTAAATCCAGTTGAAGTACATTTATTGGATCCTTTATTGAGTAGTTATTTAAATCATCCTAATTGTTCGTATAAGAATAATAAAATGGGTGGGTATGATATTAAAACACATAGTATACCAATTGAAGAATTTAATCCTGATGTTAAATTTGATTTAGTTATAATGAATAATGTTCTTGAACATTGTTATAATATAGAAACCATTTTTGATAAAATATATGAATGTTTAAATATTGGTGGGTTATTTGTATTTGGTGATGTTTTCTTCATGAAAAGAGATATAATTGAATTGTCAAATATATTATATGATAGTGGGCATCCATTAAGACTTTCTAAGGAATATATGGATGAAAGACTTTCTCAGTATGAGCCAATCTTTGATAAGGAAATTCACACACCTGCACCTGGATTACACCCTGATTATGCTAGGCATGAAAAATATTTCATAGGTGTCAAAAAATAATTATAATATGAATTTTATATATCATCATTTAGGATTAGGAGATTCTATAATTTGTAATGGTATGGTTAGATACCTATCAAATAAAATAGGAGAGGTTAGTATTTTTAGCAAGGATCATAATTATGAGACGGTGAAGTTTATGTATCGGGATGATAAAAATATTAATGTTATTCCTGTTAAGGGTAGTGATGCTGAAGTTATGAAATATTTAACGGATATACATCCCCCATACAAAGAACCATTTATTAAAAAAACTATTAAATCTGGATTTGAAAATTTATGGGCAAATGCGTCAAATCCGAATTCACATAGTTACTCACCATCTCCTGGATTTGATAAAAGATTTTATGAAATAATTGGATTGGGATTTAATATTCGGTGGGACTATTTTAAAGTTATTAGAGATGTCGAACGAGAAAAAAATCTTTTTGATAAACTAGGACTAAAAGAAAAAGAATATATTTTTCTACATGATGATAATCGATTTAGAATTGATAGATCAAAAATACCATCAAATATTCAAGTAGTTACTCCTATTGTTGGTTTAACTCCAAATATATTTGACTATTGTTTGATAATTGAAAAGGCTTTAGAGGTTCACACTATTGAAAGTTCATTTCAATTTATGATAGATTCATTGGGATTAAATGAAAATAACTATGTTCATAGATATTCAAGATTCTTAACAGAGGGTGAAAAACCAGTATACCGAACGGTAAAAAAAATTATAACATAATGAAAGCAGCAGTATTGACAAAAATAAATGAGCCATTAGAAATTAAAAATGTCGAGCTTACTGATTTAAAAATTGGTCAGGTTCTAGTTAAAATAAAAGTGAGTGGATTGTGTGGTGCACAATTACAAGAAATTGCAGGACAAAAAGGAAATGAGAAGTTTTTACCACATTTAATGGGACATGAGGGATGTGGATATATTCAAGATATTGGTCCTGGTGTTTCTAAAGTTAAAATAGGTGATAAGGTAGTAATGCATTGGAGAGTTGGAGAAGGAATTGAAGCTGAATTTCCTAGTTACATTTTAGATGGTAAAAAAATGAGTAGTGGTAAAGTTACTACTCTAAGTGAATATTCTATCGTATCTGAGAATAGATTGACAGTTGTTCCAGATGATACCCCAGATGAGTTGTGTGCCCTTTTGGGATGTGGATTGACAACTGCTCTTGGTACGATAAATAATGAGGCTGAATTAAAATTTGGTGAAAGTATAATGATAGTTGGATGTGGTGGTGTTGGATTAAATCTGATACAAGGTGCCAAATTAGCCAGTGCTTATCCAATTATTGGAGTTGATGTATCAGAAGAAAAAGGAAAGAAAACTTTTGATAATGGTGCACATTTTTTTATAAATATAAAAGAAAGTAATATATCAGAAGAATTGAAAAAAATGAATGTTGATAAAGTGGATGTTATAATTGATACAACTGGACATGTATCTGCTATAACTAAGACATTGCCATTTTTATCTAATACTGGTCGATATATCTTGGTTGGTCAACCAAAACCAGGAGCATCACTTGAAATACCAAATGCTAATTTTCTATTCGGTGGTCAGGGTAAATCAATAAGAGCGACTCAGGGTGGAAAAACATCACCGAATCAAGATATACCAAGATATATTAAGTTACATAAAGCTGGTTTGATTGATTTGAATAAAATAATAACTCATAGATTTAATCTTGATAATATTAATGATGCAATTAATTTATTAAAGAGTGGAGAAGCGGGTAGAATAATTATAGAAATAGAATGAGAGAATTTAACGCATACAAAAAGATGTTTCTGATCCGAAGAATGGAAGAGGCATTAATAAAATATTACTTTGACAATAAGGTTATGAGCTTTGTGCATTTTTATGTTGGTCAAGAAGCAGTTGCTGTTGGTGTTTGTGATAATTTAAAACATGAAGATAATGTCTTAGGGAATCATAGATCACACGGTCATTACTTAGCCAAAGGTGGAGATCCAAAGGCAATGACTGCTGAGCTTTTAGGTAAAGTGACTGGTTGTTGTCGAGGTAAAGGAGGATCAATGCATATGATTGATAAGAGTGTTAATTTTATAGGATCTACCCCGATTTTAGGCAGTGTTGCTCCAATTTCTGCTGGGTCGGCTTTATCACAAAAAATATTAAATTCAGATAATGTTACGGTATCATTTTTTGGAGATGGTGCCTCAGAAGAGGGTGTTGTTTATGAAACTATAAATTTTGCTTCATTATTTAAATTGCCATTATTGTTAGTCATAGAGAACAATTTATATTCTGTTATGAGTAAGTTAGGAGATAGAAGAAGTCCAGGATATAATGTTTCCAAGATTGTTGATGGATTGGGTGCATCTTATTTTAAGGCTGATGGTAATGATTATTTTGATGTTTATGAGAAAACTAAAATGGCAATTGATGTCATTAAAAATGAGGGAAGACCTTGTGTATTGGAATGTCAAGTTTTTAGACATATGGCACATAGTGCTCCAATAACAGATGATAAAATTGGATATAGAGAAATTGATACTCCAGAAAATCGAGAGAAAGAAGATTCAGTTAAAAAACTGAGAAAATATTTATTACAACACTATAGCGAGGATGAAATATTAAAAATAGAGGATGAAATTAATATCATTGTTAAGGATGCTATTGATTTCGCTGTAGAATCACCGCTACCAGATAAAAAAGAATTATTTACAGACGTATATTATGAGTAGAATTATATCATTTACAGAGGCGATTAGGGAATCGACAGAACAAATAATGAAAAAATATGATAATACCATTGTTATGGGATTAGGTGTTTCATATAAGAATGGTGCTGATGGGACCATGGGCAATCTAAAAGAAGTTTATCCCAATAGAATTTTAGACACACCAGTCTCAGAATTTTGTTTAACAGGTGCAGGAGTTGGATCTGCCATAACTGGGCTTAGACCAATAATACATCATAGTAGAGTTGAATTTGCCTTATTTGCAATTGATCAAATCATAACACAAGCTGCTAAGTGGAATTATATGTTTGGTGGTGGTAATCCAGTACCAATTGTTTTTCGATTAGCAGTTGGTAGACAATGGGGAAATGGACCACAACACACACAAGCTTTGTATTCATTATTTGGAAATGTTCCTGGTTTAAAAGTTGTTATACCATCCACACCAAAAATGGCAAAGGGTTTATTAAATGCCGCAGTTAAGGATAATAATCCTGTTATTTATTTGGAGCCTAGATGGTTGTATGGATTGAAAGGAGATGTAGAAGAAGAGTACTATGAGTGTGATTTGTCCAAATCTAGATATGTTAGAAGAGGAAATGATATTACAATCGTGACATATGGTGATGGTATAGTTGATTCTATTAAGGCTTTAAATATTCTAAAGGATTATGATATATCGGCAGACTTAATTGACTTAGTATCAATTAATCCTATTGATTATGATTTAATTTTTGAATCTTTATCTAAAACTGGAACACTATTATGTATTGATACAACCAATAGTGCATTTAGTGTTGGGAGTGAAATAATATCAAAGGTATCTTTAAATGCTTTTGATTTATTAAAAAGAAATCCATTTGCTTTAAGTGCTCCTGATACACCGTGTCCAACCTCTACATCACTAACTGAGGATTTTTACCCAACTAAAGTATCAATTGTTAATAAAGTATTATCGATATTTAATAAAGGTGAGTATGTTGAGGAGATGACTTTTGAAGAATTGCATTTATCACCTAAAGTTATTGTTGAGGATGAGGAAAAGTATGAAATAGAATATGAAGAATAAAATTCTTATTATTGGAGAGAGTTGTAGGGACATATTTGTTTATTGTGATGCTAAAAGATTAGCACCAGATGTTCCAATTCCTGTTTTAAATATAATAAATCAGGTTGAGAATGGAGGTATGGCTAAAAATGTACAGAGAAACATTGAAAATTATATTTCTTGTGATATAGTTACAAACTATAATTGGCATGATGTCACAAAAACAAGATATGTGCATGATAAATCTAATCATATGTTTTTTCGAGTTGACTCGAATGATAAGATTGATAGAATAGATATATCAAATCTATCTTATGATTATGATATAATAGTTATAGCCGATTATAATAAGGGATTTTTACATGAAGACGATATTGAATTTATATGTAAAAATCATTCAAATGTATTTATTGATACTAAAAAGATACTAGGAAAATGGGCAGAAAATGCCAAATATATCAAAATAAATGATTTTGAATATAATAATTCAAAAGACAAATTAACAGACATTCTAAGATCAAAAATTATTCATACTATGGGTGGTGATGGATGTCGATTTAATAATAAACAATATAAAGTCAATAAGGTTGAAGTTAAAGATACTTCCGGAGCAGGTGATAGTTTCATGTCTGGATTGGTTATTGAGTATTTGAAAACTGGAGACATTGAGAAATCAATTGTTTTTGCTAATAAATGTGCTTCTGAAGTTGTGAAGCATCGTGGAGTTTCTATAATAAATTAGGATTTAATATATAATCTTATTATGAGATTTATAGAGGCTTTTGCTTATTGGACAAAAATGTCTAAAGATGAACAGACTGAAAGGTTGTATCTCGAAAATGGGATTAAAGATATTTTAATTGATTTAAAAGATATTTATTATCGGTATCACACCGGTGGGTGGATAGAGAATAAACCCTATGTTTGGATTTCTTCAGGAATCATTCCCGGATCAGTAAACAGATATAAATTTGATTTTGATCTTATTAAAGATATTGTTGAGAGAGTTGAATCATTTTTACAATCATCAGGTTATGATACTAATAGAGTTATTAGAACTTCTAGTTATAGCGGAAGACAAATGGATGTTTGTGTTTATTTCACCGAAAAAAGTAATAATTAGTAAATAATATATAAAAGAAAACATCAAACTATGAAAAATATAAAGAGCTTTAGAATTTTTGAGGATGAAGAATTCAAATCATCAAAACATACACAAGATGAAAAAGAAAGCGAAACTGAAGTTGATAAATTTGCTGAGTTGGTTGATGCTATTGCGCACCTATCTGATGTTCTAATTGAATTTGATGATGTTAAATTCGATGATGAAGAAGATCCTTATGATTTAAGTGAAGATGAAAAAGAAATACTTAGTGCTATGAAAGAACACTTAGATGAGATAAAATCACTAAAATCTAAGTTAATGGGTGAGGAAGATGAAGAAGAAGTAGAACAAGTACTGGATGAATCTAAAAGAATAAGAAGATAATATGAAGCATATAAAAGTATTTGAAAATTTTGAGGGCGATGAAAATTCGACCAATGATCAGCAATCTAATGTTGATAATTATATGTTTTTCTCCAACTTAGAAAACATTGTTAAAATGGCTCAGAATATTTTATCAATGGATAAAGATAAGATTGACGAGATGTTAACTAAACAACATGATTGGGCAAATGATCATGTATCAGTATCTAAAGAGAATTTAGAGCATGTTAATGATTGGTTAAATTCACAATTCAAATAAGTCTAATAAAGAATCTATTTTTACATCTCTTTCTCTTGATTCGAAAGATTGTATAAACTCCATTCCAATACACATAATTTCCATGTAAGGTCTGCATTCACACCTTCCATATTCATCATATTGACCACCATCATAACTCATTAACATTTTAAATTCATAAAATCCTTCCCTATCTACATCATACTCATATTCTTTAATGGCTTCTAAAATTAAGTCTTCATTTCCATTTCCAGCTTTTATATAAAAATCAATATTTTCAGAAAAAAATCTATTAAGCTGATTCTTTCTTATATCGAATGTTCCTAAGACAAGAATATACCTATTTGATAGATAATGCATGTCTTCCATTATAGATTTAAAATCTTTTTCCATCTAACAAATATTCTTTATAATATTCTTCAATTCCATCTTCAATTGATGTGAAGGGAATTTTATATCCTTGGTTGATTAGTTTATCCATATTTGCTTGTGTATAATACTGATATGAATCTCTTATATCTTTTGGTATATCTATAAATTCTATATCAAAATCCACATTAAATGAATTGTGACAAGCTTTAGCTAAATCAATAAATGTTCTAGCTTTTCCGGATCCTAAGTTATAAATTCCATTTTTAATTCGATTTTCGAATAAGAACTCAAAAACTTTTGCAATGTCTTTGACATATATAAAATCTCTCATTTGACTCCCATCTTTATATTCTGACTTATGACTTTTAAATATTTTAACTTTATTTCCAGATTTTAAAGTATTAAATATATGAAATGGAACAGATGCCATCCTACTTTTATGATATTCATTGGGTCCAAAAACATTAAAGAATTTTAATCCCACCCAGTAAGGAGGTTCATATTTATGTTTTAGTGCCCATTTGTCGAATAGATGTTTAGAATTTCCATAAGGATTTAGTGGATTTAACTGATAGGTGATCTTATCATCATCATTGAATCCAAGAGACCCATCACCATATGTTGCGGCAGATGAAGCATAGATTATTGGTATTTGATATTTTGTACAAAGTGACCATAACTTTTTAGTATAGTCAGTATTTAATTTATTTAATATATCAATATTAAATTCTGATGTGTCAGTTCTGGCTCCAAGATGAAATATAAAATCAATTTCTTTGTGGTTTGAATCTATAAAATCAAATAATATTTCTCTATCAATGAAACATTGACATTTTTTATTTATGAAATTCATTTGTTTTGATTCATTTGAAAAATCATCAACTAAGACTAAATTATCAAATCCTTTTTTGTTAAAATATCCAGCTATATAACTACCGATGAAACCAGCTGCTCCTGTTATTATAATCATACTAATTCTATCTAAAATAGAATGAATTGTTTTCAAATATATAATAAAATGAGATATTTAGAATCCTTTAGCAAAAACCAAGAAATAATTAAAACCTTATCAAAGGAAGAAAAGGAAGATATTATGGATATGTTTCAGGAATTTGCTGATGATGTGGATATATATCATTATGAGCCTTTTGGTGGTAGCTCAGATAATATTTCAAATACCTATTTTATAATTGAAAGCTCTTTTTTCGCTGGTGAAAAGTCGTATAGTTCCATTAACATATATTTTCAAATTTATGATGAGACAAATTTTGAAAATATTGTCAGTAATCTAAAATTATTGATAAACAGAATTAATAGCTATTTAAATAGAAAAAATTGCTGTATTGCTCGATCGATAGATATAAAATATGCGCGTGGTAGTAGGGCATCTAGCATGAAGAAAATTGATTTCTTTATTTCAAATAGCGAAGTTATTGAAGCAATTCGTAGAGGTGATTTTGAATTAAATAATTTAGTTAGTAATAATTACGAATATTACCAATAACTTCCACCATCCATTATATTTGCACCATCAGGAATTTCATCAATTGATCTTGTCCAACAATCATTATAAAATTTGGTAGCATCTGGCCAAGAATCCCATCTACGTCCTTTGATTCCAAATAGAATTTGAGTTTCTCCTCCCATATAGATAGCTGATTTCTTCATATCATTTTTTATATGAGCGACTAATGGCAATCCATAATGTGAACATCCTAATAGTGCTATATCAAAATCTATCTTTGATATCTCATCTCTCATAAAACAAAAGGATTCATACCAAGAATTGTGTGGTTTATTTTTACCTAACACCCAAACAGGTTTATATGTTTTCAATTCGAAATCGGGTAATTTTCCGAAGTGTTCATCTGTCCAAATTTTATCTTTATGTTGAAATTGTTGATTAATAGTTTTCTCAAATGGATATACAACTAAAACTTTCTTACCCTTTAGAGCGGATGACCAGAAATTTGTATGGAAATATGGAACTATACTTTCAATATCAATCTTTATTGAGTTTGGTGAATATTTTTCAAATATATTTAATTGTTCTTCAAATAACATTGGATCATATGCTTTGGTATTTTTATTATATTGATACCAAAATACTTGAAGATCTGCAGATGAGATACCTTTAATATATTCATTTATAAATAATTCACATCTATCACCATAAATACCATTTAGTTGTAATCTACTTAACAAATTTGGAGTATATACACCATTAGTATTATTATGACCTTCACAGTTATAATATAACCCACCGCACTTTTTATTGACAGGGAAATAATCATTACTTCCTTTTATCCACCAATCAATCCATCTTAATTCACCTAGTCCAATTCTACAAAGTGCAAAATTGTTGTTTGTTTCTATAAATTCTTTAATTTTAAGATTTCCACTTTTACCACACGATTCACGACTAACGTTAATCATAGAGAAAGGACCTCTTGGATTAGAAAACTGCCTATCCGATATGTAATAGTTTAACATCATTTTTGGCAAATAATCATTATACTTGAACAAAGATCTGGATAATGTTGTCCAAGTTTGTAACACCCATCTAAATATTCTGGAGTAATTATGTCAGAATTTATTAATTTATCCCATTGAAAATTGGCAAGAGCTTTAAAGAAAATTCCACTTCTATGTATTGTTTTTAACCCTGATTTCATAACATCTCTTTCTAAAGTATCTAGTGAGTAAGTTATTCTATGACCATGTTCTTTTTCAGCATCTGTTATTGCAGAGTTATGTGAAATAAGTCCCATTTTAACTGCAATTTGCCTAGATGGCGCATTGGCATTTGGACAAACAATAAATAATTTACCATTATCTGATAACCATTCATCTTTTATTTTTCTTAAAAGTGATACAGGATCATCAATGTGTTCTAGTACGTGTGTTAATATTATATTATTATATTTCTTTGGTAGAGTGGCGTCTTCAAATAGGAAATTATAATAGTTAATACTATGATCCTCTAAATTTGATTTTGCTATTTTTATAGCCTCATCTGAGGCTTCTACACAGGTTATATCTTTAAAATAAGGTATTAATCTTTTAGTGAAATCTCCTTTAAAACTACCTAATTCTAAAACATCATCTCCTTTGAAAAATGGTTCAAATGATTTAATCATATATGGATGCATAACATCAAAATCAAAGTTGTAAGCATATTTATGATCTTTTGTATCTTTAAATTCACTATTATAATTTCTTTTAATTTCAAGTTCCATCGTATAATTATTTTCTTTTTTATTTGTTATTATAAATCCATACTTTTTATAAAAATTTATCGCTCGATTGTTGTCTATATTTACATCTAATGTTATTTTAGTATTTGCATACTTAATACATTTTTCCATTAATTGATTTACTACTCCTTTACCTTGATATTCTATCAATACACTAACATTTGTTATAAAATTGTTTGGATATAAACATATTAATCCAACTAGTTTGTCATTATCAAATGCTTCAAATCTATAAGATTTATCAAATAGTTTTTGTGAATATTCCTTAATATTCACATATGAATCTAGATTTGGTATAAAAAGATTACGACAATTGAATAGATGTTCATAGATGTTATCTACACTGGAGATATTTATTGTATATTTAATCATTTTCGAGAATTGCTAAACCAAATCCATATTTTCCAAAGTCATTTCCATTATATAACATGTAATGATTACCATCAAGTTCAAATATGTGTGGATAATGCGCCATTTGACTATCCCATCCAATATCTGAATATTTTATTCCTGCACTTTCATCCTTTCTTGTCCAATTCAATAGATCGTTTGAAACTGCATATCCAATTCTATATCCTCTTTCTCTATTATTTCTAAAATCTATTGCATATCTATATACAAAATACATGTGATACATTCCATTCATATAGAAAATGTCAGGTCCTGCTTGACATTCAGTATCTTCTAAGATATCGGGTATTATGTTAATATTGGATTTTTTCCAATCATCGATTCCATTTTCAGAAATGGCTAACTTTATTTTATATACAATTTCGGGATTTCCATTATTTGGGATCCATTCAGTTCCAGCTATGTAGTATAAATACCACTTATTATTAAATTTTCTTATTTTGGGACCACTTATTACGAATGGTTCATTTAATGATGTAGATAAGATGGGACCTTCTCCAATTCTATTAAATGATGTTCCACCATCTAAGCTAATTGCTAATCCAATTGAGGTATTGAATGGGACTGATTTCGTTCTGTACCAACCAGCATAGTATAATCGAACTTCATCACCATTTCTAATTACTGATGATGGATAAACGGCAAATTCATCAAATGTGCCTAATTTACCCAGTGGAAGTACTGGGTTTGGTGACACATATAATATTTTAGATAAATCATTTCTATCTACATCTATGAATGTTGTATAAGATTTTGCTTGACCATTTTCATCTTTAAATGGTCGGCAAGAAAAATAAATTCTCACAAAAGAATCAAATACCAATGTGCTTGTACATTGTGCATATTCTTTCATAAAATCATTTTGATAATCTGTTGGGTTAAATATCCTGCCTATCTTTTTCCATTTCATATTAGAGTATATGATTTTAAATATTTAGATATTTCTTCTTTGGAATTAAACATCATTACATCTATTATAGATAACCAAGGAATAAATTCATTTTTAAATTGTTTATAAATTATAGGATCGGATTTTATGAAGTTTAATTTTATATTATTGTTCTGAAAATCACTTTTATCATATAATTCAACCCCACCTATAGCATTAATATACTGGGTGGCATTTCTTTTTTTACATATAGCAATTACCTTATCTTGAGATTTCAAGTTATGATCTATATCGATTGTTGATGATATGACTATTTTTGTTTTTATTTCTAAATATTCATTAATGATAGTTAATGAATTATAGATAAACTCAAATAAGTTTGAAATATTACTATTAAATATTTTTTCTATCAATGGAAAAACTTCTTTAAAATATGGAGCTTTCGAATATGTTTTAATCTGATTGATTATTTTTAATCGATCTTTAATCCAATCAGAAGAAATTTCCCTTTCATATACATTTAAAAAGTCAGAATCTTTTTTAAGAGGAATTGTAAACATTTTATCAGTACCTTCCACTAAGATTCGATTTCTATTTATCCATCCCTTTTTGGTATATTGTATATTATCGTATATTATGAATTCATCAACTGATTGGATTAATTGAAAATATCCAATATATGGTAAAAAGTAAGGCTGCATTATAGCTATACTCTTCTCTATCACTGTTTATAGATTTCAAATTTGGACAAATCTGGGTATGGCATTTCTAAATCAGGAAGTGATTTTGGTTTATCACCATCATAAAATTGATTCATAAGTAGTAAACCACGAGCTGCCAATTCAGGCATCATGTAAAAATTCCAACCCAACATATCAAAGTGATCATCATGATATGAACATTCTCTTCTACCAGAATATCTAGCTCTTTTAAACCAAAGATATGCATCATGATTATCTGTTAAGATAGCACCACCTTTACTTAATTTAAAGTGCTTATATGGACCAGTAAATGATATACACATATGTGATCCCGGAATATACATATTACTGGTAAATCTTAAAGCTGAATCCCAAACATTAGTTGGTTTTAGTTGGTATGCTCCTTTTATTGTTTTTCCAGCAACCTTTTCAAATTTAATCTTTCCGCCAGCATGTATTACTTCACATGGAACAGATGGATATGTTCTATTAGGTATTGTTATTTCTTTACCTTTTACGTTCTCATACATTAGTGCTAGAAATAATGCATTACTAGCATTATCTACTGTTACAACATATGGTGCTCCAGTATAATCGGATAACGCTTTCTCGAAATCCTCAGTGATTTTATAAACTCCGTTTGCCATTTTTATGATATTGATGCTTTAGTTATAATTCCATTATCTATTTCTACTTGGATTCTATCACCTCTTAGTTCCATTGTAACGAAAAATTGTTCATCATCCTCTCTAATTACTCGGAATAAGTATCCGTTAAAATTAGCTAAGTCCTTTCCTTCTTTTGTAGTTTTTCCAACAATGGAACTTAATAATAGTTGATTTCCATTAATTCTCTCCACTTTCTTCTCCATCTTTCTTCCTTTTCTTTTTTGAAACTTTAACAATCATTTTATCTTCTTCTGAATTATAATCAAGGGTTATTTTTGATCCTTTACTTGGATTACTTGCTATTATTTCCTCTGTTACAACATCTTCAACATATTTCTGTATAGCCCTTTTTAATGGTCGAGCTCCATAAGCTGGATCAAATCCATTTTTCACAATATTATCAATAGCTTCCTGTGTAATATCTAAGTCAAACTCTAAATCAGTAACTCTAGATTTTAGTTTATTGATTTCAATTAATACAATTTTTTCAATATCTTCTTTCTCAAGAGAATTAAATGTAATAACATCATCTATCCTATTTAGGAATTCGGGAGCAAAGGACTTTTTCAACTCTTTTTCAACTATATCTTTTTCAATACTCGATTTTAGATTTTCTCTATTTTTTGTATTGAAACCAACTCCTGTTCCGAAGTCTTTTAGTCTCCTACTTCCTGTATTAGATGTCATGATAATAATGGAGTTTTTAAAACTAACTTTTCTACCCAAAGAATCAGTTAATTGTCCATCATCTAAAACTTGCAATAGTAAGTTAAATACTTCTGGGTGTGCTTTTTCAATCTCATCTAATAAGATAACAGAATATGGTTTTCTTCTAACTTTCTCGGTTAGTTGTCCTCCCTCATCATGTCCGATATATCCCGGAGGTGCTCCGATAAGCCTTGAGATAGAAAACTTTTCCATAAACTCAGACATATCAATTCTTATAAGTGAGTCCTCGGAATCAAATAGATATTTAGCCAATTGTTTAGCTAATTCGGTTTTACCAACACCAGTTGGTCCTAAAAATATGAATGATCCGATAGGACGATTTGGATCTTTTAGACCTACTCTTCCTCTTTGAATTGCTTTTGTTACTTTTTGAATAGCCTCTTCTTGTCCAATTACTTTGCCTGACATAGACTCATACATTTTGGACAATTTAGAATTCTCATTTTGAGATACCTTAGTTAATGGAACTCCTGTAATCATAGACACAACTTCTGCTACATTTTCTTCGGTAACTGTTTGTCTATTATCTTTTGAATCTTCTTCCCATTTTTTACGGGCGGATTCAAGTTCAGTTTGAAGTTGTTTTTCAACATCCCTTAATTTTGCAGCCTCTTCATATCTTTGAGATCTAACAACCTCTGATTTCTTATCTTTTATTTCTGATATCTTTTTTTCAATATTAGTTATGTCTTTTGGGACAACAATATTAGATATATGTACACGAGCTCCTGCTTCATCTAATGCATCAATTGCTTTATCAGGTAGAAATCTATCTGTCATGTATCTATTTGTTAGATCAACACATGCCCTAATAGCCTCATCTGTATATTTAACATGGTGATGATTTTCATATTTATCTTTTATATTCATTAATATTTGTAATGATTCCTCAGCTGTTGCTGGTTCTACCATTACTTTTTGAAATCTTCTTTCCAAAGCACCATCCTTCTCGATGTGTTTTCTATATTCATCAATAGTTGTGGCTCCAATAATTTGGATTTCACCCCTTGCTAAAGCGGGTTTAAACATATTTGATGCGTCCAATGATCCAGATGCACCACCAGCACCTATCATTGTGTGTATTTCATCAATGAATAGTATAACATCAGGGTTTTTTTCTAATTCACCCATCAGTGCTTTAATCCTTTCTTCAAATTGTCCTCTGTACTTTGTACCAGCAACCATTGATGCTAGATCAAGAATCACAATTCTTTTATTGAAAAGAATCCTAGAGCATTTTCTCTGAACGATTTTTATTGCCAATCCTTCAGCAATCGCTGATTTACCAACACCTGGTTCACCGATTAATATTGGGTTATTTTTCTTTCTTCTTGAAAGAATTTGAGAAACTCTTTCAATTTCTTTATTTCTACCAACGATTATATCCAATTTTCCATCAACTGCCATTTTTGTCAAATCCCTACTGAAGGAATCTAATATTGGTGTTTTTGAATTTGAGTTTGCTGGTTTTTTATTACTTTTTGAGAATTGATCTTCATCTTCATCCTCATCTTCAACGGCATTTTTGAAGTTGTAATTTTTTAGGTATTCGGTATTAATATTCATAATGTATTTATTAGTTATTTATAGAATTGTTACTTTTGAAAGTTGTATTTAATAATTCGTTAATAGTATCATCTCTTCTTTGCTCAGCTGGAATTATATCAATAGCATCAGACTTAATTATTAGAGTTAGTAATTTATTTTTTGGATCAATATCTATTGACTTTATAATATTTCTTTTAGAAATAAATCCAGATGATAGTATATTAAAATGAGTATGATCATCATATAAGGATAAAAAATATTGTTTATAATGTTCGTGTTTATAGATATCAAAAGAAAGAAATAAAGTTGAATGACCATCTATTGATAGTTGGCAACTTAAGTCGTGATATTCAAAAACTTCGCTTCCTATTTTAATATTTTTTATCATGCTAATCTAAAATTTTTTAGAAATTCCCTTAGAAAGACATTTTTCTCACCTCCCATATATTCAACCCACTCTATATAGAAATTTTTATAAAATGGATTTGTTGAGTTTTTACATAACTCCTTTGGATTTTTAAAAGTTAATTTTGTGTACTCACTTGGTAATTTTGGATGATTAAATATCCAATCTTCAAATTCTAGATATACAAATTTTCCTTTTTCATCTTTTAGAAAAACTTCTTCCTCAACTAAGAAGACAACACCTGTTAATTGATCCCCAAGATCTGGCTCATAAAATTCTGAACAGAAAATACCATTTTCTTTTAGAGTTACTAAATGTTTATTTAGAGTTCCTAAGTTATTTGGATTTTTATTAGTCGTTCCGCCATTAAGTAAAATTACCGTTTTGTGTTTATTTGCCCATTCATCATATTGAGTTAGTATAGTACCACCCAATTCTTTAGCCATTTGACCATATTCTACCACTCCATGTAGAAATTGTATTCCTTGTTGAATTCCGGTCAATTGATAATTGACCAACCCGTACATTCTTAGTTCCATAAACATATATTATTTTAAAAGGAGAATTGATTTTTAATATATATTATATGATAATTCAAGAAAAGGTTGAAGTTAAAATAACCAACAGAAATAGGAATTACTATAAGAAATTGAACTATGTGATTGAAGGTGATATTTTGATCGTGAATGTAAATGATTTACCTAAAGGTTCGAATATATACCTTGATGTATCATGTGATATTTGCTATAAAATTTTAAATGTGAGTTTTTATAATTATAAAACATGCTTTTCAAAATATAATCTTTACACCTGTAAAGATTGTTCAATAGAACATAAAACAAAAAAAACAAATCTTATCAAATATGGCACTGAGAGTCCTCTAAAATCGAAAGATATTCTTAATAAACTAAAACAAACCAATTTTAAAAAATATGGAACTTATTGTTGTCTGTTATCCCCAGAAATTAGAAAAAAGACACGAGAAACCAATTTAAAAAGATTTGGTGTTGAATTTCCATCACAATCTAATGAAGTTAAACAAAAAAGGAAAGATACAAATATTGGAAAATATGGAGTTGATAACATTTTTAAATGTGAGCAATTCAAAAAAGAATTAAGAGAATCAAGGATTAAAAATTGGAAAATTGTAGAAGACAATTTGAATTTTGAATGGCAGAATTATAAAAATGAGGTAAGAAGAATTACAAGAACATTTAAACAAGAGATTTTTGAAAATTGGAATGGATGTGATTTTTATGATGGTGAGTATATTAAAAATAATTTAGAACTACATCATAATAGTAAAGAATTTCCTACAATAGATCACAAAATATCCGTATTTGAGGGATTTCATAGAAAAATACCTCCAATAATTATTGGTGATATTAGCAATCTTGTAATTACAAAAAGAAGTATAAACTCTAAAAAATCGAATTCTTTTATATCCGATTTTCAAAAGTGTCCATAGAAATTATTTGTTTATTTTTAATGATTGTGAAATTCATCGACTTCCCAATATAGCTTACCCATTGGATAGATAGAGTTGTTCAATATCGATAGAATCATCTGGATCTATTTTAGGTAGTGATTTGAGTAAGAATTTTCTTTCTATTTCTATTTTAGACATAAAGGCTTGAAAATTTTACCAAAAATACAACAAAAGTTTTAATAATTAGTATGTTTTCCAATTTTTTATTTGATATACTCCTTTAGTGTCTTTAAAAACAATAGGATCCTTTGTTTTTATTTCTCTATTTAAAGATTTCTCAATGTCTTTACTAGATACCTTTTTATCTAGTTTAACAACATCTATAAACTCCTCAAATAGTTTTATATACCTCATAGTACTTGTTGATTCAATAATTCTCTCTATTTTCCAACCATTAACACTCTTATTTTTATCTATTGACTTTTTTATTTTTAAATAATCTATCATCATTTTTTTACAGAATTTCTCAAGACCATCATTTACTGTATAAATTTCACCATTGTTATCTGTTAATTTATATGACTTATAATCTTTTCTTTTTTCTATATTGGTTATGTTATCAAGTATTGATTTTTTTCTTTTTAAAAAACATTTTGAATTTATATTTTCATATATCAATTTATAAAAAGATGTACAGTCTTTATTATTTGATATGACCAAAGACGCCAATCTATCCTTCTTCCTTACTGTAATATAAGATTTTTTTATACCTTTTTCCTCTATTGACCTTTTTAAGCCATTTATAAAATCATAATTTCCTGCAATACTCACTTCATATTGATTTGGTCCTCTTTTTCTTACAGATCCATCTCCATCAAAATATCCTCTTATAAAATGTCTTTCCATTTCCGATTTAATGAAATTGGGATATGTTATTTTCCAACTTTTTTTATTCATACATCCTAATTTTATTAGATCATTTACTAATTTAGAATTATAAATCTTCAAATGTGTAGATTCGCACTTTTGACCATCTTTTTTTAAATATTTCGGTGAGCTATTTCTATTTTTTATTGGATAGTTAGATTCTATACAATTTGCAAAAAGTAAAATATGATTTTTATCCGATGATGATAGTCCTAGTTCAATATAATTTTCTCCCTTTTTATCACTAACATATCCGTCTGCATAGAAAAATCCCAACCAATATGCTTTTTCCTCACTATCTATATTTTCAAAAAAACTATCATTTACGCTATATTTTTTATTAGGTATTATTTTTTCTCTACCATTTCTATGTAATATTCGATATAGTCTGGACTTATCAATTTTATATTCTTGACAAATATTCTTAATTGATACTCCTTTTCTTCTCTTTTCAATTATTTCTAATTCGGTAGAAATATCCATTAATTATCTATTATTTTTAAAACAACATCTTCAACAAATTCTTTCATATCAGAAGTATCAATAGTTTCTATTGAATCTTTATTTGTATGACAATTGAATAACAATGAATGATCTAGAAAATTGTCACCAAATTTTATATGTGATTTTTTTCCATTTTCTAAAATTGGCAAGGGGTTAATTACACAAGAATCAATTCCATTTTTTCTAAATATCACAGAATCATTAAAGGGTGTATCTACGATTGGACAATTAAATAGTTTAACTATATGATTTTGTAATCTACCTGGGTAGTTACCAATAAAAAAGTTTTTACCACCTTTACCAGTTAATTCTAAGTTAAGTACCCAATCAATGTTGCCAAAATAACCCGACTTAATCTGCTCAGATACCCTTTTGGATCCATATCCTCCTACTTCTTCTGCATCAAGAATAACCACATTCATATCTGGTCTTAATTTCTTAATCATTATAGCATTTATAACAGATGCTGAATTATCATTTGCATTATCCGTTCTTGGATTTACTATATCATGATGAGCCACCACCATTTTATTAGATGTTCCTTTTAAAATTATATTATATGCTGATGTATCACTATATGGAAATATATCTAATTCATAATCAATAGATTCTGATTTTAATAATTTTAATAGAAATATTACCCTATTGGTTGGAATTTGTGGATCATTATAATATATAGATCCTTCGTTTCTTACTTTACAAAAATCATATATTTTAGAATACATTTTGGGTTTTATTTATTAATATATATTATAAAATTAATAATTTATTATGAGAATAGTTAAGAATTTCAAAGATTTTTTAATTAATGAGGATTTAGAACAAGATAATGAACCAATAGTACATGATCATCATGATCTTGAAATTCAAGATGGTATAGTGACATTATATAGATTAACATCACACCCCGTTGTTAATTTGACAGAACCGGGTGAGTATTATGTTCGTACACTAGATGATGTAAATCCAGACTTTTTAGATAATAAAGAAGGTGATGAATATTGGATAATTACTGTTAAATGTCCAGAAAGCAATATTGATGATGATAATACAGAAATTGAATGTGCTAAACACAATTGTGATTGTATTGTGGCTGTTAAAGACGATGCCGCATGTGAGATGGTATCTGTTGAGCCTTGGAATAAAATAAATTAATAAAATGAAACATCTTAAGAAATTTAATGAATCAGCTCCAGTATATTCCGCACAAAGTGGATTTGAAAGGAGTGATGAATATGCTGAGGCATATAAAAAGATGCAAGATTTGATATCTGAATTGGAACCTAAATTTTATGAGTGGTGTGAGGAAAATGGACATGAGGGAGCTGAGGGTAGTACGGATTATGATATGACATTTAATAATATATTAATGGAATTAATAAGTAGATACTAATGAAACATTTAAAATTATTTATTGAAAATAAATCAATGCCATCAATTTTTACCAAGCAGGTTGTATATTCGGTTGATTGTTCTGATTTAGCATCTTTTATAGAGGATTTATACGGAAAAAATCCAGAAATTGAAGCTTGTTTGGAGATGGGACATGATGAAACATTTGAAATCGGAGTTGATTCTGAAGAATTTGAAAGACTGGAATTTGATAAATGGATTAAAAAACAAGAATATTCACGATCGGAAGTTTATATGCTAATGAATAAATTAGCATTTGATGGTCACATTGAAAACGGTGACTATTTAATAAAAACATACTAATAAAATGAAACATTTAAAAAAATATAATGAATCACTTGGTAGAGAAAAAAGAATATCTGATGATATTATCAATGTAGTTGATATCCTTTCTAATTACAATAAACCGTTTGATATAAACGTATTTGAATGTTTTGATGAAATAAACAATATGTCAGATAGTGATTTAGAAGAATTTTACAAATCAGTATCAACAAATAGAAAAGAAGATAACTCCGATGAAGAAAATTTCATGAAAGATATGATTCACTTATTTATACCAAGTATATAACGGTAAGAAAGTGGAGATTAAATCATTTCAGTGATTCTAAATTATTAGAGAATTGTTAAGGTTATAATCCTATATTAACTGGGATATGATTAAAAAATAATTGGACCTTCAAATCCTAATCTAACATTCTCACCATCAAAAACCAAAGTTTCCTGTATATCAGTAGGAGCATATGTATTTTTATGATAGACTCTAATAGGTCTTCTAAAAGATTCTTCATTAGGCATATAAATATAATTAAAACACTCACATCCACCTCCATGCCTCTCTTGTTTCTTAGTTAATAGAAAATTATCACCAATTAATTCTTTAATATGAAAATAGATAAAATTTTCCTTTGAATATTCGTTTATAGGCATTAATGAGACTAATCCAATATCATTAACACCAACAGAATTAGACCAATCTAGATATTTAAATACCTCTTCCTTATTATCAATAAATCCTTTGATTAGATTACATCTAAATTGAAATTGATGTTCATGAGTTTGAAGCTTTGAAATTTCTAATATCTCATCCGATGTAGGGGTTTTGGTTTTAAAAATAGTATCATTTATTTTATCATCATAGTGATGTCTGCTCAGATGTATGAAATCAAATATTTTATAAATTGGGTCTGAAAAAAATCTATCTATTTTGAATCCATCCGTGTTAATTGAAAATTCTGACATGGGTGAGTATTCTTTCGCAGTATATACCATATTTTTAAAGTTTTCCCAAAAAAGGGTTGGTTCTCCGCCAGAAAATGCTATTTTCCTTATTTTTATTTTGGAAGATATTTCTTTTAAAACTTCAATATATTTTTTATGATTCCATTTTGATGCATCTGAATGATATGTACAAAATGGACATTTTGCATTGCAATATTTTGTTCTTAAATATAGATTTATATAAGGATCCTCAACTTGCTCATTTTTTTGACCAAAAAAAGAACAATAATGTGTTTTGAGTTTCACATCAGTATTAAATAAATTAATTAATTCCATTTTATTATTTAAATTTCCATTTAAATCCATATGCCTGTTTATATTTACCTTGACATACAAGTTTAATTGTTTTTCTTTCGAATTTTAATTCTCTTTTAATCATTGATACACTTTCCCACTCCCTAATGAAATTATCATTCATATCGAGTTGTATTATAGGTATTTTTTTGGCATCTTTTAAAGAACTTAATTTTCTGATCATATCAGGATTATTAAAAGATAATTTCACTGAATTGGACATTTTTTTTCTTGAAATATCCGTATGTTTTTTATTAAAAAATGGATTTTTATCTCCTTTACTTATTCCAATATGAGAGATTCTCAATTTTTGTTTCGTTTCATCAGATCTCTTAATTCCAGTTAATTTTTTACTAATTTTATCTCTAACTGACTGTAATTTACTTGGATTAAAATCTCCACCATCTGATATATTTACTAGATTAAATCCCATATCCCTATATTTTTTAATATATTCAATTTCTATATTAAGAGATTCTTCATATTCTAATCCATCAATAATTAGCTCAATAATTGGAATTTTATTATCAGACATAAGTTTTCTTATCCAATTAGATTTGTGGTTGTCTCTATATTTTGATTCATGTATATGTCTAGATAATCTACCCTTTAAATCTTTATTTGTTATTCCAATATATCTTATTTCAAGTGTATATGGGCATTTTAAGCAATAGAGTTTATTATTCATTAATTAGATATTTTTTAACATCCACGATATGAGACACTGTGTCCGCAAGGATCTGAAGAAGATGAAGATGATGATTGTTTTTTTTCTTTTATTTTTGGTTCAATATCATGAGTTACACAAAAGTCAATATATTCAACGTTTTTAATGTCTCCGGTTGTTATTAGATCCTCAACTGCGGCATTGAACTTCTTTTCAATTTCAGATGGATTACTTGCATATCTTTTTGAATAAAATTTATACATATTTAATAATAGATCTGATCCTTGACTTTCATTAATACTTTTCATTGGTTGATTAATTTTTTAGTATATATTAATTCATTCAATATATTATTATCAATAACCTCAATAGATTTTTTAAATCTAAATTCCCAATCACCCTCTATTTCAATAAATCGACAATTTTGACTTATCAATTCATTTTTGATAGATATGTAATGTTCCCACCTTTCATCTAAAAATTGTCTTGTTCCATCTTGTACACCATCACAATCTGGTTTTAGAAGAATATATAGATCATATTTTGGTTTACTATTGAAAGAAGTAGTAAAAAAATTCTCAACTTTATTATAATCATTCGGAAAAAACATTTTACTAAATAGATACGTTGTTATATCCTCAGTATCACAAAATATTATCTTATTTGAATCTACAATCAATTCATCCTCAATTAATTGCCTTCCAATCGATATTGGGATAAAGTCATCAATAGATATTTTATTCCCATTATTTTCAAATACTGTTCTTCCATATTCTTCAACATAGTTGGTTTGGTAATATTCTGATAATTTCTGTGTTAATGTTGATTTGCCAACCGATTCTGGTCCCATCAATGCAACTCTTTTAACAAAGAATTTCTTCATTTCGTTTGGCATAAAATCCCAGTATTCTATTGGGTTAGTTCTAGCTTTTGTCCCAGAAATTGGATATTTCTTTCTTTCTTTATCAACTAATCTATGTTCAACTCCCAAATATTTGGCAAAATCATCACCATAGTCTTCAGATGTAAAAACGGCGTCAATATTTGATACCGTATTATACACCAACGGAACCCAATACGAATAAAACTCATCTAGTGTTGAGCACTCATTGTCATGTTGGGGTAATCCATCATCACTTACTAAGTGTATTGTGACTTTTGGATTATCTTTATAGATATAATTTAAAACATTATATCTAAATTCACCTGGAATAAACTGTGACTTATTATGGGTTATTATTACATTAACTTGTTCTGACTCGGATATTGCGGTGTCAATTAAAAATAAATGTCCTAAATGAACACAATAGAATTTTCCGAGTACTAATGAGTTCTTATACATTTTCTAATTGAAATCTTTTTTCTTCTTTACCATCGATTATTACCGATTCATTCCAACTGTCTAGTGGTCTTGAATGATAGGAACCAAAGTGCAAGGATTGATAATTGACTAATATTTCTTGTGTTTCTGTATTCTTGGATAGAAACAATACCTTATAAAGTCCTCCTTTATAGTGTCTATATAGTTTGTTTGGTTCAGGATATATCATTTATAAATATTTTTTAATTTCATTAAAATCTTCTATAATAATATAGATATCATTTTCATCCTTGTTTAGTAGAGGTGATATTTCTAACATTATTTTTTTCCAAAATTCACCTATTAATAAAATTTTTGGTTTGTTTTTTAATTTTCTAATTACATCCATGGTTAGAAACAATTCAGAGAGGGTTCCAATTCCACCCCCTTTGAACTATGAATAAATCACTAGATTCAATCAGACTTCTTAATTAATCTATCATAGATATCATCACAAACAATTCTTTTGGATAAGAATGTATTTCCTTTTGTTGATGGAAATGTTTTACATGTAAAACCGATAGATATTCCACCAGCTTCAGTTGAACCTTTGATATGGCTTCCATTATACCATAATATCCACCACTTTTTACTTTATATTCAGATTGTGCTAATAATTCACCGATTTTTTCAGTTTCGATATATTCTTTCGTTGTTCTATCCTTACTACCTCCTCCAAATATTGTAGCTGACTTCATAGAATACTATTTATTTTATCATCTCTATTTTCAATTATGGTATCAATACATTTAAAATCATTTTTATCTAATTCATACATATTCATGAAATTTTCATGATGAAAGTGGTAATTGATATTATCAATTAAATCACCAATTGATTTTTCATACTCACTCGATATTGTTGATAGATCATAGACTATCGGTAGTTTTTGATTGATATATTGATCACCGACAGATAGTGTTATATTCCAAGAATTTCCCCACCTAAAATACCTACGATCAATACATCTAGTTAGAAAAAAAAGACCTTTATTAGTATTATTGACGATAAAAAGTATTGTTGGTCCTTGACCAATATGATGAAAGGCATGACGAACTTCAATTCCTGGTAAAGCATTAACAGTAGATGCTAATCCTGTTAGGTAATAAGGACATTTTCCCTCAAATTTATTAAACAATACTATCATTTATTCCTTTTTAAACCACTTACCTCGACTTGAATTTATAACCATAAACATTTCTGTTTCGGTTAGATTTATCTGTCCATCCTCACACTCTTTATATTTTTCTTTATAATCTCCTTGTAAAACAACCTGAAATTTTTGGTTTGTATCAACAGTGAAACTAACAATCAATGTGAATGGATTATATAATTTTGCGGATGGATTTGTAACAATTTTAGGCTTATTATTTACTATTATTTTTGTGCCCCATTCAGCGAAAAAGGTTCCAAATTTTTCGATTTTTTCACCTATCCATACTTTTATAGAGTTTCCACCAACTCTTAATACACCATTATCAATCATAGTTTTTATTTTTTTCTTTTAAGTAAATTTCAATCAATTCTTCTCCTCTGATATCATAGGGCTTTCCATTGACCTCTGCCCAATACCATCTTATAAATTCTAGTAATTCTTCTTTCATATTATTTTATTTTTCCAATTAAAAAATCCATATACTGATAACAATAAAAATATAAAATATAAAAATGATGAAAGGTAAAGACCATTCAACATAAAGAATAAGATATATAAAATATCTGCAATAATCCATAATATCCAAGCTTCTATTTTATTGTATCCAAGTAAAAACATTGCGAATAAACTTATAGATGATGTTATGGAATCAAGTAATAATAAATTGCCATTAAGTGAGTAACTAATCAGATATATCAGAATTGATAGTGATAAAATAGATAATGATATTTTTGTGAAATATCCTTTAGGTAGTTTTGTTATTTCTTTTTCAGCTTTATTCCAATTAATCCATGCCCAGATTGATTGTAGTAAAAAGATAAATTGTAATCCAAAATTACCCCAATCACATTTATCATAAAAAATAAATGAATAGGCAATTATACCAATGATGCCAATTATCCAACACCAAATATTTCTAATAGCTGTTAGCCAAACAGAAACTAAACTGAATATTACTGCTATTATTTCTATCATAAAGTAACTTGAACATTGATTAAATAGTTTCTTAAAGCTCCAGGATAAAAGGCGGGTCTATTCATATATAGACCACCGGGCAAATAGTATTTAGTGTTTATGATATTATTAACAATCATTGAAATGCATAGAGATTTAAATTTAACACCGACATTTGAATTTAATAAATAATATGATGGTGTTACAAATTTTTCGTTTTGTGTATTATCCAAATACATTTTAGATACAAACATACCATTTAAATTTATATAAAAATATTTATGAGAATACTCAATCGTATTATTCATTGTAAATCTTGGACTACCAAATGGAGATACATTCAAATAATTATTTCCATTTTTATCTGACCATTTGTATATTTTATTTTTAGATACTGATAGATTTGTTGCGACTGAAAGTCCTTTATATTTATAATTCATGTCTATTTCTAATCCAGTTCTGATAGACTTTTCAGTTGGTGACTTTAGTAATAGTCCAATATAATTTATATCACCAGTTGATATTCTTTCATTATTGAAGTACATTACATAAACATTACCGGAGAATGTGAAACCTTTTTTTGTAAAAAATCCACCGACTTCCAAATCATAACATCTTTCTGGTTTAAAGTTTACATTAAATGTATCTTCAAAAGAAGTTAATGTTGTTTTATTTATAACATCAACATTATCATATCCATTTAATAAATCTGTTCTAGTTACTTCTCGTCCTGTCATGGCAATTGAAGTGTAAATATTCCAATCTTTCTTGTTGTATTTTAATCCAACTTTTGGATTAATAAAATGCCATCCATGTGACATTTTTTTATCATAGTTAAAATTGACATATCTATATTGTAAGTCAACGAACAGATTTAAATCTTTAAATGATTTATTGAATTTTACAAATGTTATAAAATCTTGTTTATATCCTTTATTTGTATAAAATAAATCATCAGGGTACAAATTATCCGATAATGTATGCTTTCTTTGATAATAGTTATAATTGATTCCACTATTTATGGATATAGAGTTTTTTTCATAAACTATATTAGACATCACTCCAGCCTGATATGAATTCAATCCGAATCTACCTAGCAGTGTTGGATCTAAATATGATGTATATTTACCATTAATATTATTAATATAGACTGATGAATTAAATTTTAAATTTTCTATTCCATAATTTATCCAATTTATCGCTCCAAAATTTTGATTAAATTTATCTTTTTCATCTTCTCCGTTTAGGTTTATTCTAATATCAAAATTTAGAATAGAATCGCTTGGTGCTAACCAAGACATACCATTTCTTGACATCCCAGTAAATTCATACACCTTTACTATATTTTTCTTACCGAAATATGCAAATTGTCCAAAATAATTTAATCCATCAGTTCCGGAGTGATATCGAAATCCATTAGATTCTAAGTATGAAATATTAGAGGATAGTGCAAATTTATTTCTTAACAATCCGGATGAATATCCAATATTCCCAAATATTGTACCATAAGATCCACCTCCCAGTCCAAATTTTAATTCTTTTGATAATGGAGATTTGGTTTCCATATTTACAGATCCAGCAAATGATGTTGTTCCATATTTTGATGTCCCAATTCCTCTTTGTACTTGAATTTGATCAATATTATTGATAAAATTTGGCATATTCGAGAAATATATTCCCTGATCTTCCATTTCATTTAGCGGTATTCCATTAAGTGTGAAGTTTATTCTGGTCTGATCCAAACCTCTTATTTTAATGTAAGAATATCCATAAGTACTACCATTATCTGATTGTGACAATATATTTGGAGTGTATCGATTAATTAGAAAAAATGGATCTGAAGCTGGGACATAATTTAATGAATCTACTTTCAGTGTTGTTAGTGTTATAGGTTCATTTTTTGTTGGTCTTATTCCTATAACTTGAACATTTTCAATTTGAAATGTAGAATCAATAATTGGTATTGTATCGATTTGAGAATAAGACTTGTAGAAGAGTAGAATTATTATTAATAGTAAAAGATTTCTTAACATTTAATTTAATTTATCACAATTATATTATTGATAATTGCTAAAGTTTAATTAATATATACTTAGTGAATCATCTAAAAAAATATGAAGAAATTAATTGTGATAAATTCAATTTAGTTAAAAAGCATAACTATGATAAACTTTTTAAGATAATTAAATCATCTATTTCGCATTTTACAGATTACAAATCAGAAATTCAAAAGGAAGATAATTCAATTATTTTAAAGTTTATACTTCCACTTGAAAAAATTCCGGAAATAACAAGGATTAATAATAATATTAATGGTGTCACTATTATTATCTCATTTAATATCAATTCATCTAAAATGCAATGGTGTAAAATAAATTTTAATTTTATTAAAAATTTTTATCCTCAATTAATTGGATCGTTTTATCAATCAAATATTGGTGTTGTTGATGTATATAAGACATTTATGAGTTTAGAAATTTCACACAATACAATTATTAAATCAAAAGAACAATTGATATCGATAATAAATTCTAACATAGAAAATTTGGTTACTTATTTAAATAATTGTTCCTCAAATCTTGATATAAAGAAACAAGAATTGGATAATAAAATAAAAATACAAAAGGAAATAGAAACCCAAAGAAAGAATTTTTTAAGTGATAAAGAAGATATAATTGAGTGTTTTAGCACATTAATGGATATTAGTGATTCTTATGATATTTCCGATAATGGGAATTCTATATCAATTGTATTCAACATTAACGGTGTTAATGTTTTTAGTCAAACAAAATCTAAATCGAGTTATGTAAAATATTCTAGTGTTCATATAAACTTCGATGAAGCACATTTAGATGTCAATGATGAATTGATAAATGTGCTGTCATCTATAATAGAGGCTAAAGCTCATCTCAAGGCTATCAATCCAAAATTGAGTGTTAAAACTATTTTTAAAAAAAATAGTGTGAATATTATAATTCAACCTTAAACCATTTTTAATTTATAAGTATATTACTTATGGATATAAATCAAATTCTATGTGGTGATTCAATTAATTTAATGAAATCAATAGATTCAAATTCAATTGATCTGACAGTTACAAGCCCACCTTATGATAATCTAAGAACATATAATAGTAAAATTAATAAAGATATCAAATTTGATGATCATTTTAGTTTCCCATTTGTTGAAATGGCAAATGAATTATATCGAATTACTAAAGATGGTGGTATAGTTGTTTGGGTTGTTAATGATCAAATTGTTAATGGTGGAGAAACAGGTAATTCATTTCGACAGGCTTTAAAATTTCAAGAGATCGGATTTAAATTATATGATACTATGATTTATCATAAAAATGGTGCTCCTTTTCCAGAAGCATCTAGATATTCACAAGTATTTGAATATATGTTTATTTTGTTGAAAGGTAATAAGCCAAATACAGTTAATATAATTAAAGATAAACCCAATAAGTGGGCCGGATCTTCACCTTATGGTAAAAGAAGTATCAGAACAGTTAATGGTGAACTTAAACAAACAGATAGCTCTTTTGTTGTTGGTCAATATGGTAGTCGATATAATGTTTGGTACATTAATAATGGTGCAGGTTTTTCATCCAAAGATAAGATAGCCTATAAACATCCAGCAATTTTTCCTGAAAGTTTGGCAGAGGATCATATTTTATCTTGGACTAAAGAAGGTGATATTGTTTTTGATCCAATGGTTGGTAGTGGAACCACTCCAAAGATGGCTAAAATGAACAATCGTAAGTATATTGGATTCGATATTAACCAAGAATATATTGATATAGTTAATCAGAGATTAAATCTTGTGATTCCATATACAATAGAGAATCCCAATCCAAAATTAGAATTTATTGTTAGTCGAGAAGAAACTCTTTTGAAGAGAAAGAAAAAGACAATATCAAATTAATCAATTTTTGAATTTTTTAATTCAGTTGATTCTTTTGTATTAAATTTACTTGCAGTAGTCTTTTGGGGAACCTTACACCCTAGTATGTCAAATATTTTAAAAATTGTAGTCCCGTTTGGAATCGAACCAAAAATATCTCATTAGAAGTGAGAAGGTATATCCATTTACCTACGGAACCAGGACATTTTATTTTATTATTTTTATTATCTTAAGTTGAAATGTTATTTCTGGTTCGAGTCCAGATGGGACTGCATATATTCTATCTCATTATTTCTTAATCTTAGTGTTCTAAGACAAACAT